GGGAAGCCCGCAAGCTTGAACAAGTCCTGGCCAGAACTCTCAATCAGCCTAAGGCTATGGGAGTGAACTTCAAGACCGTCACCCAGGTGGAGGTACTGCCGGGCTTAGTCCGTATCGAAGGCACTGATGCCAAAGGGAGACATACCGTCGAAACCCAAGTAATCCCAGACCCTCAGAAGCCACCCATCAGATACTATGTAATTACTGGAGACTCCCGCTAAATGTCGAACTATACCCCTGAAGAAGTCCAAGCCGCTGTTAGCAAGATTGTACGGTCCACTGTGTCCCATCCTACGGGTGCCCTCGGCAACAGGGACACTTCGGCGACCTTCAACGAGCTCCAAGAGGCAGCCGCAGGGGTCTTTGTACTGTACTACAATGCCCCCTTCTACTGCATCAAGCTCGGCACCACAAGAGTCGCCGATTCAGTACAAGCTCAGGCCCAAACCGTCTCTGACCTCATCGATGCAGTCAAGGCCTGCAGCAAGCTAACGACCCCTCTTACCGACATCTCTGCCCTCGCTAACGCCAATTCTGCCCTACAAGCCCTCGGTAGCGCCGTTGGCAACCGAAAGGACGGCTTCCAGGACATCACCCAAGTCCCCGCCTACCAGCGCTACGCCGCCTCCATCTCCCTGTTCATCCAGCAAGGGGGCGACAACATCAAGAGCGCTCCCTCCACCATTGACCCCCTAACAGGCTCCCCTACAGGCGGAGTGCCTACGTCCAGCGTCATAGACACCCCCGCCGGGGCTCGGGCGAAAATCCCCGGTCTTGTGACGGCCCTCCAATCTCAGCACCAAGCACTCATCGCCAGCGCAGGGTTGCTTGCTGGGGCTATGGACGACTTCGCCTCGATGAACTTGCCCCAGGTGGCAGCCCAGGGGGTTATCTCTCGCTCGAGCGACGTACTCAAAGAGCACTACAACGCCCTAGCAGCGCAGGACGAGAACGCCCGCCTCACCAACCTGCGCGCAATCATGTTGGACCTGCTCACCCAGCAACCACTGGTAAGAGCATACGGCGCCGCGCTGGGCCCAAGCGAGTACATCAGGGCTTATGCCAACGGGATTGCCTACAGCGATGCGACTAACCTGTCCACGCCAGCGACACTTGTGGCTGAGCTACCTGGTCCTTACTCGATTGTAGAGGCAAACCAGTTCATCCGATTGGCCATCGATGGGGCAGCTTCCTACGAATACCCGTTGCCCCTCGGGCAGATCGCCTCCATCACAGGGACGGTGACTGAGCCTTTCACTATCGTGGACGACCTCATCCTCCCCAGCAACAACAAGGTTCGCGTGCTCTTCGACGACCCCAATGCAAGTTCACCGTACACCGTGGACTTCACGTTGACGGCTGGCCCTTCAAGGTCCTCTGCTGCCATCGCCGCTGAAGTCAACGCAGAGCTCGTGGGCACGGACCTCAAATGCACGCGTTCTTTTAGCCCCTTGAAGTTTGACTCACTGGTAACGGTCACCTCGCTCGGTGGGCTTGGGGCTAGGTTCTCCATACTTGGTGGATCACTCCTAGGACTTGGGATTGTCGTGGGTGATGAGCTCGACGTGGTAACTGGGCCAGATGCCGGCACAACCTGGGTGGTGCAGGCTGTGGACCCAGCTGGGAACTACGTGGAGGCGCTTGGGGTTGGTGCGGTCACTCCGGTGGCGCTTCCGGACGACATCGAGGTCAAAGTGGGGCCTGCCAAGCGGGCGTTGACTCTAGAGGACACCAACCCAACACTCAGCCTTTACCTGCGTCGAACCATTCGGATCATGAACGACGCCGGTAATATCTACAACCAAGGGGCGGCCACGTTAGGCTGGTTCCCCGGAATGGAGTCGCGCTCTCGCCCGGTAGCCGCCAAGGATGTGGCTGCCAACCTATCTACGTCACGAAGTGATATCACCGCGGCTGCAGTGTTCTCAGCTGTCCACTACACCGGTTCCGCACACTCAAGTGCCTCAGATGCCGGGCTAGTAGTGCTTTCCAAGTACCAAGCTGAAGGAACTCTTGATGGCGGGACCTTGGCCATATTCTCGGTATCTGACGGCAGCGACCCATCAGCTCACGTTGGTCTAGGGGATCAGTGCGTGATTAGGTCGACGGCAACAAGTGCTGACCTGAATGCGCAAGGCAGCGTGACCAACGTCAGTTCAACATCCATGGCTGTCTTCTTTTCAAGGTCAGTGAGTCCTGGAGCTGTCAGTATCGAAGTAGGGCCTCAAGTGAACTTTGCCTTTGGCGCCATCCTCAATGTCACTGATGGTAACAACAAAGGACGTTACGCAGTTCGAGAGAATCAAGGCATCGGAACTACATGCTTATTTGAGATACCCATTGAATCAGCATTGCCTGTGCCTAAAGATGGCTCGAGCAACGTGAATTTCTCGGTAGAGTTCGGTGTTGAGTACCTTTCAATATCGAGTCGATTGGAGCAAGTCACCAGTGAAGTACAAGCAGCCAATGCTAGCAGTGGGACGGGCGCCGAGTACTTCTTCCATGCAGCGAATCTTCCTGCGAGCGCCATTGGCACGACGTCCTATTTGCAGTTTGTGCCTACTTCGAGCGGTAGGCCCTCATGGCCCGAGGGCATTGAAGCGGGGGACCTCATTCTTGTGTTTGCTACGGACATTTCTGTACTGAACAGTACATTCACCGTGGTGGATGCATCAAATTCCAACAGAACCAACGTCATCAAGCTCACCCCTGATATCGAGGCCAACGCCATCTACGCGTTCTCACCCAACACAAACCCCCCGCTGGCACTCATTCGCGTGGCTAAGGTAGCCAACTATTCGACGTTGAAGGCCGCCCTCGACGCATGGACAACCGCAGATACACAGCAGACGCAGTATTTCAGGGACTTGTCGAGGTACCTCAATCCTGTATTGCTCAACGCTAAGCCCACAGCAGTTGAGATTGGCAATGCAGTGCAGCAGCTAACATTGTTGCAGGGTGGGGTTACCGCATTGGCAGACGACCTTAGCGTCTATGCGTCCCCAACGGAGCCAGCGGTGGATGCATTATTGGGCTCTTTCCGGGATAAGGGATCTGATAGGGCCATTGATTTGCTGCTGAACGGACAGTTCTCGGCATTCTTTGGGCTCGACATGGAAAGTACAAGCTACTCAGGCACGCTTACAAAAGCTGCTCGAGAGCTTGCGGTCAACGACCTGCCCGTGCGCAAGACAGCTAGAACTGCTCTTGCTGGGCAGACTTCATTGGGCGTCATCCCTGACCAGAAGGATTTCGAGTACACCTCGGATGACGCTGATTCGCCCGATACCCCGGATATCCCCGTGGGTGCGGACACTTCAACAGGAACAAGCTACTAATGTCAATACGACTGGTGTTATTTGCAGATCGCCCTCACACCATGCTGGTGTTTGTACCTGAAGATGATATGGATGGCTTTGTACTTCCACGACTACAATCGCCATTCACGTTAGAGAGCGTACGGGCAGCATTGGTAGAAGCACGCACAAAGGACAGGTTTCGTGTTGAGCTACTGCCATCCGCTACCCGCTATGACGCTGTCATCAGGAAGAAACTACTCGATGCTCGGTCAGAACGAGCTCAAAAGGATAAACTGGCTAGGAGTTCATTCATTCTTGCGCAGAAGACCTCAAACAGCGAGGAAGAACGAGATCGTGCAGCTTTACTGGAGCGCAAAGAGACACTTGACGACCGTCTGCGTAGAGCCAAAGCAGAGCTCTCGTCTGCAAGGACACTAGCTTCCACCTCTGGGAATTACATGCACCCGGCTGCCTACAGGAGGCTTGAGAACGAGGTGAATGCCTTGACCACTGAGTCCCAAGCACTGCAGACTCGTATTGGGGAGGCCTCTCAAAGCATAAAGGCGGCCAACATCAAGAAGAACACAGGTGTGCTTCGCTTGTTCAAAGACATCGCAAGCCAAAAGCTTCCTCTCGAGTTGTTTAGGGAAATAATGGGCGAAGCTCTAGAGGAGAATGACCGAATTCAAAATGCGTAAACAAATAAGGATTCTCTATTTGCACGGGGTTGACCCACTCAAGTGGATGAAGAAGCACGACATTGAAGCCTTCACCGCGCCTTGCCAGGATTGCGGGAAAGTACAATCAACTATGTTGCCGATGATTTTCGGCAGGCAACCAGGTCTTGCTATCGACTGCGCTTGTGGCTCACACGTTCCGTACACCTTCGCGCTTCCAAGTGATTGGAGCAAGGGGCTAACGGGAGAGTAAGGGATCAAAAAATGAAGGTAACTGAAGAAACTGTGATTACCCCATCGGCAAGCAGAGCAGCTCAACGTGTATTCAACATGGATAATGCAAACTACTTCGCTTGTTGAACTGCCTGACATTGATTGGGAGGCAGTACACCAACTGTACATAGTCAACTCCTGGGTTTGGGGAATGGTGCTACGAGAGTACATTCCCAACATCTATCAACCGCGCGCCATGGCGCAGGAGCTACTCGACAGTGTCCAGCATGCAGTAAGTAGACCGCGGGCAGTCAGCAGCGGGCATATAACCGTGTTCCAGAAGAGATTTCTCTTCTGGACTTGGTACAACTTACGCCTCGGGGACTTTGGATCAGGCACAGCGCTTGTGGATGCGCCGAGAAAGAAGAAGATACATGGGAAAGCTGACAATCGAAGTTGAAGAAGGTCTTGACGGCGTATCCACCACCAAGGTGAATCTTGATGGTAAGCCAGTGGGGATATTGACTAACCTGTCCTTGTTTGCGAGCGATGTCGTAGTCACCGTGAATGCCACATTTGCAGACCTGGCCTCGAACATGCCAGGGGCTCGCGCGATGGCGAAGCTGTCGTTCGCAACAGTATCGATAAACGTCAATCACGATGCGGAGGTGTCGCCAACCCTACATTGGTCGTTGGTAGATAATCGGTTTGTGCTTTTCGCTGATGGCACGGAGAAGGCTTTCGTGCTGGATGACAAAACACACTACCTCGGGTTTTTGGTTGACAACAACCCAGACTCTGGTCCTGATGTATCCTCTGTCGACTTTCACGATTGCTGCAGACAGCTCGAGGATAAGGTAACTACAAAGTAGAGGACTCCATGGGGCTTACTAAACGATTGAATGAGTTCAAGGTAAGGCAAGAGCAACGCAAGGAGGATGAGGTCAGTGGCATAGGGGAGGTTTTCCACATGGAGAACCCTCCTGAGCAGATGCGAGATCGCGCTGAAAAGCTGAAGCACCTAACAGATAAGTACGCACCCCAGCTGGCGGAGAGATGGTGTATGCACGGCTGTGACCCAAAGGTTGTGGGTTGCGTCGTATACCAGAGCCGCACAGTTTGCGCATACTTGGCTAACGTTGAGGACTTCATTCCCCACTTACGTAGAGGTGCCGAGCTGGATGTCATCATGTACCGCGAGTACATGGACGACCAGTTGCGCAATATTCCAGAGGGGAAGGGAAAACGGATGGCTCTTTACGTGTGCTTCAACGGCTCCGATGGCATTATGACCGCAGGTGTGGCCTACATAGCCATTGACCCGATTGAGAACTGACATGATTACGCAGCGCGAAGCCTTAGATATGCTGCGTACCATTTGGGGTACTCCTACTGGATACGACCTCGTTGCCATGCGGCGACTGCAGGAGGAAGCACTGCCAGGGGAGCACCCTATGCACACCGCGGCTAGAATTGCGCAATGCCCCAAGCTCAGCAAGGCGAGCCCGTTCGATTTCTTGTACGTTCAGGAATGCCTGGCTGAGCTGGTCAATCAAGGAGAACCCCGTGTATAACGAGAATGAATATCAGACGAAGAAGCGTGAACTACTGACGGCTATCGCTAGGACCATTCAGGAGTCCATTGAGCGTTGGCCTGACCTCGAAGTAGTTGTAGTCACCAGCACCAACGATGGTGAGTACGTAGGCGTATCCGCCTCCGTGTCTACGGAAAGGGCTGAGGATATTCTGCGATGTGCCCATACCGCCAGCGGGCATGTGGACCACGTTGAACTTATCGACACGACAGCTGCTAGGTCGATTGAGGACGAGGCCATCGCGTTCCACCGTGCTCGATTCTTGAGCTCTGAAGAGATTGCAGACTTCCATCGAGTAGCAGCTATTCTTGGGTTTGGGCATGTGCGTGAAAGCTTGGATCTGTCGTACCTAGCGCTGGATCTGATGCTTGCTGGCGATACGGTACACCTTGCACTAATAGAGAAGTTCCGCGCAGGCATGCTCACGCTGACTGGTGCTTTGACACCCGTACAATTGCCTCCCGCGAGGGATAATAATCTAGAGAGGTGACTATGCCGGTAAAGAAGTTGACTAAGGCATCGAAGCGACCTGTAACGAAGAAGAGACCGCCTCGTGGTAAAAATCGTCCGAGAGGTCCAAGCTCCACAGATTATCTGCGTCCGTTAGCGGAGAAATTCCTTGGGACGTACACTGCCCACGCGGAAGAGGACACCTGTAGTATCTTATTCCTCTCAGAAAAAGAGATGGTTGAATGGTACGCAGAACTAGAGAAGGGGGAGCACCCTCCTGTGCTGCTGAGGTTTGCCCCAAGGCATAATCCAATATACACGGCATGGGTAGGTCCTAGGGTTGTGCACCGTTGGGTTGCCTTATCGCAAAATGCTGGGGTAATACAACTCGTCTGCATGATGGCGCCCGACGATGGTGAAAGTCACCCATTCGGGGCAGTTGCTACGCGCAACAAGGAAAACCTTTACTTGCGTGCAACCTACGGGACTAGGGAAGAAGCAGCTGCATCGTACATAATCGTGAAGGCACAAAAGCTCACCGCTTTGGCCCAAGAGATTCAATCCCACTACGCCTGTATCGAGAAGCACAAGGCATCAATCGAGAGCCTATTGGCTGAGTCTTCTATCGTGGAAGAATGGGTGGCATGAAGTATTGGATTACGAAGTACGCATTGACTCAAGGCATCTTTGAGGTCGAAGGAATAGTGCTGCGCGACAGCCCGAAGATGCTTCATAGGACCAAGAAAGATGGCAGCCCTCACGAGTACTACCACAAGCCGTATTGGTACGAGTCACGCGAAAGGGCAGTTGCTCACGCAGTTATTCAGTGCAGACGGAAGGTTGATGCACTCAACAAGCAAATCGCAAGGTTGGAAGGTTTGGTGTTCAAGTGACATTTGATGCAGACAAATGGGACGGCAAGGATAAGCTGCCGACCCTCTATTCATGCACCGCCACAGGCGCCGTCAACACGTGGGAGGTGTGGTTAGACAGCGGCGGAATTGTAGTAGTGCGCTGGGGTCAAAAGGGTGGCGCATTACAAACGGCCACCTTCCAGTGCACAGGCAAAAACATAGGGCGTTCGAATGAGACAAGTGCTTTTGAGCAGGCGAGGCTTGAAGCTATCTCCAAATGGAAGAAGCAGCTCAAGAAAAAGTACTACGAGAGGCTCGAGGACGCGAATAAGCCCCACCTTCGCCCCATGCTGGCAGCCAAGTTTGTTGACCATAAGAGCAAGGTCAAATTCCCGGTGCATGTACAGCCCAAGTTTGATGGGGTGCGCTGCCTGGCCTATCGCCTCTATGTGGATGAGCCCGTGGCTCTCTACAGCCGCGGTGGTGACCCGTATGACGTAGAACACATCCGCCTTATCCTCGATGGCTTCCTGGAGGCAGGGACCATGCTTGACGGTGAAATATACGTGCATGGGATGAGCCTGCAGCAAATCATCTCCTTGGTGAAGCGCCCACAAGAAGAGAGCAAGCAGCTCAACTACCACGTGTACGACTGCGTAAACCTCGAGCTGCAGGGAACCGAGTCTTGGGAAGAAAGGCACCGCCACTTAGAGGAATGGTTCGAGGTCAATGCGCCACCAGCAACCATCGTTGAAGTTTCCTCTTTCCTGGCCAATAGCGAGGCACATGTGGCAATGCTGCATGACGACTTCGTCAAGGACGGGTACGAAGGCGCCATTGTGCGCACGTTCACCGGGACTTACCGCATTGGCTATCGCTCACAGGATTTGCTCAAAGTCAAATCCTTCGACGACGCGGAGTACGTCATTGCAGGTTGGACTGTGGGAAAAGGCAAGTTCGCCAACGTGCCCATCTTCAAGTGCAAACTCAAGAACGGTAAGACCTTCGATGTGGCCCCGCGGGGCACTGACGAGGTGAGGGCGCGGCTCCTAAAGGCTGCAGACTCCATGATTGGGAAACCTTACACAGTAAGACATTTCGGCTTCAGCGATACCGGCGTGCCCAGATTCCCAGTAGGTATTGGGATACGCGAGAAAGGAACTTGAAGTGGGCAGTATTCCATTCTCAAGTACCCCAAGCTATGGTCCTTGCCCATTTTGTGGGAAGCCATCGAACACCTTGGTCTCTATGGCCACCGGTCAATGGAGGGTATTTTGTAATCAACAGAAAGCCTGCGGATGCCGTGGGCCAAAACGAGATACTGCCAAAGGGGCTATTCGAGCTTGGGCAATCCGAGCGCGACAGAAAGGAACTTGATGGCCTGCACAGGTAATATGGACAAGATAGTACAAGAAGCTCGAGTTGCAGTTATCAAAGAGGCTGTACGCCCAATGGGCTCTCCATACATGGAAGTCCTTGAGCAGCTGATCCTCGATGCTAGTCAGGCTGCCACCTGGAAAGAATGGGCACTCGAGGCCATGGACAGCCACAATATCTGCGAGAAGTCTGCGCTCAAAGAGCCTTTTGACCCAGATGTGGCTAGGGAGGCAATCGGAGAGTGCCTATCAATTCAGACATGGCCTACACCGAGACGGAACGACAGCAACAATAAAGAAACCTAATGCCTACAATTTGCGAGGGGTGCCTCTTCTACTATCCACGGAACACTCCATGGACTTGCGAGCTTGAGAGGCACCCCGCCACCTGTGGCTCAGCTAGGATTCTAGCGCCTGAGCCACCCACAAAAGGGAAATACATCATGTACTACATATTTGAAGTCAATGGTTCGTCAGTTGTTCTGGACTCTGCAGAGGTTGCTTTGCAGGTCATCAATAGGAATTCAGATCGAAGGATCTCGATAGACCAAACAAGTCGCTGGGAAACGTGGGCAATGGCCACGCTTAGGGAACTTGGCCTAGAAGATCAATGCACAGTTGCCGGGAGGTTTGATCCTGACGCAGCGCGTGTTGTACTTACTCGCGAATTGGTTTCAAGGCAGCCAGACAAAGGGGAGTGACGATGCCGTTCCCGTACCGAGTCCCCGTCGGGAGTGTCTTCATCGAATGTGAAGGCCCCGACGAGGTACTGTCGCTGGTGAAACGGCTAACGGGCGAGCCACAATGTGCCAAGGCTAGTACGCCAGCTATACTTGCGGAAGAGAGCCAATCGGCAGTTTGGATGCATTGGGCTAAGTATCTCATCTACAAGTACGACTTGTGCGAACCAAAGACTTCCGAGGACCTCAAGGAAAACGAAGCTAGGGACATCATCGAGGTATTCTTAGACAAATTGATGGGACACAAGGGAGCAAAGGACGGCGAAGATGCCTGAGTTACTCTTTGAAACATTGAATCGTGCGCTCAGCCGCCTGGTGAAGTGGCGCTCAGTATTTGCAGGTTGGCAGTTAGGGACTCGAGCCATTGATGAAGGTGGCGAGCTTGCCGCAGTCAGAGACCACGTGGACATTACGCTGGTTATGCAAACAGAGATCTCCGCCTTGCGTAAAGTACTGCGTGTAGACCCAGTGCTCTGCAAAGATGCGGCTGATCTTGAGCCCAATAACATACTCGAAGGTGTGCGCGCGCATCGCGCTACAACATTGGTTATGCGGGCAGAGCTCAATGCGTTGCTGGATGTACTTGTATCCAACAAAGTCATTACTATTGAGCAGTACCAAGAGTCCATGCTGGCTGAGATAGAGCTGGCCACGCTGGAATTAGAAAGACGGTTTCCGGGCGCCAAAGCTACCGACAATGGCATGGTGTTCACTCCTGAGTTCCAAAAGACAATGAAACTCTACAAGTTCCCTCCATGAGCTACCCACGGCTGTTCGACTTCATCGACATGTACATAGAGGCTCGGCTACCCAAGAGCGCTTACGTTAGAGAGCCAGGGTTCAAGAGCCTCTATGTGCGTTTGGGGCCTCGGTACTACGGGGAGCTCAATATCTGGTACAACGCATTGGACATAGCCAACGTGGCTGTCCGTCGGGAGAACTGCGGCACTTTCACTAAGCTCATCGGTGCGCTACAAGCAAGGTACCCAACGCTGGGCATTTATGTAGAGAATGTCGGGACTGAACGCTTTGCCAAAGGGCTAGTAGGTCACTTGGCTTTTGTGGAATCTGAGTCCAACATGAGCTGCTACTGGTTGATAAATGAGACTACGCAGATAATCCCTCGTGAGACTATCTGCTGCCCTGTTCTGCCGATTACAGATCAATTACCAATAGAACTGGAAGTGTGCAATGTCATCAAGGCTGACTGACGCCGAGAAGAAATACGTGTCGCAGGTACTCATGACGGCCTGCCGCAATACGCCCTTGGAACCACAGACAACGCTGGTGGGTGTCTATCTAAAAGAACCCGTTACTCAGTTGCTGGAGAACTGGGATGAAATTCGAAAGAACATTCACCCAGAGGGAACCAAAACCACCGTGGTTCATTCGGACGTCAAACGGCGCATCATCAAGCCTTAGGAGGTGAACCATGGGAGGTTATTACGATAGAGCTACTGCCCTTGTGCAGAGTTGCGCCAAGGTTCTTGAACGCCATGGGCAGAAACTTGGGATTCTTCGCGATCTCGAGGCCACTCAGTCCAGCACTTGGCTGAAAGACATGGCTGACGAAATGCGCAAAGCCTGCGAAGAGGATGTCGGGACACCAGGTTGGCATGCCTGGATTAGTGCTTTGTTGCTACGGAACAAGCTCATTGAGCGTTCTCTGGGCAATACAACGGCAGCTGACCTAGAGATGCGCAAGATCTTGGAAGACGCATTGCGCAAGGCGTTGTCTCATGACGCAGGCAGCTGACGATCTGCGCTACCTCAGGGACATCGCGCAGGAAATACAAGAGCGCGGATATCCAGTGCTTCCTGGCTCTCTGCGCTCGTTTCTAAAGACCAAGTCTGCGCGCCGTGTGGCTGAAATCCTCGAGCAATTAGCGAGGCAAAACCTGGATAAGAAAGCTGAGGTGGATCGCGCACAAGCAGCGGTGAATCACCTAAGGGATGACATGCAATGGGCGACAGACGCTCTTTTGCTTGAAGAGCGACGCCCCAGAGAAAGGTGATGTCGCTGCAGGTGCTTCCTAGGGCATCTGCGGTTAGGGGCCGGGCATTAGTGCCCGGTCTCTTCTTATGAGCGGAGGAAAGTTGCGCAAGAGCATTACATTGTTCACCAGGCCCCACCTGGAAGATCCGCAAGTTATCATCGAGAAAAATGGATCAGCTTGGTTGCTTCTGCGTATTAGGTGGTGGGATTTGTCCGCCTTGTTATGGTGGCTGCTTACCCCTAGCTACAGAAGAGCGAAGTACATTGTCCACTTCGAGAGCGGCATCATGGTCCATTGCTGCGCAGTCTGCTTATCCGAGAGCTGCTGGGATGTTCCCAGGTAGGAATTGAAGTCCATGAGTAATGAAGCACCAGTAATTTCCCTTGCAGAATACCAACGCCGCGAAGATGCCCTGGAGGGTATTTGTCTCTCCTGTGGGGCAACAGTGTCCGGTGTCGAAGGGGATGCTGAAGAGTACACATGCCCGTCGTGCGGTGAGGAGAGGGTGCAAGGAATACAAAATGCAATGGTCGATGGTAATGTTCTCATCGAGGGAGCCGAGGAAGGGTTTTTATGAACAATGAAACTGTGCAGGAAACAGAGCATGTAGCGTCCAGCTTTGTGACAGAAGCTTCAGCGCTACTTGCCATTGCCAAAGTGCTTTCTGGCATGCCGCATTCTCAAGCATTACGCGTGCTTGCCATGGCATGCCTGGTTTGCGAGAGGTACGACGAGGCCTTGAGGGTGACACAAGATTTGATGGACGCTTCTGATGGAAGCTTCACCCATACCGTGCCAACATCGAGTCCATGACGTTTTCTGAATATGCGAATTACCGATTCATAGAACTTCTCATCAGCTGGGGATTTTGGCTGCTGGTGTTTGCGGGTATTGGTGGTGTGAAATTGGCGCTGTTTGTACGAGATGTACGGCGCAGTCACCGGGAGTTCGAACGTTTGAGCAAAAAGCTCATGGAAGGTATCGATGAGGATTGACTATGGTAAAGCGTCACGAGCACGGCGACCCTGACATTGATCCTTGGTACGTTCACGCTGTGTTGAATAGTCCACGGCTCACGTTCTTGACTCTGCTGATCGTGAGCCTTCTTTCAGCGGCACTTCTTACGGTGCTCATCGTGTCTGATTACAGGTGAAGCTATGCAGTACAGGCTACGATTCCATGGGCGCCAGCGCGGTGCTATTGGAATCTTTTACGACGTTGAACACGAGGTGGATGCTGCCAACGAGGCAGAAGCTATTGACCTCACAATGGAAAAGTACGAGCCATGCCCAGGTGGGCAGTGGGGATCCGAGATCAAAGTGACTATGCTTGGAGAACCTGACGATGGCCCCTAAAGAGCGTATACCTAAGATCGGGGAATTTTGGTACTCGACGAGGATCAAGCCGGGAACTAATGAGCAATACGTTGAGCGCTGGGAAGTTGATCGTGTACTAACCTCTAGGCTTGTGCTGCGGCGCGGGAAGGATAGGACGGTTACCATCAGTCGAAAAACTCAGAGAGAGGTCGGGGCTTCTGGCTTCTTCATGTCCATGTATTACCCCAACATAGGCGACCGTGGGCTTGAACTTGAGCACGCATTTCGTCTGCAGGTGGCTAAGTACAGGCTCGTCTCTGCGGTACAGGATCTTCAGAAAGCAATGGAAGATAACGAGCAGCACTTGGGCATTACCCGATACTTATCTGCTGCCAAGAGCATTGAGGATTTGACGTTGGAAATAATAGGTACATCCGATGCGAAAGACTAGCGAACTGAAGGAATTGGAGCGGCACCGAGATATCGCGCAAAGGGCCGTCTCCGTTACTGACTTCCTGTGCATCCATGGGTTCTTGCCCGATGTGCAGACGAGGCTGATGGCAGCCCGCGTGATGAAGTACTTGTACAAGTACAAGTTCACCCTCGTGGATAAAGGGTTCAAGGACTACATGGTTCTGCTGCCAGGGGTCAAGCCAAACAAAAAGTGTCGAGTGCTTCTTGGAGAAGGCGAGGAAGCCACACCGCCGTGGCGTCCAAGACGGGGAGCAATCCCTGGGAGAGAGGTTATTCATGACGACAGTAAGTGTGGACACCGACGATCCGGGGCTTCGAGAAGAACTGCACCAGCTCGTCGTGTCGTGTCGAAGAGACGCGCTGCCACCTGACGTGGCTTCACTGAAGGTCATCAACCTTCTGAAGACCTATGCGCATTTCACTCAGGGCGAGGTCACTGCAGAAGAGGTCAACTACTACATCAGTTCCCTCATCGAATGGATTACCAAAACCATCAAAAGCCAAGATCCCAAGGGTATCGAAGCCATCTGCAGTCTATGGGATGGCGAAGATTGGAAAAGCATCCAAGAAAAGCTATTGACTGATGGAAGCACTTGGCATGTTTGGTGGATGGACGGTGTACGCAAGTACATCGCCATCGATCGTGGCTGGCTGCCGAAGGGGTCGGTCTCCGGATGAACAGGATAATTCTTGGAGAAAATTCAAAGGTCATACCTGATCTTCCAAAGTGTAGTTGTTCCCTCATCTACATTGATCCCCCGTTCAATAGCGGAAAAGTGCAGTATAGAGACGTCGTCTCTGTAGCTAGGGCTGGTGGTGTTGGGGATCGTATAGGGTTCGGTGATAAACGCTACAAGGTATTGTCAAGTCACATGAATGTTGGCTCGTTCAACGACTCCTTCAATGACTACGAGCATTGGCTCGTATCTAGGATTGAGGCGGCCATCGACTGTCTTACCGATAATGGCTCGTTGATAGTGCACCAAGATTGTTGGGAGGTGCACTACATCAAAGTAGCATTGGACAAGTTGTTTGGCAGTAGAGACCACTTCATAAATGAGATCATTCGATCTTACGATTACGGAGGCAAGAGCAGGAAGCGCTGGCCCCGTGGGCACGAGAACCTACTGTGGTACGCGGTCAATCCACGGGATTTCATCTTCAACCACGACGACATCGACCGTGTCCCATACATGGCTCCTAAACTAGTGGGGCCCGTCAAGGCCGCAGCGGGAAAAGTTCCCACTGATTCTTGGTGGTACTCAATTGAAGGTACTAAAGGCCATGAATGGACAGACAATCAGTACGCGACTCAAAAACCAGTAAAGTTGCTTGAGCGTATAGTGAAAGTACATTCCATGCCTGGTGACACAGTGCTGGACTTCTTTGCTGGGTCAGGTACCACTGGTGCAGCCGCGGCAAGGCATGGAAGAGACTTCATCCTCGTTGACAACAATCCTAATGCCATTCGGATTGCAAGAAACCGTCTCTCCAAATATAATCCAACTAATACCGATTACTCATTGGACTAGGATTTACCTATGGACGCATTGGACGTTAGAGTTACTTGGGTTCCACGAGCGGACCATTACAAGGTTAGTCTGATCATTGGGAAGCATCATTTCACCAGCTTCCCGAACAAAGAGGAGTACAGTACGAAGGAAGGTATTGCCGATCCTATCGCTGAGGCTGCTAGGATCAAAGCAGATTTGGTGGCCACTCTTCAGGCGAATCTACCCAATGGAACGATACAAGAACAGCGAATCTGAGCCAAGCAGTACACTGTTCCTCGTCTTGGCCCTGGCGATGGTGTTGGGGCCTCTGCTTGGACTATTCCTCAAAAGGTGGATCGCATTATGAATGAGACTCAGACCTTTCGCCCCGGGGAGATAATACAACTCACCGAGCTAGCGGTAAGAGAAAACCTGCCAGCGCACGCCACTGAGGACGATATGTACGCGGCGCTCGACCGCTGCGGCATGGCAGTGGAAGAGATCTTTGAGGAGATTGATCGCCTTTTCATGGGCAGGGATGCCCCAGTGGAGGCTATGGCATTTGTGATTCGCGATATCCTCTTTCAACGTTACGGCGAGAGACTGGATGAAGTTGCTGGACATCGCATTTGCTTTTGAATAGGAATAGACATGGCCTGTAAGTGCGACAATTGCCAGCGTGATGAAGACGAAGTTGAAATCCACCACGTATGCGAAGACTGTATGGCTCCCGCTCAGCCTGCTGCCTCAAATGAGATTCCAGACCACATCAGCAAAGTCTGGGATCTCCTAATCGACGTGCAGGCTGATCCAAGTCACGTGCATCACATTTTGACCATGCACCCCAAGGAGCTCGACGTGTATCTCCTGCACGCTATGGCCGCTATTCAACTTGCCTGTGAAGTGCTGGAAAAGGCCTACCCATACACGGGACCAGAGTTCTAGACATGGAGACTGTGCGCACGCTATTGATGTCTGCCACAGTCGCGCTGTTCATGATGGCTTCAATAGTGGCTTGGTGTACACGGAGCTAAAGAAAAGGCGTTCCCTGTGGAGCGCCTTTCTCGCAACAAAGCCTTTTTCTTAGCTACTTGGCATTGGTACGAGGTTCGGGGCATTTCTCTCTCATGATGGAAGACAGCCTCTTGATGTTTGCGCGGCAAGAGCGGTTTGTAGGCTCAAGTTCCAAGGCTTGGTTCCATAGTTCGAGCGCCTTGCTGGGCTCTTCACGGTAAGCGGCGAGACCCCGTTCGAACAGCTCCATGGCGATGTCGTGTACATCCGATGCCATGATATCGAGTGGGTGCTCGCTACGTCGGTTCTCCATGGAACGGATGCATTGAAGCTGCTCTGGGGTAAGGTCTTCCCAGATGCGCGGCAATCGTTGCAGTACTTGCCGGTGCATGGCAGAGGCAGCCTGCAGTAGGACTTCCTCTAGATTGCTTTTGTTCAATAGAGGTTTGTAGCTGCGCTCAGCCCTGTGGCAACAGTATCCCTTGTGCATGACGCAGGTCACCACTAGGCTGCTGCGCTCTACAATCTCTGTTTGCACGTGTACTCGAACATCTTGTGATATCTCTGCGTTTGTTGAATTCACAACTCCAGTCAGTAATCTAGTTTCCATTGTTTCCCCCTTAGCTTAGTGGTGGTTGAGAGCTGATCCTTAGCCTGGTAAGCCCATCAGAGACCACTCGAACTCTTCGCTGAATGTCTTCTGGGATTTTGTCGCTGAACAAAACATGAGCTACTTGAGCTGACATCAAGACCAACCTCTTGCGACGATCAGTCAATAGTCTCCAGCCGTCGAGCAACTCATTTATTGGGACTTCCACTTCAGAGAGCTTGTTCAGGTACAGCAGTGCCTCGAGCCCCTGGATTTCTTCCTCGTTCATTGTAGACATGGCAGGTCCTCCTTCTGCCTTTCTTATTCCCTTTTTACCGACGTATTTACGCGGAAACCCCCTGCATTCTAGATGCTGCAGCTTTCATGCTAAGCTTGATTCGTAGGAGTCACCAAATGCCCAGATGGCACAATCAAGTCGGAGCTAGTGTTCTAGCCGCAAACCAAGCCAGCATTGCCGGCCCTGTGGCGATCTATGGAGCGAGTTGCTATCTGGACGTAGAACGGCAGACTACCTTGCATGGCGTAGTCACACTCGGGGACACTGCGGCAGATGAGCTTATTGTCAACGCTACCGAGGAAACTGCTGGAGTTCGCGGAACGGAGATGGTTGATAGGGCTAGGCTCCTCAATATCGGTGACGCAAACTACACGATGGTAATTACCGATGTGCGGGATTACTACCTTGCTCTGCCAGCCACAGGCACAAGGACATTCAAACTCTTGGTGTCTGGAAACTTGGCGGGCCATGCCGTTTGGATTATCAATGGGGGCTCGATAGACCTGCAGATCAATAACACCGCTGACAACCACTACGGAACTTTACCTGCTGGGTTTAGCGCGCATTACCTTCGCGATGGCACCACATGGGACTTGATAGCCCTCTGCCCTAATACATACCCGAGCTAAGTCATGTTGTCGGCTAGGGTTATCCTTAGTATGGTAGAGCGAGTATCGAGGCACAATTCATGACCGACTTAGAGCTGGCACAGGATGTAGCGACTAAAACTGCAGAGAGACTTCGTGAGGTATGGGTAGAAGAGCTCAATGCCCTAAGGGACCAGTGGCTCATGGATCTGGGGAAGTTACGAGATGACTTGACTGTTGAGGGGCTTATCAGGGGAGCCTCGTGTGGCCTCGATTGCCCATTGCGCAAGAAAGTTACGTCTTCCGTCAAGGGTGCAACCGTGCTGGTGGTCGATGACTACCCAGGGGTGAAGACCGTGTTGGTGCGAATCCTTGAAGACGCCGGCATGCATACCTTTGGAGCTACCACTGGGGCTGAGGCAATTGTCATTCTTGCCGAGCAAAAAGACATTGACGTTGTAATTTCAGACGCCGTAATGCCAAAGAACGGGCATTCGTTGCTTGAGTTTGTGCGCGAGACTTACCCCACGATAGAAGTCATCATGACCAGTGGTTACACCAATGTATCGGAGAAAGCGCGTGAGCTCGGTGCATTTTGCTTTCTACCGAAGCCATTCTCCGCAGATCAGGCTGTGATGTTGATTGAGAAGGCTGTCGAGTTGAGGCGCTTCAAGATGGCACGGGCAAAGCCGTAGCTAAGAAAACAGCCCTGCAGCTGCTTTCAACTCTAACTACTCAAGCTCCACAAGGCCAAGATCGTTGATGGCACTTAGCGTGACCGCCAACTTCTCAGTCAATGGGAAGATGGCAAGGATGTGCTCAGCCGGATTGGTATAGAAAACGTAGTGCTCGAGAGTTGTATCTGCCCGCACGACGTTTTCATCCAAGTCCGCTTGCCTGTGCTGATGGTAGTTTTGCTGCCTAATATTAGCTATGCCAGCGCCAAGGTCTTCCTGGTTAGCAAATTGTGTGAGAGCCCCTTTGAACGTACAGCGCGATTTGTGGCGCCCCTTGCCCGATGTTAGGTAGCATTCAAAGATTTCAGTTTGCGTGGGCTCGAATGAGAATTGAGCTTGGTGCTTCACCACCTCAAATGCCCAAGGTGTCCCAGGCTGGCAGCCTTTGATAAGGCCTTGCGCTTGGAGAGTTGTGCAGATGGATTTGGGAGTTAGGATGCGAGTATTGGCGTAGGCGCTGTAGCAGATGCTGACCGCAAAGAGGATTGCTGTAGTGAGGCTTAGTTGTTTCGTGGAGTAATTGAAGTTGTACATGGCATTCTCCTTCTACTCTTCTTATCCCCGCTTTTGCATGGTAATTGAGGAGCTAAAGAAACGGCGAGGGCCCGTTTCAATACGTCACGTGGTCATGTACGTCATGTAAGTCATCTTGCAGAGAGAAGTTCTCAAGTACAACTCTGGCTTACTATCTAGAACCAACGTGGTCTTCCTGACTCCAGATCGAGCGAAGGTTTCAGCGTCGACCTGGCTGCAATGTGCCCCGTCTTCCCTACTGAACAATGGGCACTTCCACGAGCAATGGTCATGGTCTTCAATACAGGCAGTGGCAAGTACAACTAAAACTCTTGGCATATTACCCTGCTAGGTTGATGGCGTTGTCGGTTGGCAATCCTTTGATGTATCGATACTTGAGTGGTTTGGATAGAGATCCCTCCGCGCCGAACCACTCGAGCTTTCCTTCTTGTACCAAATGAAAGAGCTCATCAATAACGCGCTCCATCATCCATGTCCCTTCGTACTTGCAGACGTAACTAGTGATTGTAGTTTCAAGTCTCCACTTCTTGCGCTGTACAAACCTCAGTATTTTCTGCTGCACTTCATGCCAGCAGTCTACGCAGTCAGGGGCACACTTGTCCTTAGTGCCGGTACCCATCGTGTGCCCCTGACTGAAGTCGCACCACTTTTTACAGCGTAGGCATTTGAAGCGAGCCCTGACGGTCCTGTCTTCAATGTTGATGGGTTTCGATGCGGGCATGATTGGATCCCATCTGGTAGCAGATGAATGACCAAGTGGCGCACAATAGCAGTAAGGCTATCGACAATGCTTCCGTTCCCAACCAAGAGGGCTTGGATGGCGGAGGAATCAAGCTGCTACGATGTACCGGAGGGGTCAAGATAGCTTCCTTGCATTGGTGCGAGTTGGGCATTTTCCAACACCCGCAGCGTTCACAGAACGTCGTTGGCTTCATGCGTTGTGGCATAGGGTCTCCTATAGCCCAGTGGGCAATGAGTGCAATCACAGGGGCAATCCTAGTTTACGCTCGTTCAATTCGCGCCCGGCTAGCCACAGAAGGGCGTCCTGAGCGGCGATGGCTACCGTGGTGTGGATTCCTTGCATGTCTGGGGCCCTGTCGTTGGCTAATTTTCCTAGCAGCTCTCGGATGTAACTCAATCGGAAGTTGCTCTCAGCCAAGTCCGATGCTTGAGATTGAACTAGATCAGCGATCTCTCCGGCCTTGGTTATTAGGGAATCCACTTTGGTCAACAACCGGTTATGTTGTGATCCAAAGGGCGCTGCGGGCGGTAGGGCACTGATGGCGGTAACGTCATCGCCAGCTGCCTCGATCAGCGTATCCTCATCGTCCGTGCCATCTGTGCTTTGAAATCTGAGGTGCCCATCTCCCTTGAACTGTCCGATGAAGTTGTCCTCTTGTCTCACGCAGTTGTAGATTAGCTGGTCATTTACGACTTTGTAGTTGAAGCAGCACCAGGTATCGCCGTGTCTTGAGATGTAGAATTTCCCTAGCAGTAACCTCACGCCCAAGGGCTCAGGAACTGGCAGGTTGACTTCAGTGATTTCTTGGGTTTGTGTCATGTAATTCCTCTTTTTCTAGGATTGGTGTATGATTTGTCCTCTATGGAAAACCCCGCCGAATTCATGCGTGATGAACTACAGAAGCTCAGCGCCGCTGGAGCTCTGGGTAACTTCTGGGAAGGCGCCAAGCATGAACTCGGTCCTGCACTAGGTGCTGTGGGCGGGGCTGGCGTCGCCAAGATGGTTGGAGTTGATCCATTGGCAGGAGCTGCCGCCGGCTACGGCTTGGGAGCCACCGGCGACATCGTCAAAGCCATCAAAGAGAAGCGACTAGCGGCGCAGGCAGCGCGTGCCCCTCGAGTCTAAGCGGCGCGAATTCCCGAAGGTTTCCTGGTAACCCCAGAGAATTCAGTGACGTCCCCAGAGCGATAAGGAAGCTTGTACTCTTTCACTAGAGCCAGGAATAGCTTACGCGCTTCAGGGCAGATGAAGGCTGGACTCATGCAGAGGCCAATCCCAGTGCAGCCTTTCAGCAGTGTTCGCAGCGAGAAGCGCTTTGGATCTCTGAACAATCCTCGTGTTCTTTTCCAGTCAGTCTTATCGTTCCAATAGAGTCCACCGCTGCAGGCTCCAAGGGTCGAATCCTCACTGGGTCTAACCCAAATGTACTCTCCTTCGGTGCGCCATGTCACATAAGATACCCAGGAACCACAATGCAGTTCCCCGATGGTTTGCTCCCTAATGTCGGAGTGATAGTCGATGTTGATGAGTCGCCTTGCCTCTGACCTGTTTACGTTCCAGAGCAGTTGTTGGTGATTCATCACGGCGGTGACAGGTACCGACTCTGGGCGCTCTTCAAGTAATCTTCCCACTTCGAAGAGCATGCGCAGTGGATCAAGATCCACCCAGTAGTCGATATTTACGGACAGGTAATGTGGCTTATCTGTGAGCAGCAAGGTTACCTCCCTTTTGTACTTTTCATTGATTGTAGCTTCACGCATTCTTGGCACATGGGGAAGTTGTCTTCAGAGGACGTGGGCCGTTCGTGGATCTTCACGTTCTCGCAGCATTGCGTGTCTGCTACGCGACCTTCCCTAATTTCGAGTACTAGGTGCCACTGGTCATCAGTGCACTTCAAGTACCGACTGCCCTTCCAACCTTCAACGAATTTACCGTCAAAGGGGAGTGGCATTTGCTTCATTCGTGGCGTTGGTGTTCTACTTGGCTGTGTCATGTACTTATTATCTCCGGCTAGGGGAGAAACCAACTCTTCTGCAGATGCTTTCTTCTTCGGTGCATTGGCTGTTGCATTGCAGGTGCTTGGCGGAACCTACTTCATGGTGAGAGCTGCAATAACTCTCGCAGCGGAATCGCGCGGCGCGGCAAGTGTTATCGTTCTCCCCCGCGCTAGCCAACGCGGCCGCTAGGGTTGCAAACAGCAGAACGAGAAGAAGGCGGTACGGGCGTTTTGTTGACATTGTGTCGCTCCTTGTCTTGTAGGTGTTTTGGCTTTGGAACATTCAAGTGGTCACCGATCAGTAGCAGCACCTCCATAGGAATTGGCAGTTGGCTCCCATTGTTGCTGCTGTAATGCGCGATGACCTTGCTCAATCCTCTGATGGTTCTCTCTATGTAGATGACCTCGTCAGACTGCTCAGGCGTGTACATGTAGTACGGTGTGCCTGTGCTTTGAGCACGATAAACGGGTGGATCGAATGTGGCGTCAAATTGAAGGTTGTCGCTGTACTCAGCCAGCTTCGCGGTCACTAGTTTCCTTCCGACAGCCTTTATCGCTGTAGTCGTGTGTTTTCCTTCAGGGCAATGAATCACTATCACTTGCCCTACACACCAGTTTTTGATACTCATGATTTGACTCCTTTGATTTGCTTGACGAAATTTTCGACGTCGTAATACATCGCGGGACCATAATCCCAGGCGTCTACACCAACATCGATTTGATTGTCGTGAACCGGGGTTTTTCTGTGGCTATGCCCATGAATGAGAATCTCTCCTGGTTGCTGCCGAGGGCGCAGGTGGCGAACTTGTCGGGTTTCTCAAAGGTGGGCTCAGGCTTGTATGGGTAATGATTCACTCGGCAGGTAACCCCGCCAATGTCGATGACGGCTTCCTGAAGAACCAGGGCAAACCCGAGTTTGGCCATGGCCGCCATGGATCGGTCGTGATTGCCAATGATCAGGATTTTTGTCCCGTTCAGTTCTTCAAGGATCCCGTCATAGGTCCCATGGAAGAAGCAATCTCCTAGCCATAGAACCGTGTCATCGTCTTCGATGACGTTGTTGTACCTGTCGATCAGCTCTCCATTCATCTCATCCACAGTGCCGAACGGCCTGACACAGTACTTGAGGATGTTGGAATGCCCGAAGTGCGGATCTGCGTAGAACGCTGCAATTTGTCTCATTGTGGCTCCTTCTATTGTTCTTATCCCCGAAACGTGCGGCGAGTTGCGGCCATGCACCAGCATTGGGGGTATAATTTAGATCGACGGAGGAGAGCACTCCAAAGGATGCCTCCTCCGATCAGTTACGGGGAGCTACGAAAAGCTGGGTTGTACCAGCCTTTCATTCTGACTACGCGTCAGCCACTGCGGTCATGATGACTTTTGGAGCCCATTCGAATATCTTCCCCAGAGCATTATTGCCCATGGCCGATATCTCGTCGGCGTTCGCCAACTGCTCGTTCAGTAAGTAAGTCTTTCCAGCCCAGTGGGCATAGTGTAGGTTTCCCTGAGCCGCTACATACTCTTCGACCAGAGCTACAACTTCTTGGTCCAGCTCATAGTCAGAGGCTTCAGAGTCCAAGTTTATGATAGTGAGCCACTCCTCAATTGCCATCGTTAGCATTTCCATTGGGTGATCGAGGGCCTCGTTGATCCTCGAGCCCTTCATGTCGTACTTGAGGCAGTTCGAGTAATGCTTCAGTTCCAATGGGATCCAATTCAATATCTGCGCACCCAGGTCGAATACGCTGTCTGGCCTCGTTAGCCTCTCTCGTATGTAGTTCGCAGCCGTAAGCATGATGAGCTTCGCTAGTAAGGGCCCGTGCATGGCCAACAGCCCTGAGGTACGTAGGATGTTCATCGCATCCTGGAAGTCCAACGCATTATGCTCGTTTTCCCCAAAGTCCCCATCGTTGGCGTCGACCGAGGGGACTTCATCAATAACGTCAGAGTCCGCGCCACTCAACTGCACTTCGCGGCTAAGGTTGGACACGCCTTGGATGATTTCATTCAGACGAAGTATCGTCGATCCGCTGATGATGGCCGCCGCAGGAACTTCAATCTCTTCGTCAGAAACGTCTGTGATGCTTTTGGTATGTGACATTGTGAACTCCTTCATGGTTCTTATCCCCGAAGGCCTGCAGTTTTGAGTAGCTAACGAAAGGGCAGGCCTAGGCCAACCCAATCGTTCTCATGTCAGCCCTGGGCTGCTTGAGGAATCTGGGGATTGCAGTAGCTCCAGAGTGCCGCTGCTTTCTCCATCTCGGTGAGCTCTTCATCCCAAATCATTAGCGTTAGTCGTGTTGCTGCTGGATCCGTGTTGAGTTCCGTAAGCACGCATGTGTACAGCGCGCGCATTCTCGTTGCGCCAAGCTCAAGTATTTCGGGGATATTCATAGATCGTACAAGGTCTATGCGAGGAGTTTCTAGGCTTTCGTCTTTACGGTCAGGTGCACCCGACGGCATTGTTATCGAGCATTGCCTAGATCCCGGAGGAGGCTCTTGACTAGCTGGAAGCTCTGGTCGCATATGAGCCAACGCCGATTGATCTACCGCGTCTTGAATCATCTGAGCGACGTTCAATAGCTCTACGGTTGCCGCTTGAAATTCGGAAAGCTCCCTCGTGGTAGTTATGGCCGAAGCGCCGTTGAGCGATGCGTACAATGACGCAATAGTGAGCCTGATATTGCTACGGATGTTAGCGACTGAGGGTTCTGAGGTTTCAAAAGTTTCTGAGGTCTCTGTGGTATTTGGCATGGCTGCCTCCTTCTAACCTTCTTATCCCCGAATTCTTCGAACTATTTCCTTCGTAGCGTGAAGATGTACTCCCCCACTGGTGTATTCTCGGGAACGTAGCTCCACCTCCTTGGGCTGCGCCTACTCTGCCTGACCTTTGTGGTGTACTGATAGTCGTAGTCCAGACTGTCGGGCTCAACTATCTTGATATCAACTTTCACTAGACTTCCGTCTAAAAGGGAAACGGCAAGTAGACGGATCTTGATGGACCGCATGTACAGGTTTGGGAAGTTCTTGCGTAGACTTTCCTTGAAGGGATTCAGCAGATTTAGACGTGCGCGTCTCATAACACCTCCAACACGTAGTGCTGCGCAAACACGGCGCGTACTACAGACGCCGGGTAATACCCCACGTTGCCCCAACGGATGTCTCTGACCTTTTTGATAGCGTGGTGTTGGATCCTGCACAAAGCAGAAGCCCTTCGTCCTAAACTTTGTGCTTGCTTGTCACTCAAATCCTTCTTGTGCACGTTTGCCCACCCGCGGATAGTGTACCGTGCAGCGGACTTAGGATTACTTGTATTCTTAGGAATTGGTGTGTAGGGTGCGGGAGCCTGCCTTGGCGGTGTAGGGATAGGCGCAGGCGCAGGCGGGGCAGGGGGTGATGGCTCAATAACCTCAACTTCTTTTGTTGTTGTTGGTTTATGTATCTGCCGCAACTCTAAGGCCAATACGCGGCTGTCTAGTACGTCGATGGCCTCCTCGTAGTCAGCTATCTTCAGCGCTTGATCATGCAGTAACTTTGAAGCTTGTACTAGGAGCGAGGCAGGGTTGACGACATCCAATGCTGGAAGCGCCCTGTGCTTTGGTATGGCAATAGGTTGCTTGCCCGCCGCCGTGTGCTCGGCATAAAGACTCAGCATTGCAGTGAAGGCTTTTACGAGAACTACGCACAGGCGCTTTCCCTCTGTTGTCGCTGTTCGAGACATCAGGTAGATCGCCTGTGGAGCATTCAGCAGTACATCTCCTGTCTGTGAAATGCTTGAATTCTCGGTGGCCACGGTGGCCGGTGTGATAATGTCCCCGAATTCAGCCAGTTCTGATAAATTGCGATCTACCAGTCTTCTCAATACCCTCAAATCCTGCTGACTTATCAATCGGGATATCTCCCGCAGCGATATTCGTGCCTGTCCAGCACCTATGAGTGAGTTTATTGCTAAAAGAAAGGGTATTCCTTCTACTGTTTTGGTGATGTTGTACATGGTCAAGACCAGCCCTTCCCGTCTGTAAGTCCCTGCAGCATTTTGACGCTCGTTGGGACTGGCCCCGACACAGCCCCATTACCGGCGTTGATTTGCTCGCGCAGTTCTTCGGTCTCTCTGCGCAAATGAAACTCGTATCGACGCACCCATGGCGACTTCTCTGGTTGCCATAGGAGATCACGTAGGGCAGAGATATTGAATGCCCAGCGTGCTTGGTTTGTAACAGCATGCATGTGAAACTTCCTCCAGAGTTATTATCCCTGGAGGAAGCATAGGTTTTCTACAGTTACAGCTCTTCCACGCGGCCTAGTGCGGCAATAGCTGTTGCCAGTGCGGCAACAATCTTGCTGTCGTCCTTGGTGGCTATGAGGGCTTGTTCCCGATTTCCCGTATACGGGTCGTTGGGGGCTCCCGCTGGTGCGATCTGGGATTCAGTCAAATGCTGGTGTCGTCTTTCAATGTGCCAGGTCAAACGCTCTGTCAGAATGTGGATGACATGTTGAATTGGAGGATCGCCCTCTTCGGCAGGCAAGTGCGGATTGAATGCCCCGTCGCGCGACAAACAGGCATAGGAGAACAACAAAGAGCCGATAGCTTCTTCGACGGTTTTGCCCGTGTGCTCAATGGCTCTGTATGGAGTACTTGCCGAGTAAAAGTCTTCTACTTTCCCAGAGACATCGTCCTCGCTGTGGTACTTGAGAACTTGGAATTCTATGACGCGCTCATGACTGGCTTCCACGTGGGTGAGTTGCATCACAAACTCACTATGGCTGCGTGCCGTGTTTGCTAGCACCTTAGGTGGCTCGTAGCTGGGTTGTGTCCCATGGGTGAGGATGGGGCTGTCTGTGTAGTTCTCAACTACTTTGTTCTTCGATGATTCCATACTGTCCTTTCGCCTCCGATGACTGGTTGAGGAGCTCGGGGGCAAGATGCAGCATGCCTTTCTTAGATTGAGTTGTCCACTTTGCAGTTTGCGAAAAACCCAATGTCCTTTACTTGCAAGTACTTGGATCCACGTGTGGCCTACGCATTGCACTCATGCGGCGCATGAGCCTTGTATCACTCATCATCGTTCTGGTTGTAGTTGGTGTATTGCTTTGGCTGGTCAACTCGTTCATACCGATGGATTCCAAGATCAAGCAGATCTTGAATGTAGTGGTCATCATCGTAGTAGTGCTTTGGTTATTGAACGTGTTCTTGGGAGGATTCGGTAGCCTCTCCACGGTGCACGTAGGGCCAACCATTGGTAGAGTGCGGTAAGCATTCACTGGAAAGCGAAAGGCCCCGGTTGTTTCCAACCGAGGCCCTTCTACCCAGCAAGGGAGGGACTACATGGCACTCAGACCCTTCTATGGTACGCCAGTGCTCTTGAGCGAGTCCTCACGTCATTGTCAAGTTTTTGGGCGGCGGGTCGGTAGTGGATGTGTTACCTTGGGCCCATGGCGAATTCTACTAACGATAGTCTGCAGGTGGGCGCTGTTGTAATTTTGAACTCGGATACGCGGACAAAACCGCAGTTGATGTCGTTGGAGGTGGTGGATGAAGTGGCCAAGACCGGAACTGCCACTTGGTTCGACTACAACAATGGGCTGCGTCGAGAGGCTTTTCCACTCGCTATTCTGAAAGCCGCACCAGTAGTTGCCGACTAAAACGAAAGGCCCCAGGACACCATGTCCCGAGGCCCATCGTTAGCTTGGTCGGCTGAGATTTAGTTTACGACACAGCCTTTCCGTCGAGGGTAACCGTGCCGCCGGTGACGACAAGCGTGTGCACCGTCTGGGTCGGAGTAGGCGTGGGAGTAGGCGTGGGAGCTGGGGTACTTCCCTGCAGGGCTGCCAAGAGCTTGGCGCCGATTGGCACTCCTTGCCCAGTGCAGCAGTCGTAACCAGAGCGCGCGGCATAGGTTCCGTTGTTGCCTGAGGTGATGTCTCTGGACCAGCCGGATAGTTTGTAAAGGGATGGATTGATGAAACCGACGTTGGCGCCGAGCTCTTGGGACAGGCAAACGGCCAGAGCTGCCCACATAGGCGCGACCGCTGAAGTTCCGCCGATTACCATCTGCTGACCGTCAACGATCACGATCCATCCGGTGTTGGGGTCTGCGTTGCCTGCTACATCCGGCACTCCACGGTACTTGGCCCCTGGCACATTGGCCGATGCCTGCCATGAGGGGAGAAGGAAGGTCCCGCTAACACCACCGCCGGTAGCTCCGCCGTTGCTTCCATCGTTCCAGACCGTCTCGCTGATGGGCTGGGTGCTGTTGATGGCAGTGCCGCCGCAACCAAGAACATGCGGAGAACTTGCTGGGAAGTCGACGTGTTTACCCGATTCTCCATCGCTCGAGCCGTTGTCCCCTGCTGCGCAGGTCACCGTGATTCCAGCTGCGCCACACGCGGCAAATTCTGCATCGAAGGCCTGCATGGTGGCTGCGCCCCACTGATCTTCGGGTGCGCCCCACGAAATGCTGATGGCATCCATCTTGTCGAGGCGAGCTTGCTTGATGGCGGCGAGAAACCCTGCATCAGTGTTATCTGCCATGTACAAGTGCAGTTCTGCACCTGGCGCCATGCCTCCTATCACGCACAAGTCGAGCATTACTTCACCATCGGCTCCGTTAGGATCGCCTGGTGAATTCTGCGCACCGTCGATGCTATGGAAGACAACGGGTTTGACGGTGAGACCCATCCCATGGAAGTAGTTGTCGAGGTCTCTTTGAACAAAACCACCACCAAGCTCAATGACAGCGGCCTTTTTACCTGCCCCCGTGGCCCCTGAGGGGAATCCGTAGAAAGCTGCAAGTTGCTTGGGAGTGAACTGTGAGCTTGTGGTTGCTGCAAAGCGAAAACGTGCGTGCTTGAGGTATGGTCGGCATTTCATGGTAGGTAACGGTCTCTTTCTGGCATACGCCGATGTGAGGTCTGTGACTAAAACTAGCTAGGGTCAATACTCAACGGAAACTACAACAGAAGTACCGATGAATTATACCTCTTTGTCAAATTTGATCTTGAGCATGCCGATGAGTGGCTGCTGAGCTAAGCTGCGCGCGTGCCATCATCAAAACCCCGTTCCAAGCCAACCATGGTTAGAGTACCCCTAGCAGACTTGGAGTCACTCATTGCTGTACTCGGTAGCTGCGAAGACAATTTTTGTAGTAATCGCCTTCAGAATCAAATCGATCTTCGCACCCAGTACCTACGGTTCTCGGCGCTACGAGACGAGGCCTTAGGTGACTCTGCTCCAGATACCGTGCGAGCGCGCAGGCACACCACGGAGATTGTTGAGGTCGATGCGAGATCACCTAATCGTAAAAACGATTTCAGGTAGCTAAGGAAAAAGCCTTGCGGCTTCTTCCAGTGCGTCACAGAGGGGCAAGTAGTATTTGCCCGCTTTGCTCTATTTCTTCACTTTGTACTTCTTGCGCAGCCTGGCTCTGCAGACCCTGCTCACGCAGTGCTGCTCCATAGACCACTACGTCTGCCCACTTGCTGATTTTGTCCAAGAACGGTGCAGTGTCATCAGCCATGAACAACGTGGGATTCGAGCTGCAGGCAGAGAATGCTGCATAACTTCTGGCATAGGCCTCAGCCAACGTCGGCAGGTTTGGCACAAGTTGCGGTAACGTGTTTCTTCGTTGAATGTCCTGGTCCTTGAGTTCTATCGCGCTGTTTGATTGTGTCATTGTAGTAGGTTCCTTCTAACCTTCTTATCCCCGAAAGTTCGGGAATATTGCGCAGAGGTCCTCAAAATGGTTGGTATTGCGAGATAAGAGTTGTAGACCCACCAAGCTGGTACAAGTAAGGCAAGTTCATGATCATTCACCTAGTGCCATACGAGCAAGTTTTTCTGAGCGTCACCATCTCGCTCGATGAAGCTACATCACTTTCGGACGCTCTGGTGAGTAGCCACAATGAGGTAGCACTGGAGTTGAACAAGTTACTTGAAGACGGCATCGACAAAGCAGCCAAGCTGCAGGACAGGAGAACCAGGTGAGATTTCGAGCCATCAGTACGCGGACACGGGAACAAGTCGGTAAGGAGTTTGACGCCCCTGATTGGGGAGCAGCCAAAGTCATCGGGGCCATGCAGGAGACCTCGGATACCCGGGTGGTTATTCAGGAGGTGCATCCGGCGCAGGCATCATTGGACTCCATTGATGTCGCAGAGGAACTAGACAAGATGGCTAAGGGGCGCGAAGAGGATAAGGACCTCCCGTTACAGGAGGTGGAACGGAGGTTAGATCATTGGCTTCACCTTTACATCCAAACCTCCACCCTTGAACTACCTAGGGGGTTCCGACTAGTCCCCCACGTTCACAGGGGCATTGACGCCAGCATGAGAGGCCAGTGGTCGGTCACTATCACCCTGGTGCAGGATGATGAAAAGCAGGAGACCGAAAAGGGGTCCTCTCCGAGTGCCAGGGGAGGAAACGGCAAAGAACCTGCTGGTTCGTGAGCTTGCGCTTGGCGAAGATCTCCTTCACCATTTTGTTCTTTCGAATCTATAACGATACTCAAGTCATATGTTCAGTGGTTTAGGGTAGAGGAGACCTCACTCCAGATCGTTATAGAATAAAAAAAAGAAAAAGAGAGAGAAAAGAACTTCGAGGTAGAGCGTGAGATACCCCAGATGGATTCTTCATTACAAGGCCCCTCTGGCAGCCAAGCTGCTTGAGGGAAATACAATCAACATTGCCCATGATTTGAAAACCTGGCCACAACACTTTCAAGCAATTCGTGCTGGAGACAAGACCTACGAGATTCGTAGAAACCACGATAGGAAGTTCCACGTTGGTGATGTGTTGAAGCTGTCCGAGTTCGTCCTTGCTGAGTACGATCCATATCGAGCAGACAACCCTGGCAGCTACACTGGTCGCCACGAACTAGTGCTGATTACCTACGTTGGTAGCGATTCCTACTCTTCCTTGGCTGCTCCGCACACTTGCGTGGCAATGAGTATTGTCAAGCTGGGCTTGAATGAATTGCACAGCTATGGAGTTGAGTACAACATTCACCCTTTGCCCAGACCGATCAATGCCAGTATGTGACAAGGCATGTATGGCAAGGAGAATCAACCATGGATGACCTTCGAGCAATTCCCTCTGCGAGTTCCCCTACCATAGCTAAGGTAGTTGCACTCAAGCTCCCGATGGAAACCATCAAGGGGTTTGTAGGCTGGCTCTCGCGGGAGAACTCCGATCTGACAGTGGCCACAGTTTTCGAGAACATCGATGGCTTACTTTATTGGTACTACAACATTGATGTAGTTAGGTTGCAGGAAGAAGTTGAGCGGCGCAAAGCGCCCAGGAATCCGGCATAACGAAACGTGTGAGGCAACAATGGCTCTTATTCGAATTGAGGTAAGCACCGACCCGTCACTGACGATGGGGATGGAAGCTTACCTAAGCGAGGTACATGGCAAAGACGTTCAGCATCAAATGGGGAAAGGACGGAGTCCCGGTGGGCAAGGGAGCCGTACCTCCGGCAATCGGACAACTTCTAGCTGCAGGGCACTTTCGGCAAGAGCCGAAGAACGACTTACTCACGCCTCACCAGCTAAAGTCCAAAAGGCTGGCTGAGGCTCTTCGGATAGTTGAACGAGATAACCCGCATAGGGTGATGCCTGAGCAGATTTGGGAAGACTTGGACATTCGATCTCGCAGCGAAGAGGGGACTCCTCGCAGGATCAAAGTTGTAGCGCTCTGCTGGTCAGAGAAGGGCTACTACGCATTGGCGGAGAACTTGACCACACATCGTAGATCATTCGTCAATCTCAAGTATTTTTGCGTTCGCCGTAAGAGAGGTTTCAAAAGGATTGATGCCGGAGCAGATAACCAACCGAGAGGGCCTGACGTTTCATGAATGGTTCAAGGCCGCCAATGCTTGGGGCGCAAACGTAGTTGACAAAGACACAGGGAGAAAAGCTTGGATGGCTGGGGAAGACCCGACCGAATACGCCGCTCGAGCAAACGAGAGCGAACAACCCGTCATTGTTTTGTGCATGAGGTAACTATGAACGTCAATGACTTACGGGTGGGATCGTTGTATCTGCTTATGAACGGACGCATCATGCGGTATCAAGGGCCCTGGGGGCTCGACAACTACGCACATGTCCCAGCAGCGCATTGCCTTGCATTCAGTTCCCCAAGTGTTGGCGTTGAGTCTCCAGCCACTGGGTACTCATCTGAGGCAAATCGAATAATCCGTGCGATGCGACACGCGGATTTGCCCTGGCTTCAAAAGCGTATGGCTTCAGAGAAGGCTAGGGATCTCGAGTGGGAAGAGACGCGCCACGTCATTTACGAATTGGAAAGGCAACAACGCATGGATCCCAATACCGCACTCCGTAATATGCGTGATGCAACGCGCGCACTCAGGTTGCAGGACGACGCAGAACTTGACGCTGATAAGAAACTGCGGGAGCGTCGAAGCACGCGCGTGGATTATGAGCCCGTGCTGGAGGCCATTGAGCACTTCGAAGCGCTAGACGCATGGCTAACTAGCGGTGGATTTTTACCCACAGACTGGGACAAGAACCGATGACACTGAATATTTCAAAGACAGTGCAATTGCCGCTCGAGGCGGTGACGAGCACTTTTGGACTCCTCGCGGTCAGGGGCGCCGGCAAAACTAACGCAGCGCGCGCTCTCGCTGAGGAGATGTTTGCAGCAGGGCTACCATTCGTGGCTATCGATCCTGTGGGGTCTTGGTATGGATTGCGCGCGGATAAGGATGGAAAAGCTGCAGGAGGTTTGCCCATCTTCATCTTTGGTGGTGACCATGGGGATGTTCCGCTCACGCGCGGATCGGGTGATCTGGTTGCGGACATCATTGTCAACGACCGTTTGGCCTGTATCATCGACCTGTCGGGGTTTGACTCGGAAGCCGATAAGAAGGCTTTCCTGCTCGCATTCGCGCGCCGGTTCTATCAAAAGAACCGAGATCCCATTCACCTCTTCCTTGAGGAGGCAGACGACTACATCCCTCAGAATCCCATGAAGGATGAATTGCAGCTAAAGCGCGCGTGGGAGAACATCGTGCGCCGGGGGCGCGGGCGCGGCATTGGGATGACCCTTATTACTCAGCGCAGCGCCGTGGTCAATAAGGACGTGCTCACCCAAGTGGAAACGCTTTTTGTGATGCGTACGACGGGCCCGCAGGACATCAAAGCCATTGAGGGGTGGACTAAGTACCACGACTTTGGGCACGACTTGCTCAGCAAGCTGTCGGGGCTTGAGGACGGGGAGGCCTACGTCTGGTCTCCGCATTTCCTCAAAACCAACAAGCGGTTCAAGTTCCGTATGAGCACTACCTTCGACTCTGGGGCAACTCCCAAGAACTTGAAAGGTACGGCGGCTAGGAAAATAGCCACGCTGCGAGATGTCGACGTGGACAAGTTGAAGGGTCGCATCGAGGCCACTGTTGAAAAGGTCAAGTTGGAAAACCCGGCGCTGCTGCGCGGGGAAGTAGCACGTTTGAAGCAGCAACAACTAGTCGACAATGCAGAAATACAACGTCTTCACACAGAACTTTCAAAGGCAAAGCCACCAGTGGACCTCAAAGGGCTCAATGCCCTTATTGAGAAGTTGGCAGTTGCCTCCGAGAAGACCGAAGGTGCGGTGAACAAGCTGCATGGGATGGTGAAGGCATCGCCCATGACATCGGGGCAGGTTGCTCGAGTAAAGGATGTCCCTTTGACCTATGCGCAGAGGGTACCAAGCAGGAAACCACTGGAATTGCCTGCGGGCGCGCGCACCGACGGGGAGTTCAAGCTGCAGGCTTGCCCGCGCAGCTTGCTCGAGGTTCTCGTAGTTCACTATCCCAAGTCCCTGAAGGCCTCTGCGGTCTCCATTCTTTCGGGGTATTTGGTCAAAAGCAGCGGATTCCAGAATGGACTCTCAACGCTGCGGGTGGCCAAGTTGATCGTGGGCAAAAGCGACGCCCTTACCGCCACGGAGCTTGGTTGCAGTGTGGCTGGAGAAGTTTCAGCTCTCCCATCTGGTAAGGATTTGCTCGAGTATTGGAAGAACAAGCTCGACAAGTGCCCAGCAACGCTGCTGCAGGTTATCTACGATGCAGGCGTAATGCGCGAGCAAGCAGTCGCAAAGAAATACATCGCGGAGCACGCTGGCTACTCAGAATCGAGTAGTGGATTTCAGAATGGGTTGAGCACATTGCGCACGCTTGAGCTCATTACTGGCTACAAGGAGATGAAGGCAGCCGATACATTTTACGATTGATTTCAACAAAGGAGCAGTTAGATGGAAAGTACAAAGGGCCCCTACCGAGGCCCACCTCCGTACTTATTACGAATCTCTAGCAGAGCAAATCCCAAGCACCGCACGATTGCTGGGGCTGCATTTCCGGTCAACTTCGGCCAATTCAATTTGGTGCTGAATCCTGGAGTAGTCCTCTCGTGGACCGACGACGTCTGGGTTACACTAGTACCAACCAAAGATGTCGAACGAGAGCCAATGGACCCGGGATGTGCAAGTGATGGCGTCGATGCTGCGCCAACCTCAGGAGGGGGAAGAAGAGATGACTTCCCCCTCTGAGTTGACCCCAACCTCCTCTAGTATCATGAGCCGGAGACCCCGTGTATTGCTTGACGTGGATGGGGTCATTGCGGATTTCGTGCAGTTGATGGTCAATGCTGTTCGGAATCTCAAGCTCAGCGATGTCCCCATAACTTGGCGTCCCGCGCATTGGGATGTAGCAAAGGAGTTGGGGCTTACCAGGAAGCAGGAAGACGCCGTTTACGATGTTCTTCGTCTCCCTGGGTCTGCGAACATGCTGCACCCGCTCCCTGGGGCGATACAAGGTGTGAAGAAGCTCGCGGGTTTGTTTGATGTGGCTTTTGTGACAACCCCATTGGATGGCGGCCAAACCTGGTGCTTCGACAGGATCGAGTGGCTTGTGCGGCACTTCGGTGAGGAGCTGGGTAACCGCTGGGTATTTACAGAGAACAAGTACTTGATCTACGGGGACTTCCTAGTTGACGACAAGCCTTCGCACTGCTTGGACTTCAAGAAGGCCTGGCCAGGAAGTGTCCCTCTTCGCTGGCTTGCCCCTGGTATGACAGTTCAGGATGGTATTGCTCACGTCAGTACTTGGCGCGAGGTAGAGTTTGCCGTTAGACGTTGGGGCAAACGGATGTCACTGGCTGTGTAACTCGCTGATGGCGCCCGCAGGGGCGCCTTTAGCATAATTACTTGTTGTGAACTCCCACCAGCAAACTTCGCTCGCGCCGAGGCAATAAGGGAGGTAAAGGAGACTAGCCAATATGGCCGCTAGGCGCCCTATTCTTTCGAAGTATCCTCATCTGCGCGCAGTGCTGCAAAATGATGCCAGGGCCAATGCCGAGTTCAATGCAGCGTTGAATGAGTGCTCCTCTCAAGAGTCTTCCTCTGCGGAGCTCAACCAAGCCTTGGAGGAACTAAGAAGATCAGAATCCAACTTGCAGGAGCAATTCAATAAGGCCACCTCCGCTGAAAGAACCTTAGAGAAGTCGATTCGCTTCATCCGTTTATTGGGGGAGTTACTCGAGGCGCAGACGAATTTTAGTCCTTACACAGAGGACTTGGCAGAGAAGAGAAAATACAACATTGAATTTAGCCCAGCGCAGATTAGGCTAGCCCTTCGTTGGTATTGGGACGTTCTTGGGTCTGCGATGGAGAATTCAATTACCCGTTCTGTAGTTTTTGATCCAGCAGCGGAGCGCGAAGATGACAATGATCCCACCCAATAGGCGCTTCTTACCAACCCCTAGCGGGCAACTAGTATGCATCGATCATCGGTGCTCCGCCGTTGTAGATGATGACTCTGTTGAGTTTGCTCGCAAGCTTCAAGAGGTTTTGAACTCATATACTCAAGATGGCTACACGATGCAGACGATGATCCCTCGAGATAAAGATCAGGGATTGGTGGTCGTCTTTCAGAGGGTGAGCCTGATGGATACTACTGAAACAGCACAAGGGGAGCGGTCGCCAGTCGTGGCTCCCCCATCACAAGGAACGAGGCATTGACATGGATGAGGCAGTTATAGCTAGTCAAATTGATCCGAGAATCAAAGAGCTGCGGCTCAAGGACATACAGCGTGAGCAGTGCGCGTGGTCATTGAGCAACTTCGGGGAGCAAACTACTGGAAGGATGGCCCTCGGCCTCATCGAAGAGTTGGGCGAGGTAGAAGAGGCTTGGGCAGAGGACAACACAGAGAAGCTCTTCGACGCCATCGGCGATGTTGGCATTTACATGCTCAACTACTGCAACATCGTAAACTGGGATATTGCTAAGATTTTTGCTGCGCGCACCCCCTGTAACCCTGACGCTCAAAGATATCCACAACGTGTAACACCATTGATGCGGGCTATCGCCCACCATCAGCTCAAGGGAGAGCAGAATATCCGTGGTGGCAGCGCCCATCATGCAAGGCAAATGGAGCTAACGCTGTGCCATGTGCTGTATCAGATCGATCAGCTGTCGTATCGGGCCATGCCCTGTGGGGATTTCTTCACCATCTTGGATTCGGTTTGGGTAAAGGTCAGCAAGCGCGACTGGGTGAAGAACCCTGACAACGCGGATGTGGTGGCAGAGGAGCAGGAGATCAAAGATGCCTAATGGAGGTATTCTCACAGGCCCTGAAATTCGAAATGCCATCTATGCAGGGGACATTGAAATTGACCCGCTTGTTGGCCTCGAAGAAGGGACCTACGTCAATCCTGCCTCGTATGACCTGACCCTTGGCAATAGGGTAGCAGTCTACTCACGTGCAGTCTATGCAGTGCTAGGTGGCGCGCATCGGGAGACCGACTCTAGCTTCTCAGAGGATGAGATGCAGCGCATTGAACTTTGCATGGGTAATAACTTGTATCCTGATCCAACTAGAGTGTTGGATTCCAAACTTGAGCAGCATGCGCTCGAATTTACTATGTACCCAACTAATGGTTGGTGGCTCAAGCCGGGAATTGGCTACCTCATGCATACGGCGGAGCGCGTAACTACCAAACGGTACGTGCCAGTGCTGGATGGAAAGTCCTCGATTGGGCGGCTTTTTATCACGGCCCATATCACCGCCGGTTATGGGGACCCTGGCTTCGATGGGCAGTACACTCTCGAAGTGGTGGCGACACATCCGGTGCTTGTTTATCCGGGCATGCGATTCTGCCAGATTCGATTCCACACACCCGTTGGAGAGCTTCTTGAGTATGGACATCGAGGTCATTACACCGGCAAGGCGTCAATGGGCCCTGTACCGTCTATGGCGTATCTCCAATTCACCGAACAGAGCGGCGACTCAACTGGGATCAATGCTGCTCCGGCGTCAGTCAATGCCTGTTGGTCTGGGAGAGGATGCCACAATGGCTGAAGATAATACTGTTGTAGTTGACCCATTCTTTAGTGCTAAGTTCTACGATTGCAAGGAGAGTGAGCAACTAAGCCACGACTCTGCTGAAGGAGCCATCGTGGACTTCTTCGAGGAATACAAAGAGGTTGGGGACGCTCTTGTTGCCGAGGTAGATGAGCGATGCCCACTCGAGGTCTCTGCGTATAACCATATCGCTATTACCGACGAAATGCTTCTTGATTGCGCGGAAGATGGGCTAGAGGCCGCTGCGGAGTCACTCAGCAACTATGAAGAGCTTTGGGATCCCGATGGTGATGGCCTTGAGATTACCAAGGAGCAATTGAAGGCTGTTGCTCCAAAGATGGTCGAGATTCTTCGAGAGTTGTTCAGTGGGGTAAAGGTCTGGGGTTGTGAGGTTGTTGCTACGCGCGAGTACAGCACGGAGGAGGTTGTAGCCATTCTTCGTGAGGATTCTCCGTCTAGGTTCCCGGAGGAATCCCCCAATGGCTAAAGTCGAATGCGCGGTTACATTCGACCAGGCCAAGAATGACCAAGGGAGGATGCAGGATTGCACCAAGGTGACCTGCGGAAATTGTGGTCACACCACGCAGTCGTGGGGGACGGGCCCTGGTAGTGTGAAGCGCTGCCTCATGCTACTCAAGGAGGAGTGCCCTGAGGGCGAATCCAACTTCTATGTAGGAGATGTTGATGACTAAGACGATTTGGGTAATGTGGAAGCCGGGGGAAGAACGCGTATACGCCATGGCGGTGCAGCCATCGGAGCCCTGGGCTACAAAGCAGAAGAAGGATGGATACTTCATCGCTAGCTTTGATGTTGAACTTCCAGACCCCACTGTAAGCCTGGTCGTGACGGGCCCGCTTCAAATGAGGGTGCACATCGCTGATCAGATTGTAGAGAGAATGCAGCCCTACCTGTCGCCCCCTGGTACAATCAGTACGTAATGCCGTCAGTCGCAAGCCCCTCTGCACAAGCCAACCAAGAGTCGGAAGGACTGGACTTGAACTTCCAGCTGCGGCTGGTCATCAACCAATCCTTGGGGGCTGTGCAGGGGAGGCAGGTGGCGGAGGCCTTCGCGGCCATTACTTATGAGGAGCTGGCTGACCAGCAGATAGAAAGAATTACTGGCGTTGGCACTACAACTAGGCCCAACGAGCTCGAACGGATCAACAAGATCGAGAGCGATATGCTGAATGCCGTTGCGCAAATCAGGAACATTCCTCCTGAAAAGTTCTTGATGAGCGATTCGTCACGGGACGTGAACACCCCGGTGGACCCTACTACTGAGTGAATGTGCCCTAGGCCACCACTCCGGTCTGCCTTTGCTCTTTACAAGCCCTCGTGCATAATGAGGGAATGAGTGACTCCAGTGCCCCTGTTCCCCCATGCAACAGCACGACGTGCAGGTGCTACCGAGAACAGTCTGATTTGACTCAGGAGCTGTTCAACAGCCCAGACCCGCACATTAGGATCATCGCGCACATGTCATCTCGGCAGCTATCGCTGGTTGAGTCCATGAACAATGTGCAGCTCACCCAACACGGGTTGATTCAAGCGGTAAATGGGCTTCGTGCAGACATGACAAAGGGGTTCAGGATCGTGGGCGAGCGCATATCGACGTTGCAGACTGATCATGGGGTAGTGGAAGAGGTGGTTGAGGAGGACGATGAAGCACCTCAATCTGTAGCTGCCTCAATTGTCGGCACTATTCCGCCGAAGAGGCAACCGTAGTCATGTAGTTTGTGACATCCGTACAGTTTTGGCGGATTGTCGTATGCTACAGTGTTTCGTGGAGGAGTTAGTGAGTAGTTGGAAAGCATTTGGTTGCTTCATTGCAGTGCTGTTGGCTTCATCGAAAGCTGGCGGGGAAGTTGACTGCCCCGATGGGATGGTACATGCACGCGGTAAGGTGTGCATAGACACCTATGAATGGCCCAATACTCCAGGGCATAGGCCGTTGGTAGGGGCTAGCGGTATTCCTGAAGGGGTGGGATCAGCCATAGATGCTGACATGCTTTGTCTCTCCGTAGGCAAACGCGTGTGCACTCGTGCGGAGTGGGTTTCAGCATGCCGTGGACCTGGCGGATCGAAATACCCCTATGGCCCAGAGTACAGAAGTGATGCGTGCAACACAGGCGCGCGATGGAAGGAGCTCGATACAAAAAAGGTAGCAAAGCGGGATTGGTACGAGCTAACGAAGCTCGATCAGAGTGTGCCGTCCGGCTCTTTTGAAAATTGCGTAAGCTGGGCAGGAGCTTACGATATGGTCGGCAATGCCGAGGAATGGGTTCAGTGCGATGTTGGAGTTTATGGCTGGTGTTTGGCCGGAGGCTATTGGGCTTCTAAGAACGCCTCCTGCGACTACGTAATTACAACGCACGCCCCGAACTGGCATTTCTATGAAACAGGCTTCAGATGCTGCTTGGATGCGGTAACTGATGAGGCCTGCTAGAGGAGTAGTTACCATGTTAGTACAAGCGTTGACCCCTTTGATTCTTGCCATGATTTTGCAGGAAGCCCCTAATGTCGCTAGAAACCCAAAGTTGCGTGATGACTTCGAAGCGGACATCACGGAAATGGTTTCTGTGCATGAGACGGTCTCTGATGGCCGCTTGATTGATGAGGGGTTTGACACATTGCTGCTTTCTGCAGTGAACTACAAAGAGAATCGCATGCGACTTCCTGCGCCCGACGGCGACTGCGGGATGCGTCACAAGTACAGCAATCTCCCAAGTGGTCAATGGCCCATCGGATACAAGCCTAAAGCCAAGGTGGTTTGTAATTCCGCAGGTCCCATGCAAATCAACAAAGGCTCCATTTACACGCTACCCGTTTGGGGTGAGATTCGCCATGAATTCCCAGAGCGCGGTTGGTTCGATGAGGCTCGTGGGAAATTGACAGGGGTGGATGCATTCACCAAGGATCAGTTGAATGATCCGGTAATCAATGTGCGAATTTCCTACGCCATCCTTCAGCATTGGAAGAATACCTGCTCCATGCCCAACGGAGATCCGGCGCCTATCGGCGTATGGCTAACAGCTTACCGTTACGGGAAATGCCCGGCAGTTAGCCATGGAAAGTACTACATTGACGCCGAGGCTAAACGTCGTTGTGGCATGGCAGTAGATTGGGCCAAGCAGTTGTCTTCTGACGACGATGGGGCTGCGTACACAGGGGCAAAAGAACCCCCGTGCACGTACTGATATGATCGTTGCATGACTGTCTCTACGTATGGTGTTGATGTCTCTGGCTATCAGCCTGACGGAAGAGTTCCGTGGTCTGACCCTAGGGTGGGGTACGGTATTGTAAAAGCCACGGAGAATGTTACGCGTTCGAAGGGGCTCGCATACCATGTGGCTGCCATACGAAAGGAGCAGGGTGCGAGAATGGCGGAGGCTGGGGATGCAGTTTTGCAGCTTGGCCTCTATCACTTCTTCCATGTGGAAAGCCCCGTGGCGCAGCAATTGGCTGCCTTCAACTCCGCGGCCATTGACGTGGGTTACGGCATTGGCGACATCATCCCAGCGGTGGACTTGGAGAAGTACTCTACGCATGCGGTGACTCCCGCGTGGCGAGAAGGGTCTGAGGAGTTGTGCGCTGCACTGGCGCAGCGTTATGGCGGTTGCATGCCGTACATCAATGACTCTGTTTGGTATGCGATGGGTAAGCCAGCATGGGTGTTGAACTACGATCTCTGGGTTCCTCAGTACAACTACAACGGGAAGTTACCTCTATCTGAGTGCACGGCTTCTCCCAGGCCGGGGCTCCCCAGGCTTTGGCAAAATTACGTTGGTCCGATGTTCGGAGCAGTAACTGGCAAGCTACAGGAGAGTAATTCTCCCGTGGGTGTAGACCAGAACATGCTGTACGGTGAGTTCCAGTTGATCCTCTCGCTTGACAGCTAGTCGGGTGGGTTGTAACTTCTGCGGGCGTACTTGATTCTCGACTGCAGATTTGGCATTGTTCTCACGGATACGTTGAAGCGAAGCGATGAGCAGCCTCCTGACACCACAGGGGGCTGTTCTTTTTTTAGCTCCTTGTTGTGTTAGTATGAATCATGCCCGTCGACTTCCAGGTCTGTTTTCCTCAGGAGACCGCGAAGATCAGTAAGGTCAGGACTGTCCCAGGGCTGGCCGTGCGCACGCTGGATATCTATGGCGATGACTTCTTGGCAGCGGAGGATGTGCTGCTCAATCAGGTTTCAGTTCCATCGTTCATTGTGCTCAGTAAGAACCGGCTCTTGGCGGAGGTGCCGCAACTGCTGATTTCTTCCACCATAACCTCAGTGATGGTTCTCAGTCGGCGTTTGCTGATCTCCTCGCGCAGCTACATTCGTTTCAATATCGGCCGAACTCCGAGCAAGACACGCGGCATTTTGAAGTTGATGCAACTGTTCTTGAAGCTGCTGCTGACTACTCCGGGCTCCGACATCTTTGCCCCAAAGTCTGGAGGAGGGGCACTAGTGCATCTTGGGCAAAGCGTGAGCACTGACGAGGGGACTGATATCGTAGCCGACTTCATAGTAAGCGTAGATTCAACGGCTCGTCAAATAGTGCAAATACAAGGGCGCACTCAGTCAGCGCCGCCCGACGAGCGACTGCTGTCGGCGAAGGTCTTGTCGGCTGGATTCAACAAGAACGAGACAGCCATCGTGGTGAGTATTGAGTTGACCTCGCAGGCAGGTGTCAGCGCTGTTGCCCGCTTCACTGCCTAATGGGTAGCTAAACAGTGCGCACGCCGCAAGGCGTGCCCTTGCCTGAGTGGCAACTTTCTCTTGCGAGACAACGCAGCTCTTATCTTAGTGATTCGCGCAAATGCTATGGACTCAAAATACTTATGCCCGAACCCTGTCTGGAATTGAGGAGCTAAAAAGAAGAACCAGCTTGTGGCTAGTTCTTCCTCTGGTGCAGTTAGCAAGATACCGCTCCATGCGCTCCGTAGTACTCCGTGCAACAACTGGTTTGACAGTTAGCGCAGGATGCATGCAATGGATCGATCTCGCAACTGCCTCCCCATGCATAGCAGGCGCTTATGCATGCGTTGTACTCGGCTTCCACCAACGTGGATCCGCCAGTACCCTGGCTCGCTCCACCCGTTGATGATTTTCCACCGGTTGTCAGTGCACCACCAGTGCCTTGGTTTCCACCAGTAGTTGATGCGCCGCCAGTATTAGATGCTCCTCCAGTGCCTGCGTCAGGGCAGCCATAGGTGTTTAGGCAGATTTGGTAGTCTGCGGGGTTTCCGATAAGTCCTTCGCAGCCCTGCTTGGCAACGTCCAAGCATGTGGCATTTCCGCCAGTGCCCAGGGCACCGCCAGTCCCAAAAGAACCTCCAGTGGTTTTTGCTCCACCCGTCCCTTGGTTAGACTTGCCTCCAGTGGCAGGTGTTCCGCCAGTAGCCGGTGAGCCACCAGTAGTTTTTGTGCCACCTGTTGCCTGTGTGGTGCTAATTGAACTGGAACCTCCTGTTGCCTGCTGCCCGCCTGTGGTCGGTAGCGTTGTAGCTTCCCATGTATTTCCACCGGTGGATGAGGCGGTTGATGTCGGCGCGTTAGTTGAACCACCGGTAATGGTCTGAGATGTGTTTGATGATCCGCCTGTTGCATCTGGTTGAGTTGTAGTTTGTACTGCCGACATCCCTGCTACGTTGTCTATTACGGAGGGAGGTGGGGCTGCCACATCAACGTTGCCGCAGGCAGCCATAGCCATGGACAGCAGTAAACCTTCGAGGAATTTAGTAGTCATAGTGTTCTCCTTCTACCTTTCTTATTCCCGAATTTTCGGTGTTCTTACATGCTATGCTATGTCTAAGCACAATGGCCGTTTTCGATTTGCAGGTGTTTTTACAAGAACGATTGCGCGCGTTTGACGAGAACATGGATGTCTCGTCAGGGTCCCCCGCGGACACGCAGGTAATCCAACCTATAATGAGGCGACTTGGGACTGACCCATTTACTGTAGATTCGGCCACGTTCATTACGTCGCGTTTGCAGCAAGCCTTCCCAGAAATGTCCACCGAAGAGGGGGACGCGCTCACAGACATGTTGGTGAAACCTAGTGTTCTGATCCTTGATCCATTCGTACGGGAGGTATTCAGGATACGTAATGGCCAAAGCTTCAAGGATCCCACTATCCTTACAACGGATGAAGCAGATGCACTGGGGGCAAACCTCTTCAGCACTCGAGAGTTAGGGGATTTTGCTAGGGGCACCGGGCGCGTGTACTTTTCTCAGCCAAGGACAGTTTCGGTCACACCCGCCAACTTCTTCACTTCGAAGGGAGGCTTGCATTTCTTTCCTGACGGGAAGCAGGACATCACTGTGGAGGAGATGCTTCTCAATGTTGACGGAAGCCTTTACTACTTCGACATCAATGCCATCGCTGAGCAGGCTGGTACGTCGTACAACATCGATCCACGAGAACTTGTCAACATCGCCAATTTGGAGGGCACCGCGAAGGTCACGAACCTTAGGCGCTTTGCATCTGGCAACTCGGCAGAGACCGCTGTGGAATTTGCTGGGCGTGCGCAGCAGGAGCTCACAGAGCGCTCCATGGTCACCTTGCGTGGCATAGGTGCTCAGATCCCTAAGGCATTTGCAGAGGTGACTCGCTTGGCCGTTGTGGGTTTTGGTGATCCGGAGATGCAGCGTGATGTCCTACGTGGCGGTGGCTTGGGTAATCTACTGGCTGGTGGGACTCTGGGCAAAACGGTTTTGGACGGCATCAACAAGGCTAACACCCGTCGATTTGCCGTGGATGACGTAGGCATTGACTTCACCGCACTGGTAGATTCCAACAACGCCAGCGCCTACGTGTTGACGGTCATGTTCGCGTTTGATGGTACGCCACTGATTCGTGATCTTCCTATTTTGAAGGTCATTGACTCGGTAACCTTGGATGTCGTTGATCAAGCATTTCTCCCTTACTACACGCAGCGCCCTTGGACTTTGAGAAAGCAAGAGCTGACACTAAGTGGCATCCCAGGGGGTATTCTCTTCCCCGACACAGCGGCAGGTACCGTGTCCATCCCGGACAATGAAGTTCATGTTGGCGGGCATTACGACGTGTCGGTGCGCGGCAGCTCTTTTGACAGTTCCAGTCTAGTATTGGACAACATCACAGATGCTGATCCAGCAGCGGCTGGTGTCTCTTTGGTGTTTGTGTCGGATAGCGTAGTGCAGTTGAATGACTTGATTCTTGGGAATTCTCCGGGTGACAACTACGCTATAGGGGATGACACCTACTTGGCGTTGTACTACGCGCAGCAGTATGGGTACACTCTGCAAATTCTCGATGGAATTGCTGCAGGAGACTACCGAGTGACTGCACAAGTGCAGCTGTTTGGAGCTTCTCCCCAACTCACTATTTCTCCAGCGGTTACCGACGCTGTGGCAGCTGCCGTATCAATACCCCCTGGGATTCCTGCTCGTTGGAGACTGGTGGATACGATTGATATTGATCTGACAGAGCCTAAGGACACTAGGATTTCAGGTACTGACCTGCGGACGCTGCAGAACTCTGATACGGTTAGCACAGGGACAGCCGTCAATTTCGCAGCTTTGGGAGTTAGCGTCGGAGATACGCTGCGGGTGTTCGAGGGTCTCAGCAAGGGGGACTACAGTGTCAAGTCGTTTCCAACCTTCGACGCAATCAAGGTTGATCGCGCACTTGCTGCCACGGAACTCGGTATTGAGTACTCCATATTCAAGGCTAATACCGCGGGTGGTTTGCAGTTGCCCTTGATCCGTATAAGTCAGCTAGAGCTGTTGGACACCGCGGGGCAGCCAGTTGGCTCCATCATTCCGTACGCAAACCCAGTTGATATTCAAAGCCGTGCCTTTGAGAACCCTGGCCGTGGGGTGAAAAAAGATTTGCCGAATGCAACGCTAGGTCTTGTCTCGGTGCCCATAACTACTTTTGGGCTGCCGTTGGGACTGCAGACTTTGGTGATCTCATTTTCCGATACGTCTACCTCGGTGATAGTGACGTTTGGTGGAACTTTTGGCTCGATGTTGTCTGCACAGCAAATAGTGGACTACATCAATGATCAGGCCGCCATTTCCATTGGGGTGAATACGACGTTGGCAGTGCTTTTGCAGTACCAAGGGGATTACTATGTTGGGTTGGTTCCGCTCGATGTCAGTATGTACGTAGGACCTTGCTCAGCGCAGCCCATCTTGTTTGGTGGTGACGTGATGTATCGGGTTGGTGATGTTCGTGCGGATGGGATCATCTGGAACGACCCTACCTTGTCCATTTCATCGGATAATCTTGACGTGGTGCAAGTACTTGATGGGGTACAGCCTGGTTTCTATGGGAACTTGAATCCGACGGACACAGTTTTAGTGTCATCTGGATCGGGGTTTGCCCCGGAGCTTGGGCGGCACATCAAAGTTGGATCCCGTTCTTTGGGCGGAGCTAGGTGCTACTTCTTGTCTCCAACAAGTATCGAATTTGGTGCTAATTCCGTCTTCGAAGTGACGCTCTCTAGTGGGGCCATACTCAAGTACTTGCCGGATCCAACCTTGGGCGCTGTGCGGGTTCCTCCTTACCCAACAACCACATACCCAAGCGATGGCAGCGTAGCTGCGAGTTCCTACAGCTTTTATGCTTCCTACAATTTCGCTCAAGAGTCCACGATTCCTGGAGACATACTGACATTGCTCTATGTACCCATCGTTGGGACCACTTCTGTGGCTTCGATCATTGCGGGGTTGGTGGGGAAGTCACTTGTAGTATCTGTGGCTGGCAGCGCTGATCAGGTGATCGTGTTTGGGCATGATAAGGCTAATAACGCGGACGATGTCCTGCGCGAGGAGTTGGTTGGTCAGATCAATACTGCAGTGGGCAAGCAGATCGCAAGCTTGTCGGCCACGAATTACCTCACCTTCATAGGAGACGTCAGCATTGTAGTTCGTGGCACAGGGACAGCCAACGGTCTTTTGGGTTACCCATTATCGGATTCACCTAACAATTCCTTCAATGTGGGTGACAACGGGGTTTATACGATCACGTCTGTCAGCGACGGCGCCTTGCTGGTTACTCCTGCCTTTACCTATTCGGAGTCGAGCGTAAAGTACCAGATCAGTCGCCCGGGAACGCAGCGTTGTAGTTCCACGCAGATGAGTGCCAATACATCCGCAGCTGGTCTTTACTACTTTGACGTCGAGTTGGTGAGTGAAGGAACTGGCGATCAATACAACATCGACAGTAACGTGCAGCTACATGCCAGGGGATACCGCAGCGATGGGTACTACCTGACAACCGAGGATTCGAATTTGACGTTCTCAGTTACAGAGCGTCCGCATTTGCACGTGTCTAGATCGATTCTTGAGGTGGGTGTTTCGGATAAGCCATCTAATGCAACTCAGCTCAGCGGGCAAAACTTGGAGGTTACTTACGACAGGTCCACCCTCACATCAGATGTACAGAACTTTGTACTTGCTGAGACGGAGCGCGTGGTCTGCTCGAATCCCCTGTCTAGGCACTTAGTTCCACATTTGGTGCGATTCGATCTCGAATACGTAGGGGGCTCAAGCGCCGATATCGTCTCAAACGATATCACCACCTACGTGCAGAAATTATTCCCATCAGACTTCCTAGAGGTTGGGGCACTTGTGAACATAGCCTACCAGCGAGGGGCCACCGGGGTTATGAACCCAATCGACCTGATAGCCATCGTGCACAATTACGACAGGACCGTTCAAGCGCAGCGGTCGCAGAATGCCCTCAATACTGGGAGATTGGCAGCCTTCATGGTTGACGTGATCAATGTGAATCGCCGTTCGAGTTGATGATGGGTATGCTCCCATAGCGGGCGATGTTCGGGTCTCCCCGTTCTACGGTCATGCCATCGAATGGGTTCATGGTGCGTCCGCAGGCGTGGCACTTCATCAAACTGCGAGGGATGAGCCAATTCTCGTCTGCAAATGCAAAGGTCGTTCCGCCGAATGACTTCTCCATGGTGGGCCCGCAGCCGTTCGGGCAATAGCGGTGCTGTCGGTAAAGAGCCTCTGCCTTCACGCTTTCTGGGGATAGGAGGTCTGGGATGCCTTCAATTGCCTTGAGAGCCACTGCAGGATCCAGTGGAATGAACGCGAGGGGTATGCCGTTGCCTGCCATGCTGCTAGTGTAATTGCGCTTTGGAAGTCGGCAATGCTGGCGTTTAGGTCGGTGTTCCAGTAGCCTGGTACAATCAATTTATGTCAGCAACTGCATTGCTCAAATTCTCGCAGGGGTCCGTGGTTGGTGGTGCCGGTGAGGCTTTGATTGTCGGTTTGGGCACGTCGGTGAATTTGACAAATGCCGATAACTCCGACGTTCGGTCATGGCAGTTGGACCTTGTGTCCGTGGATCCCACGAGTGCTTTTTCTCCGTCAGCGCCTTACGCATACAACAACAACGGGAATGTTCCGTCATTGAGCATTACACCTGATGTGCGCGGGAGTTACCGGTGGGTATTGAAGGTATGGAATCTAGCGAACAGGCCGGGAGATCCCGTAGACGTCGACATCCGTAATTTCGCGGTTCCAGAGCTGAACGGCTTTATTGTACTTCCTCAGCAGTTATTCCCAATACCACTTCCTGATCCACGCTCAGGACTCCCAGGTGCGAAGCCCAACGAATTGAACTTCGGCAACCAGTTGAATGGATTTGCCGGTGATGGCAATAGCGATGGATTGATGAATCGTCTGATTCGTTCTGTGGATGGTAGCAGGGTTTGGCCTTTTCAGGTTGATACGACCACAGCGGGACCTCATGAGCTGTGCCGCGTAGATACTTCGAAGTGGCCGCAGAACTGTTACGTACGTGCAGTGTTTGACGTGATCGTTGATAACGCAGCTGGAAACAACGTTGGCTACTTCGACAGAACTAGCATCTACCGAAGGGTTGCCGGTTCGTTGACCCATTTGGCTACTGGCGAGCGTATTTTTGCGAATGTACCAGCGGATGACGGGGCCTTATCGTTGAATACTTCGCACGTGATCAAAGCTACGGCGGACTCCGGCAGGTACATTGTGCTAACAGGGACACCAAGTGGCGCTACTTCCCCGGAGCTGGACCTAGTCTGGAAGGTCTCTGCTCAGTTCTACCTCTCCATCAGGTAAATCCATGCCCGTACACAAGCTAATAGGTGCCGTATGAGCGGCGGTTGGGGCTCTAACTGGGGTCAGTACTGGGGAGGCTTTTTACTTCCTTCTAGCATTGTTCCGCCCACACCGGTCGCTTGCGCGCTGGAGTTCAATGTCTACTGCTTTTGCGAGTCGGACAACATGGGTGACATACTGACGGATTCCAATATCTCCGTCGTCAACCCAGCCCGCTTTCAGATCACTGACAATAACTACTTACATGTATCCAGCTCAGCGACTAACTCCAGCACTTCCGATGCTTTCTTGAATATCGACTACGCAGTACCTGCTACGCGTACGCAGCGCATCGACGCCATCTTCCATGACATACCGCCTAGTTTTTCAAGTATCACCACGTCCCACATTTACTTTGGGTCAGTGGATGAGACAGGCTTTGCTGCTGGATTGTTTATTTCGGCGACCGGATTGGCCTACGCCGGAGGAGTAAACCTAGATAGTTCGCATGTTATTCACATTGGCGGGGCTTTTCAGATCATCCCTGGGACCGCTGGTTTGGTGCAGCCAGATGTACTTTACCGGTTTCAGATCGCGGTGGACGCTACGACAGCCACCGTCTACATTTTCATTGCTCAGCCGCCATCCCCCACGGAATATGACACGCCCCTAACTTTGGTCGCAATTCTTCCCGGGATAGCAAACGATGGTTTTGCCACGGATGGAGCTGCAGTAAGCGTCTGCGGTACGCAAGTGCATCCCTCTAGCGTTTACTTCACGACGGTGTGCTTAGCCAATGGGTTGCTGCTGCAAGTCCCTCCCCCTATATCCAACGCCGGCAAAGACCAATCGTTGCGTACTTGTTCTATTGGGATGTTGGACGGTTCTTCTAGTTACGATCCGGAGGGAGGAACACTGGCGTTCAGCTGGCGTCTTGTAGATGCCCCTATTGGAAGCTCATTTGAGTTCGAAGGGTCTGATGGCTACACCGTTCCAGTGTCACCTCCCAATGGGTATACCGACAAATTCCATTCTTCCGAACTTGGTGCAGCCGCCGAGCTTGACCCGGTAGTCGTTGGCGACGTGCTTGTGTTTAGCATGCAGACGAGTCTTCCTGGGGTAACTCCCATTACGTACTTGGCCCCAGTCAGCGTACGAGAGACTGGAGTTGACGACTTAGGTTATTACGTGCAGCTCAATGACAATGTGCTTGTGGACTCATTAGTGGGGGCACATTTCAAGTTGTTGCGGCAACGGTTCTTGACTGGCGCCACCACCATAAAGCCCACTTTTTATCCAGACATTCCTGGCCTTTACAAGTTCGACCTAGTGGTGTTCAACGGAAAGTACCTAAGCGAGACGTCGTATGTGGTCACCAACGTTCTTGAGAGTCAGGTTCCCAAAGGGTGCACGCCCGACTTGAGTTTTGTCTGGCAGTACTTGAGCGACTTCTGGAAGCTCGTCGAGGATCGAGAGCGAATCCAGGTGTTTTGGGAAAGCATGGCCCAAGTGGTCGCTGCAGAGATGTTGACTCTTTGGCAGGTCGACTACTCGAAGAGTCTGCGTGATATTCAACGTACGTTTCAACGCCGTTGGCTGCATTACGATTTGAGGCTTCCAGAGCCTGTACCTGACTTGACCGTAATTCGAGAATGCTTTGGGAGTGTCGATAGCTCCGTGGTCATATCAACCCCCATTGTTGGGGTGCACGGCACAGTGTTGGAAATTGTATCCCCTGCGCACGATCCAATTAGGATAGATTTCCCATTGGCGGATCCGTATTCAGCAACTGTCCTTCAGGGCATTTTACAGCGCAAGTTGCAGTGGGTGCACCCAGGCTACAACGTGTCGGTTGTTGACTCTGGGGTACTTCGGATCACAGCATCAATCACATTTCAGGTTGGGACTGCTACGACGATTCCGTGCTTCACAATAGGCGACAGGAACCTTCCGATGTCAGGCACGCATGGAGTTCGTGTCGCTGCCCGGATATACTTGGTAGATCGTAGTCTTCAGGGGTTGGACATTCGTCTACATGACCTGCTTGCCATAGGTGGGGAAAGCTACAGGATTGTTCGTGTTATCGACGACAGCACCGACGTGCATAGGTTTCAGCGCATCATTGTAGAGTCCGATTTGCCTCTTCTTCCAGGCGTAGATTGGTCGTTACCGTCGCACGTCACCAGCCGCCTCTTGGACTTCTACGACGGCCTGGTCACCGCCGGCGATACGGCCACTTTAGAACTGTTGGACGCAAACACCGACACTATGGCTCTGTTCGACGTGCCCGTTGTTGCTGCGTGCGCGGCGGAGGTCAATAAGCTTGCGGTGAACTTGGCATCGGTGGACTTGTACTTGTCCTCTACTGGATTCACAGCGAGGCTAGCCTACCTATTGCGAAGGACGAGGGTACCAGTAGGGAAACTTGTGGTCGATATCCCTTGCCTGCAGGAGTTCATCAGCGAGAAGTCCGATAGTGCCATCCTTAGGAGAAATGTCGATTACTACCTGGAGACGTTTCGTGGGCAGAACTCAGTCCGTTTTGTCGCCGGCAATGCAGGGGACGTAGGGGATGTTTGGGCTGGGAAAACTCCCCCGAGTCGAATGTGGGCCGAGGTCACTTACATAGACAACAGCCCAACTATTGAGGCTAACTTCGGCATACCTGCTCAGTTCACGTTGGATCAGCTCGCTGAGTTGGACACCGATTTGGACTACTTGTCCGCCATCCAAGGCCTTTGGTATGCATACTTGAATGGCCCCACGATGTTCAACATGCGGGCAGGGGTGCAAATATTGCTGGGTCTTCCGTTTGCTGAGGAGCGCGGCATCATCGAGGAAATACAAGAGAGATTTTCAGTGGCCCAGGGCAGGATCCTTGTGCGAGATGTTGCCAACTCAGCTATTGTGCGCTCGTACACTTACCCAAGGACTTTGGATCTTGCAGTAAACCCAGCCACTGGTCTCCACTACGCGGTAGGGGACACCATCGCTCAACTGGCCCCCATGGTCTATGGATCTGATGTGATGGATTATGTAAAGAATCCCACTTGGTTTCAAGGTCTGTTGACGCAAGGAAACTTCCTTGAAGTGGAGAAGTTCCACAAGTTCATGGTCAGCGTGGATAGTTCAGTGTTTAGCCTCAGCTCTTTGATGTTCGTCATGAGTTTCATCATGCGAGTGAAGCCCACGTACACCCGCCCGATCTTCCTGGTCAAGAAGACGCAGGACATAGCCGATGTGAGCGTTACAGATGAGCTGGCATTCACGGGTCACTTGTACTTGAATGCTGGGCTTTGTGCGCCTAACTTCGGAGCGGTTCAGATGTTCGACGACTACAGCCCGGCGGCTTATGGCGTCAGGAACCAATTCGACGCGGATAGCGATCAGTCGACGCCACCCCCGATTTACCCGACTCCAGACTCCCACATCACTTGGGGATTTGACAAGATGTACTTGTGCCCCGTGGAAGAGGTTACATTCTTGTGGTGTGTCAGCCATCCTGGTGGCGTCGTACCTTATGACGTCGGGTTCTCCTACGATGGTAAAGGGAATCGACCTTCCTACGTGTATACCGGAGTGTCAATCTCTGACGTGCCAATGTCCGGGTACCTTTTGTCTTCACAAGCTATCGCTAGTGCATCGAGCCCCATTACCTCGTTGCATCTGCGAATAGAGGGGGGCCTCTGGTTTGACTCAGGGGACTATAACCTTGTTGTTCTGGTGAACAGCGTCGATGTAGGTCATGTCGGGTTTGTAGTGGGTCCTGACGGGTATGTCGGCACAACAACCATTCCGGGTATTTCTGTCGCGCTAGGGGATACCATCGACGTGAGTATTATTCCAGGGAGCGGCTCCTCTGATAGAAGCCCGAATTGGGATTTTGTGAAGGTTACGCTGTACCAAGGTGAGGTTGTCTTTCAGTTTGACACTGGGTTACCCGCCGGTACGTACTGCTTTGAGAGAACGGCCTAGATCACGTGCTAGAATTGCTGGAAATACAATGAGATTCATCGAGAAGATAGAGGTTCGAAGCAACCTGAGGCTAACGATGCGTGAGCGAGGCAAGATTCGCGCGCGTAGGGAAGGCCACAACATCTGGTTGAACTTGGGCAGAGAGTATTTAGCGAACCTGATTTCATTGTCTTCCTATGGTCCGGATGTTCCTCAAGAGGATCACCGAATCAAGTATATGGGTCTCGGTATCGGAGGTTCGCGCCAGGTCGCTCCTGGAGTCGCAGATGTTGCCCCGATGTCTGTCGCCTACCCGGGAACGAACCTGCAGACGGATACGGACCCTGAGACGCATACTCTCGAACGGCCCGTGCGCATTTCTGGAAGTACTACCGGTCCAACTGATCCGTATTCAGTTACGGATGTTTGGCTAGGGACAGTACAAGCCCCTCCTGTGCACACTACACCAACTGAAACGACATTCATTCGGGTATTCACCCAAACGGAGGTGAGCTACCTGTCTTTCATTACGGTGCCACTGAGTGAGATCATGCTGTTCACTTCTGCAGCTAATCCCATAGGAAATCCCTCTAATACCGGCGTCGCCTACGACACGTTTGATACTCTTTCCAAGACTGGTGATTTCGCACTTGAGTGCGAATGGACGATAAGGTTCTAAGCGCATGTTCCATCGACTAAACGTTCCCTCGTACTACGGCGGTCTACCCGCGGGCTTCGACTACATCAACACCCCATCCTTGAGCGGAGGAAGTGGCGCCCCAGCCTACATGGACAACAAGAAGGCGGGAGGTCCAAACGATGGCACGTACATGGTGGCTTTCGGGGAGGATGCCACGAGTAATTTTGCCAACCGCGGGATCAAGGCCGTCTCTGAAAACACCGACATACTTGATGACTTGCTGCGCAGGGATCTGGCGATTAGCGCTCGAACTGCGAATGTGACGGCAGGCAGTCCTGTAAGCAGTGTCACCATCACTGGGCAGGTCTTCGTAGCCACCTTTGGCACCCCCAATAACCAAGACCAGCGGGATCAGCTCATCAGCGTGCTGGATAGTAATGACGAGGAGATTCTAGATTCGTCTGGAGCGAAAGTAGTAGCCATCTCTATCGTTGACAACAACGTTAGCTCCACAAACCTAGTTGGAACTCAGGCATCTGGGTTTTTCGGGACTCCTACTATCAACTTCAACACGTCAATTCCTGCCGGTGTGACTTACCGCATTTATTACGGGGAGCGCAGCAATCTAGCCTCCCTTCCGCAGAATGCATTCACGACGATCAAGATTCGAGGGGCTCAGGAGGTTTCCGCCGACATTGAGCGCACGCTTCGTTCACTGCACTCCAGTTACGAGACTACATGGGATGCACCTTGGGATGCCTCTATTCGTTCTCTCACGCAGACCGGGTTGGATGGGCGTTACCGTCTTTCCACCGTGGATACGTCCGACCCGTACTCAGCGAATAGCGCAGGTGCCGGTGGGTACATCAAACGGGATGGACCTGCCCCGTATATCTCGCAACCTGCCTATGATCTTAGCCAATTTGGGCAGATAGGTGGTGGTGCCTACTACCCTGACCCGATCATGGCCTCATGGCGGCTGACATCGCAGAGAACCAACGTTGCCTCTAACTACAACAACTCTTTCGGGGGTGATGTAGGTCTTTTTCAAGAGTCTCCATTTCACAGCACTTCGGATGTGAACGAACATGCAGGTGATCGCGTGGCTGGCCCACTAGTGTATGACGTTACCCCGAGAACGTTTACTGCATCCACTCTCGGAGGCAACCAAGTAATTACGCGAATCACACCCAACTTCTTAGCCACAGTGAACCCGGATGCCACCAATACGGTGGATGGCAGGCGCACAGTTCAAGTATCGGTTAGTGACTACCTAAGGGACGGCTCAGGCAACATCGCAATTCGCTCTACTGACTTGATCGAGGTGAGTGAGCCAGGCACTGGGGTAATCATCGGTGTTTTCCGTGTTGATACTGTCTTGAGCGCCTCTAGGATGACGTTGCGCACGCTGCCCGGAGCCTATCCGCACATAGGTGCCGCTAATACTGCATCGAATGTGCTGCTGCGGTGGCTTCAACCAACGATGCAACTAGGTGGCAGGTACCGAGACGCTACTGATGGGAGTCAAGGATTTCCGTACTTCACCGTGGCGGCACCTTCCCCAGCAGTAAATGCATGGAGTTCTAACAGGGGCACGCTCAATGCCGTGTTCTTGTCCGCCATTATGGATCGGACTCTCATAAGTGGTGGAGGTGGCTCACTCTACAACTCAATGGCTTGGGGCGGCTTCGGATCATCCGGGTATTGGTTTGTAAGTGGGCAACTAGATGGTGATGGCAGCATTTCTACAACTGGTGGCAAGCAGCGTTTCAACATCATAGGGCGGCGCACATACAACTATGCCCTTGGCGAGGGTGGAAGATCTGTTGTTTGGGATCCCTACGTAAACGGCAGCCAGGTGCACATCTACACGAGCTCAGCTCTTACAACGGTCTCTCCAGTGGTGTTTTCTGTTAGCACCACTAGCGGGTACATCCCGACAGCTGGAGATGAGTTCGACTTGTTCTTCACGGTTTTGGCCACCACAGCCCCTGGCACACTCAGCATCACGTGGCCATCGGACTTCGTGTTCAGCGGTAATGATGATGAGGTCCCAGACGGTTACCCAATCTTTGGCCCTAGCCCGGCGACTATAACGATTCATTACAAGTTCCGGTACTTGGCGACGCCAAGTGCCACTGGTTGGTACGCCACTCGTACCGACTTCTAACAGAAAGTGTTGCCATGGCCATTTACAATTTCATTCAGCAGGTTTTCGATTCGAACCCGAAGATGGCCTCGTCCATATTGACGTTTTTAGGGTTGATGTTCACCACATGGCTAGCCAGGTACAAGATTGCCCCTTCCAATTGGATATTGATTGCAGCCAGGGTCTTCCTGGGGGCAGTCTTCGATCAGATTCATCCAGCAGCGTTCAAGAAGTTGGCTTTGGCTTCGCGTAAAGCACAGCTTTCCAGGAAGCTGAAAGTCGCCACTGCTAAGTTAGAGAAGTCAGAGTCTCCTGTAGAAGTTCCTGCAGGATCTGACACCACAGTGATTACGGAGAAGGATGTATTGTCATGAATAAGTTGAGACTACTATTTTTGATGCTCATGTCTGCCCTACTGGGCACAGGTTGCGCGGGCGTTACAAAGCAGCTCACCGCGATTACGGTGCTCGAGCACTCAGCACTAGGCTACGTGCAGGATTTGACCACCATAGCCACTGAGGCGGTAGCTCTTCTGCCCGTGGATCAACAGGCGGCTCGGCGCGCACAGATTACTGCAGCATCTGCAGCCATTACCACGGCCATGTCGGCGAAGGATGTAGCCATGCAAGATGCGGCTGCAGCCAACAGCTTGGCTGGTATCGACTTTGGGAAACTGACCCAAGATGTGATCACTGCCGTACAGGCATTTGTTGCCTTGGTAGATTTGATTGGCAACGATGTGGCCTCTACTAAGGCAGTGGCCGGCGCACCTACTGATGTCGTGCAGAAGTTGCACAAGAGTACTCAGGAGGTGAGTGCCGCGCTCATTGTGCAGCAGATGCGAGTAAAGGCGGCCTTGGCCCAATGAAGTGGCTGGCCGTCGTATTGATGGCTGGGTTGATGGGGTCATGCATAGTGACCCCAGCTCCTAACCCTATTCCTCCACCCGATCTTGGCACCGGAGGCTCGCCTCCAGTATGGGATGCAGGTGGTTCCCCTTGCGATGTGATGTGCGCCAACTTGGCGGCAATTTCATGCCCCGAGGGAGTTGATATCAATTGCGTCCCGTTGTGCATCACCATTACGACTGATACACGATTCTCGCCAACGGCGGGGGACGCCGCGCACTTCTTGGAATGTAGAACCAATGCGAAAACACAGGCGCAGGCCCAGCAATGTGGTCCCGCTAGCTGCAGGTGATGAAATGAAGTTTGGAGCAATTCCGACACCGGCGCACATCTTGGCTAAGGTTCCTTACATCCACAGCTACATGGATGAGGAACTTGCCCCCTTGATTCCAAATCAGACCATTTATTCAGCGGCTGTGAAGGGACAATGGGGAGACCTAGGGAACATTCATTACAGCGATTGTATTTTCGCTGGCTTCGGTCATTACAAGCAATGCACTAGCGTGAATGCCAGCGGGGTGCAGGCTGTTGTAACGACCGATCAAGTCCTTGGCTGGTACAGCGACGTCAAGGGTTTTGTCAAAGGTGATCCAGCCACAGATAACGGGGCATACCCGATTGAGGCCTTGAACTACTTCGTCGATAGGAAAGAGATCGTTGCCTATGCACGCGTGAATCTATTAGATCCAGCATGCGTGGCTCGAGCCGTAAATCTCTTCGGTGGTATCTACACGGTAGTGACAATGCCAACCGCCTGGAAGACATCAGTCGTTTGGGGAGCAGGGCCTAATAGAAGCGGAGTCTGGGCTCCTGGCTCTTGGGGAAATCATTGTCTTTACGTCCCAGACTACAACTCCTCCATGACGCTGAACTCGGTGTCTTGGGGCACAATTTATCCCATCACCGAGGACGGCTATGAGGCGTATATGCCCGAGGCCTACGTACTGCTCAGTGACTACTGGGTAAACACCATCGGGAAGACTATTCAAGGGTTCGATTTGAGTAGCCTCACAGATGCAATCAAGCTAGTCGCGTAACAAGGAAGCAAAGGCGTACGAGATGGATCACGGTTCAAACACACCAGCAAACGGCATCCATGGCGTGATAGCCCTCCCGTACGCCAATGCGGCTGCTCGTTTAGCAGTCGCTAGCTTTCCCACCACGTATTTGTACCGGGTCGCCATCGACGAAGACACAGAGCTGCAATGGCTTCTCGCAAGTGTTTCTCCTGCGCGATGGATCCCACTTGGTTCAATTGCCACTGGTCTAAGGGCCACCGCAATTGCCATTTCAACAGAGAACATCAGCAGCCTTTCTGGATTAGACAAGATTGCTGATGGCGTAACCCTAGACACAGATGGGTATAGAGTGCTGCTCGACGGGCAAGATACTGCCACGCAGAATGGTCTCTGGGAGGTGCATGAGCTTGCTTGGGTTCGATCTTCCGACTACTCCGCGAACACCCACGTATCGGGGTCTATTGTTCCGATCTTGTCAGGTGTGACGTACAAAGGAACCTTGTGGATGTGCGACGCACCCGCAGGCTCTGATGTAGTTGGTACAGACAATCTGCACTTTGTTTGCGTAGGTGGGGCTCCAACGAACATCAAGGTTTCGTTCGACATAGATTTGACGGTGGCAGGCAATGTGGTCATAGACACTCGCCCGGCAGTACCTACAGGACCTGGCAGATGGAAGTTGGTCTCCATTGATCTGCGTATAAAGGAGGCGTTATCAGGTGGTACTGCCCCTGTGGCACATCTAACCATTGGCTCGGAGTCAGCGGGGAATCAAGTAGTTACTGATCAAACCATCAATGAATCAGTTGCCGTGGGGAGCATCATAGGTGGTTTCGCCCTTTCCTCTTTAGGCTCAGATATGTCGCAATCTACTGGGTTTGAGGCCATGTACCCCGCGGAGCAGCAGCTTTTTGCTGGTGTATCTAACACAGGGGTGCCAACAGCTGGTGTAGTGACTGCCGTCATGATCTGGAATGCAATGCCGTGAAGGAGCTAGGGGATGCCACGTAAGTTTTTGTACACCCTTCACGCGCTGGTTTCCAATTACTCATCAAATTTGGTGACGCACTTGCTGCGTGACGGCGCAGGAGCCTGGTCAGTGATTGAGAATATCACTGCTGGTCCTACCTCAAATAACCTGTCATCTATTGCCTGTAATATTCAGGGTTCTCGTGTGCTGTTTGCTAACTACCCTTCTGGGACTGTAGTTCCATTAGGATTTTCCGGTAGTACTTGGGTTCCAGGTGCCCCCGTTTCAGCCCTTGGTGGAGGAAACATCTCCGCAGTAGCTATGTCCGATGACGGTAAGCACTCATTAGCGTCCGGGGATTTCACCGCTGATGTTTCTCCATTCGAGTTCGATGACAGCTCTGGTCTTTGGGTTGCTCAAGCTCCTGTTGTACTTCCGTCTTCGCACCTGAACACTGTAGGCATGTCCCGCGATGGGTCACGAGCTATGGCAGTCCCAAAGTATGACGATGCTGCATATCCACTTTTCCGTAACCCAGGCACAGGTACTTGGACTGCGGGAAGCGGTATGCCCATAAACGTCTCCTCTGAGAGGTTCTTCTCGGCAGGGTTCTCTCACGATGGCGATACTGTCGTTGTGGCGAGTAACTATGCGAGTTCTGACTCAGACGGCTTCGTCTGGAATGGCAGTGGCTGGGATCATGTAGCCGTGCCGTTCTCGTTGAACAGCACCTCTTGGCGCCCCGATGGGCTGTCTGTGCTTGGCGGCAATGGCGCGGGTGCGCCCGGTTCAATTACAGCGATCAACTATGATCCTGTGTCCCATGTATTTTCCTCTGGTCAGGTTATTAGCGTCCCCGGATCAGGCATTGCGCTCAAGACTGCTTTAGCCAACGATGGAATTGGCGATGCCGGTTTGGTTGCAGACTTCACGAGAAGTCAGGTTTTTCCTCTTGATTACTCGCGCAGTACAGGCCTTTGGTCGTTAGGGGATCCCATCACCAGCTTGCTTTTCTCCAACCCATGGAACATCCTGGTCTTCCCAGTCTGGTGAGCAATGACCGACTTGGTTGAAGTTTGGAATGAGACTACTGGCCCGCGGATGGTTGATACATCCGAGTTCGGTGGTGGCGGCACAGGTAGTGGTCCTCCGGGACCAACCGGTCCGCGTGGAGCGACTGGAGCGACTGGGCCTGCTGGAGCCACCGGAGCTACTGGCCCAGCTGGTGCTCGAGGTGCCACCGGTGCAACTGGGTCTACAGGTGAGCAGGGTATCGCGGGCGCCACTGGAGCTACGGGCCCTGCGGGTGCAACTGGTGCCACAGGCCCTGCTGGAGCCACTGGGGCAACCGGTGCGACAGGTGCGACAGGATCTGCGGGTGCGACGGGTGCCACTGGAGCAACTGGTGCGACCGGTGCGACCGGTAATACAGGTCCTGCCGGAGGCGGTGGTACTTACCCAGGGACGTACACGTACGCGACGCTTCCTAGCGCGGTAACGGCAGGAATTGGTGCGCAGCAGATCGTGTCTGATGTGCCTGATTGTGTTTTCATTTCGAACGGAACGTCTTGGCAGCCATTCTGCAGCGGAGTCCCTGTAACTCCACCATCAATACCAGTCTCAGCGTTGACTGCATACAACTCAAATGCAGCCACTGTGCTCACGCAGGAGGGCCCGTTCTGGAGATATACTTCGTCCGAGTCGCTAAACAACACACTCCGTGCTTGGATGGTTGGCCCTATCGCAAAGGATGCAAATGGCCAGTACAGCATTGAACTCGGCATAGATTCGGCAGACACCCTTATGCTGCTACCCTTTGGTACACTTGGGATTTTTGCCACGGACTCAACTCAAGGTTGTACTTGGTTTTGGTACACTCAGCCTTCCGGTGAGCAGGGCATGTCGTCCCACTATTTTTCTCCAGTACCTTTTTATGCGTCGTCTTCCGGGACCACTCCGGCGGGCCTTTCTAGAACGCTAAGATTCATACGACTTGGCTGCATTATTGGTCCAACTTATCTCATTGATCTATCAGTGGATGGCGTGCATTGGGTTCGTGTTTTCAGCGGGGGTGGTTGGAACATCAACTTTGGTGCTCCTGTGATAGTTACTGACTTTGGCGTTGGTATTGATAATTCTGTGAACTACTCGAATGGCGTAGCCTCTGGGACCAGCAGGACATATGCTCGTATTTGCCACTTAGTGCAGACGGCAGGACCCCCACCTGCTCCTATCCTATGACGGCTTTCCGCCAGTTTTGCTGGTATACTAGCGGCTGTATTGGGCTGCAAAGAGCTACTCCATGATAGTCATTCAAAAGTACGCCACAGTGGCCGAGGCCAGGTTCAAGATCAGCGGGGGTATCGTTGGCGGTGTCAAGACCAATGAGCCATTTGGAGGCCTGGTGGGCACCACCATCACGTTTCTCAATCCCGCTGGGCATTGTACTTTTTCCCCAGCAACTGTTGCCGGATTTGGCCAGCTTCTTTTCTCAGACGTAAAGTCTCAGATTGAAGCATCTGCAGGGCTATCGAATGTAGATGTGGTGACTATCAACAACGTGTTGGGATTCAGGCATAGAGTCAGCGGGCAGTCTATCAAGTTGGACGCTGCGGATGAATCGGCCCGCACAATTCTTGGCTTCGAAAACAACAGTTACATCGGTGGGGTTTCCCTAAATGGACCATCCGGCGCACTGCCGAAGTACCTTGAAATGGTGACCGAGAACGGCGCCGTGTACGTGTCAGCGGAGATTGCTGCCGATGACACAGAGTCAGCGATGTCTTTCGGTGGAAGTTACGCGGTTTCTATGGGCGGCGAACAAGCAAGGGCAAATGGTTGAACGATGTCTGAAAAACTTTTAGCTGATTGGTCTGAAGCCGACGGCATCCCTCGGTCCATTGCATTGACGGTGGCTAGCTACGCAGCGCTGATGGCTGCCACTGCGTTCCCTGGGAAAGCAGCGTTTGACGTCAGTGATCAGGCGAAGCTGGTAGAACTTGCAGATTGCCGACAGGTATGGAGGATGACAGCGTTCTCCCCACCTGCGTGGGATCTGGATGACGCAGGGCCCGACGATCATACGGCAGACTTCCAGGTGATTGGGGTGCTGGCAAGCTTGACCGGCTTAGCCTCCAATGCGTTTGATGTAGGAAATGGGACGTTAGCTGCCGGAAAACGAGTTTTGTCGGTGGTCCCTGGTGGTTACCAAGGACTCTTCATTCTGTCGGCGAATGGCTCAAATTGGGATTTGACTAGAGCTCCTGATCTGTCTGCCGATGGGCAGGTGATCAATGGTGCTGCGGTGACAGTCCGCTTCGGTCAATTCTCAGGTAACTTATACGTTCAACTAGGGACGTCGCTGTCCACCTTGTCTTACGCAGCCCCTAGCAACTTGTCAACGTCAGCTGCCCCCACGCTCACAGGCCCATCATCGACACTATTTGACTTTAGCCAGTCCCAGACGGTCGAGATCATACCTCTGGCTGGGAATAATCCGGTGGCAGGTACTTGGGAAACTCTCACTGGTTTGACAGCCTCCAATGGACAACCTGATGCTGATGGGATTCCCAGGGCTACGGCTTTTACGGAGACAGGCACTGGCGTGAGGGTGGCTAACCATACACCCGGCAACGTCCCACAAGCAGGTTGGGTTCGCGCTAAGTTCTCATATCTCCCTGGGCCTGCGTTTGACCCGAAGCACCTGATCTTCATGATCTCCGGGTACCATTGGCTGCTGTTGCCCACGCTACAGAGTCTGAAGTATCCGGGCAGTGACGCGAACTACACCGTCTATGGGTTGAACGGGACGGTGTTGTACTACTACGGGTTCAAGTTTACACCCCGTGGTAAGTGGATTGACTGTGAGTATGAAACGAACATAGCGGCTGCCCACGTGGACGTTGCTCAATTTTGTTCTTTTACCACGCGTGGAGTGTCGGCTGCCGCTAGGGCAGGCGTGATTATTTCTGCAAGCAATGTGCAGCTGCAACAGGATCGCGTTGTGTCCGTGACGCCTGTACGAGGAAGCACCGATTCTCTTTTAGCCCAGAGCACCGACACTGCTCGTCCTGTACTTGCACCTGATATTTGGTTTGGGCATCCGGCGTTGGTTGAGGGCTATGGGAACAATTGCGCTCTTACCAAAGATATAGCTGCTTGCACACTAGCAACAGTTGGCGTGGTCATTTGGGTGGGATGCATACATCCGTCGACTACCTCTAGGCAGATTTATTCTCTCAACGGCACCGTCAGTAGACTTGCGCCGGAGGTAGATCCGACGGGTTTCTGGAGAATATCGCGTACCGATGATGCTGGTGTGACGACCTCTCACCTTACAACGCATCCTGTTGCTCCTGTTCCGGTGCATGTTGAAATTGAGCAGGGGCCTACTTCAGCGACTCTATACATCGATGGGTTACCAGCGTCTGGCGGTGTGCTGGCCACATCCACCGTAGCCACGTTTACGAGTCACACGTTATTCGGAGGAGATTCACAATCTGTTGTTGAAACGCTTTCTGAGGCGTTTGGCATGGCATTGACTGCCGCCCAAGTTGCCTCGCAATGCGCTGAAATGCGTGCTATGGCCTATCTTCCTGCGAAATGGCCTGCACTGCTCAACTCTGGTCAGAGCAATGCTGTTACTGTGAAGGGAACTACAAAAGCCTTGGTGGGTAATGGGATCTTCGCGCACCCAGGGTACGCCTTGTATGCTGGAGACAACGGTGGCTACGCCACAACGACTGGGTGGGATACTGATCCCATCACGGGCCCAACTGGTGGTGTAGGCATACGCCTTGGGTGGCAGGCAGAAGCACAGAAGAATAACCAGCCGGCAATTGCTATCAATATTGCGCATGGTGGCGCCGCCATTACAGCCTGGGAGCCAGGCGGGGCGGATTATGACTACATAGCCACTACACTTGCCACAGCGTTAGCATCCTTTGGAACTCATCTGATTAGCGTCGAGGACATATTTTGGACACAGGGTGAGTACGAATCCAATGACCCCGGTACGGTTGCAGGGTATTACGCTGGAAAGCTTACGGCACTGATAGCCTACTTGCGTAGTTTGCCAGGGGTCAACCCCAATGCTTCGTTTGGGATTCATCGCGTCAATGAGTGGCTTGGCCCCGGAACATTGGTCCCCGTTGTTTCTTACATGAGCTCGGCCCTTGTTAGAGCGGATGAGGATTTAGTAGCCGCCACGGTACCTAATTGCTACAAGACTGACCTCAGTGGTGGTGCTCAGACCAATTGGTGCGTGCACTACTCCCCTGCACAATGCATTGAGATCGGTCGCATTGCTTGGCGGACGCGTCATCGGCAGCCAGCCAGAATACAAATTATCGAGGCGGACAGGCCGCAGCGCGGTACCTGGGGAGCAACAGGCGGCTGCTTTGATTTTGAGCACAACGTTGTACTGTCTGGCACGAATGTTGTGTCGGTGGCCAGTACTGAGGGTACCGCCATTCTTACATCGGCTGGGTCCCCCGTGTTGACCACGGACCCATTGGGAGGCAAGAAGCGGGTCACTGTTGCTGCAGGTCGCTACCTGCAGAGTTTGGATTCTGTACGGTGGGGTGTCTATTCAGGTGCATCGTCATTCCTTATGGGCATGCTGTGGTGGATTGGCTCCGGTGGCGAGGAGAATTATGCAGTGCTGTCTTCTCTTGATATTAGTAATTCAGCGTTTCTCATCAAGAGCAACACCATCTATCGTCAAGCGTACAGGAACGGTGGAGGGTCGGCGCTGGTATTTGATGCCCCAGCAGTAGCAGCGCCAGGAACACAGCAATGGGCCGTATACGGCGGTGATGGGACCAATCTATTCGCCATAGACTCGGCAGGAATTCGTATTGCTGTAGATACTACGGGGGCTAGGGTTGGTGTAGACCGCTTGATGGTCAATCAGGCTCACTACAACACCCAGTCTTGGGGTAACTTCTCGTTGCGACGGTTGTACATAAAGCAGAGTACACCAGCACTTGTATTCAGTGATGGCATTGACCTTGCCACGGCATTTAGCGCATTGTTTTGAGTAGCTAAAGAAAGGCCAGGCATTGCGCCCTGGCCTTTCCGCCTATGCCGCTAGGGCCATTAGGCACATCAGGAAATGCTCGGTTTTGGTCATCAATGGGCTATGCGCTGTTGACCACGACGTTCCGGAGAGGCCGCAGTTTACGCAAGTCCACATTAGACCGTGTCGAAGTATCTCCCCTTTGCACGATGCACTCATCGGTAACCTTTCTGCGTACTTGAGTGCAGGTTTCCTCAGTGCGATCACACCAGTTCACACTGGAGAACTCGTTGTAGTAACAAGTCGAGATTCGGATCGTCCTGTACCAGGACCCCTAAGCGCACGGCCAGGGTTCTCAATTGGTTGTAGCCAAGTCCTAGAAGGTAGGCCTTGTCTACTTCAATCGTGTCTTGAACCCTGGCTCTGATGCAGTTGGGCCAGACCTCGACTTTTACTCGTTTCCCTGGTCTAGCACCTCTTCATCCTCGCCACCTGGCGTGTTGGCTTCCAGGATGGTCTTGATGCCTGGGATCTCCTCAAGTGCCATGGACACAATCTCTTCGCGGCTCATTTGGCCCGCTGCCGCCTGCTCGAGGGAGAGTAGGGTCAAGGCGCTATTGAACATGACAGCTACGGAAAGAGCCTCGATGGAGGACTGCATTCCGCCCAAAGACCCTTCTACGTTTTCCGCCAGACCAGACATCCCTTCGCAGCGCTCAGAGATTGTTTTCAGTAGCTCCATGGTCTTGGAGGCCCCAGCGGCAACAGCCGCCGTGGCTGGGGATCGGGCAGCAGCTGGATCGGTGACTGGTGTTCTGGCCTCTGTTTCTTCCGGTTCCGCGGCGGCCGCTGGCTTTCTCGCAGTAGCGGCACCGGCCTTACCCGTGGCTGGTTGCCTGGAGGCAGCTGGCTTCTTACCTCCACCGCGCTTTGATTGCACCAGACTCAATAGCTCTGTTGCTTGCTCTTCGTTCTTGAGCTGCATGAAGGCAGCTTTGTCTTTTTCAGTAGCGAATACACCCAATTCTTGGGCGAGCAGGCGCAGATTGAACCTCCCCAGCTTGAGCATGCCGTCGTAGTCATTGGGGGCGTTCTCGAGATTGATCTTCACAGTGGTCATGGTGCGGGTTTCCTCACTAATTTGTAGGACTCTATCAGTTGTTCAGCAGAATTGTTTTGCACTAGGCAAGTGATTACTTGAATGTCGGTGCAACCAAAGCAGGGCCTTGGGTTTGGGTTTACTGGATCCTTGAGTGCCTTTGCGGGGCATGTGATTTGGGTGACCATCTTCTTCCACTGATCTAAGAGAAAAGCAATGAAGGCGTTTCTCCAGGAATTCAGTACGTTGTCGTTTTCGTCGATGGCCTCTGGTTCTTCGGTACCCTCCAGGTAGGCGATGAGCATGTCGCGCGGGGTAGTCGGTAGTATCGCGAGCCCAGCTCGAATGCACATTTGGTATAGCTCGGTGTAGTTGTAACGTTCCCAGCGCATGCCTGACTCCTTTGCCTATTGCAGACTGCAGGCAGATGCTAGAAATGGGCAACCCTCCCCATCAAGGTTCCATATCCAGATCTCGGTGGCGGGGGTTTTGCCGACACATTTACGGCTCACGGACATCATGTAGTTTGAGTCGTCAATTGCACTGGCTTCGGCGATGACGTCTTCGAGTACCTTGACTCGGTTGCTGACGTCGGTCCTCTTATACCGGTTGCTTGTCTTAGTTGGCCAGCCTTTATTTTCCAGGTCTGGCATTTCAAATTGAGCGAACAGGACGTAAGTGCCACCTGGTTTGAACCACCTCATTTGCTGTTGGCAGTTCTTTACCAGGTAAGAGACTGCCTCCTTCTTGAACTTTGCACCTGTTGAAGATAGTGCCAGGATTGCAATTTTCTTGAACCCTGTGCCCTTGATCATTGGCCGATAGAGCTCGTTTACGGAGGGTGGCAGGTAGGGTAACCGGATGTGGATCATGGACCTCTGACCCCGGGTGTACGCATGCCGTAGGGCACGCCTCCGCGTCCCTGCACATTACCCCCTCGGTTACCCCCATCGAAGTTTTGCCTTCTAATTTCCACCTGCCTGGAGAGGAGTTGGATCTGCCGGTATAGGCTTTCAGATTTTGCCCCAAGGCGTTTGGTCAGTTCTGTCAAGCGAAGTTTCTTCTGCTTGAGAACCACGTAGCGTGGATTGGTCTGGATCCTGTCCTCCATCTCGGCCGCTCCAGGGGGTTTGGTCTCTCCGCCCTTGGTAGTCTTATTGCTGTTCTTTCGCAGAGACTCCCGCAAGTGCGAGGCTATGTCCTCCATTTCGTAATTCACTTCGAGCAGGCAGGACTCATGGCTGGCGAGTACCTCTGTCAGGAAGGTGTACCAGGCCATGAATTCGGCATAGCGAGTTGTGTACGCGGTACTGTCCGGGGTTGTTAGGTCATCCGCGGACAGGGATGGGCAAGGAAACGACGGTTCTGTCGTTGGTGGTATGCCGAGATCGTTTTCCAAGTAGTTTGTAATCTCCCCTGCGTACTCCCAGCGTTGGTGGATTGCAGTTTCATCTCGCTCTCCGACGCTATCCATACCTGGCGGTATGTAGAGCCCGCCGTGTGGTGTATTTTCTGTCATGATGGACTCCTGGGCACGCGCATGCCAATACCGCCAACTCGCGCAGTGCGCTTGCGCATTTCATTTCTAGACTTTATGGCCGCCTTGCGACGTTCCATTTTCTTCAAATGCTCGGGTTGGCAGAGCCAAGCGTACCCGCAAAACTCGCATACAAGCCCTTCCGTACGAGGTGGTATCTCATTGATGGTGGCTAGGTGGATCACCTCTTTGGTCTCTGATTCAATTATGTTCCAGAGGTCGTGCTCGAACGTGAATAGGTACGGAGGCTTGCTAGGGGAGATGTTGGAGTTGCTCTTGTTGATGTACTGGGTCCAGAGCAGCGGTACATCGAGGCACTTCATGTAAACGCAGGTCTGCCTCTTGTGCTCCTCAGATGGCTTTATCCTTTTCGCGAATTGCTTATCCGAGTCGCTCTTGATCTCCAGCCCCACTCGCAGGACCACTTCTCCCCATGGGTGGTCACGCAACTCGATGACTCCATCGCAGCTCGAGTGAATGCCGTATTGCTGGGCGATGTCCTGTAGTGACGGGTCAATGCGGACCTCCTTGGCAAAGGACATTAGCCCGCCACTCTTTTCGCAGATGCGTCTCCAGTCTTCCTGGATCATGCCATGGAACATGTGCCCAGCTCGGAACCTCTTCTTCCAGGAGGAATCCAGCGTTGACTTCTCTGAGCGCTTGGTGCCAGTTATGGAATACCAGACTTGGCGGCGGCATTCCCCAGATAGTTCGGACGCGTGCACTCCTGCCGCGCGCCCCTTGGCTCCGTGCCACCCGGCGATGAATGCTACATCTTCATCGTCGTTCTTGACGAACTCCTCGTACAGGGTCCCTAGGTCTCCTGCCCACAGCATGTAGTTGGCGACCACCTCTGCTGGTTGCGTGTAGAGGTCAGCTACTGTTACAAGTCCCATAAGCCTTGAACTTTCTCAGTCTAGATAGAATACGTCTATCCGTTTGCCTTTGTAGTTCCATACCTCGACGTGCTTAGTGTCTTCGCTGCCTTGCTTTTTCCATTCGGCGCGCACTTGGTCACGATTCAACATGCAGCGCATGCCGAATTCAATGAATTGCAGTCGTAGGCCCTGTGGGTCAAGGTGTAGCGCCGTCGAATTTGGGAATACAATGATGTCCAGATCCTTGCAGCTATTTCCCTTGTGAAGGACTCCGCCAGTCATACCAACACTGAATCCGACGATGTATTTCTGCAGTTCTCGGCAGAAGGTGAGCGCCTCATCAAGTGTCCACTTGACTTTCATGGTAGTTTTCCTTGTTGTTGCCTTACCCACGACTCGTACGGCATGCATACCCAACGCTCATCGGTTCTTCCTTCAGGGGAGACAAACGATATGTCGAAGATGGGTACTTCGTGGAAGTCGCACTCTCCACGAAGTTTGTCGATGAGCCTCTTGGTGATCGAGAACGACTTGGACCGGGTGAATTTGCACTCTGCCCTGAAGTGCTCAAACACCTTGACTACGTCGCTTTTTGCCCACGGGAGGCACCCAGAGCCTCTCTGGGTTTTGCCTCCTGTAGCTTGCGCTAGTTCATTCTCTTGTCTCTGGGAACGCCGGCGAGTTGCCTTCGCTGATAATGCTCGCATGCGCTACCTGTATGTACTTGGGACGCCGGCAGCGGCCAATATGGCCGCACGAAGTTGCCACTCGCTGTCAGGTTCTTCTTGTAAGGCCTGCACGAACAGCTCAGGGCCTGAGATGTTGCAGAGGTACTGGTCTGGTTGGCCATTGTTCATGAACGTTAGTAGGCCCTCGTATTCTCTGATGACACCATAGCGAAGACCCGAGATGATGATGCTGCGTAGGGTATCGAAGCATCGGGGATCGTAGTAGTAGGGAGTTGATCCTTTGATGCCGTCGTGGGTTCCCTCCTTCCCCTTGCTGACGTCCCAGTTGACGTCCTTGCCTACCACATGCTGATTAGCTTTAGGTCCCTCGTAGAGCTTCCCTCCGCTATAGACTTTCAAGTGGATTGAGCGCCAGTGTTTGAGTGCCCAGGAGCTGGCATCGTCAGACCAATCCTTGGCATACTTTGCCATGGGCGCTGGCAGTTCAGATTTCTTGCGGTTGCTGCGCACCTGCGTAGTCATGATGAGGGTGGTGAAGTGCCCAGGGTTTCGCTTGATAGGTCCGTAGTGCTGGAAGAATCTCGTGATGTTGTTGGCTCTAAGTGCCTGCTGTGCATGGTCGTCGAGAGAATCTAGGGCGAGCTCGGCTCTAGGGGATAGACCCTCGTAGGAGTCGATCCCGACTAGACCGTAGAGGTTCGTTGCCAGGAGGTCCTCCGTTACATCGAGGATGTCTTCCATTGTGGTGGCTTCAACGATGGTGTTTGTCCCAATACCACGTCGCAGGTCTGCTATTTCCTCGGATGTGAGCAGGGGCACTCCTCGGTCTTGCCTCTCTTGCTGTTTCGCATTGATGTAGCTCCATGGCACAGGAACAATCCACCCACAGCGTCGGGCTTGTAGGTAGTCGATGTTTCCTTCAGAATTGGCAAGTGCAATGTATGCTTCCTCGCCATAGAGGCGTTGGTGCATTGCGAAGTAGCAGTAGAGCAGGCTTGATTTGCCTGAGTTGTCTGGGCCTCCTATCGTCACGAATGCCTGTGCTGGCATGCCCCCTCCGGTGTCGATGTCAATTTGCATGACACCGCAGGGCCTTCTTAGGTAGGAGTTTGAGCTGGCTTCATCCGCGGGGATGACCACAGGGCCTTTGTGCTTTTCGTTTATCTTGTGCATCGTCGCTTTGAGCTTTGCTGCTCGCTGCGCCGGTGTAATTTCCGCGAGGCCAAGTAGGCGACCCCGTGTTGGAGTCGCCGCTGGCCTTCTACTCTCCACTGCCACCGCCGCAGCTACGGCGCGTGGTGGTTGCACCGTAGTCTTGGGGGATCTTCTCACTGGCTTGACTTGTTTGGATTGTTTCTTTGCGGTTTTCTTAGCTGCCATCACTCATGCTTTTCGAACGGCTCACTCCCATGGACGGGACAAAAGAGTAAGTCGCCATGCCGTTCGCATTTGGCGCCACACTCTGGGCAGCCCTGTGCGGCTGCCTTTTCCATCTTCTCTTGGTCTACTTGTTCAGATACGGCGAATTTGTCTATGGACATTGGCTTTCTCCAGTCGGCGCTTGAGGAGTCGTTTGATTGTCGTCGACTTGCTGAAGTTTACCCGATACTGGAGTGTTTGCCCGGTCTTCATGATTCCGAAGCGTTTATTTGCCGGAGGTCCGCCTTGCACAGACAATTTGAAGCGCCCCAGGCAGCGCAGTCGAACGTCTGATCCTTTCGCAATCTCTTCCGCCACTAGGTTCAAAAACAGCTCAGTGATGGTGGACACCTCATCGATGCTGTTGTCAGTGGCAAATGCCACCTTTCGATCAAATTCAAACTTATTCATGCTGGGGCTCTACGTCCTCTATTAGGACTCGTATTGCTGCTGAGGTGTGCACCACATCTTCTTTTAGACGTAGAGAAAGCTGTGGCCGTAGTGTCTGGTGAACCTCACTCAGTACCTTGCTCGCTAGCTTTGCCAATCCGAACAGGCGGATTAGTTCATCTACAGCAACAAGAGCTTTCTTTAGCTCCTGATCATCCGCATCGATGTATCCTTGCAGGCACTCTAGCTGGCTCCGTATTAGTTTGATGTCTGAGCGCTTCATGGTCTCCTCCTACTTGGCTGCCCCCCAGGATGGCCCAGACCCCACATCTGCAAGTAGTGGAACTCCGATGTCGGTTGGGAACGGGTGCGCCATCCACTCATTGATGCGGGCTTTGACGATCTCTGTGTACTCCTTGGGGCATGTACCGATGATTTCATCATGTACTTGCATGCGCATCCGGAACCCATACTTGTGCTCGAGTTCACCGTCCTCGCTGATGTTGATCATGGCCATTTTACAAACTTCGGCAGCAGTGCCCTGGATAGGCATGTTGGAGGCTTGTCGTTCAGCCCTGAAGCGCTGGTAGTCGCGCTTGGCCCAGATGTCTGGAAGGCTTCTTCGGCGCCCAAGTAGTGTGAAGGCATAGCCGCATTCGCGTACCTCCTCGATAGCGGTATCGAAGTAGGCACGTACCGCAGGGTAGGTGGCCATGTACCGTTCGATCTTCTTCTCGGCTTCTTCCACGGTGCAGCCCATGCGCAGTGCCATGGCTTTGGCTTTCATGCCGTAGTTGAGGCCGAACCCGATATTCTTCACGTCGCTGCGTGCGTTGAGGCATTCCCAAACACGTGCAGTGAGCGCAGTCTCTGGCAGCTTGCCCTTTTTGACCTGCTTGGAGATGGCGGTGGCCTCTACGATTTCCTCGTAGGGGATGTTGTACATGAGCACAGCATTGCCGGTGTGGATGTCCCAGTTCTTGTGGAAGATCTCCATCATGGCAGGTTCTTGTGCCGCGGCCGCTAGTAGTCGCATTTCTAATTGGGAGTAGTCAGCCACCACCATGTCTTCGTCAGCTTCACAGATAAAGGCATTGCGCAGGTGGAACCTGTCCTTCTCGCCTGTGGTGACGTTCTGCATGTTCGGGTCGCTCGAGGATAGACGCCCAGTGCGCGCTACGTCTTGGTTGAGCCTCGAGTGCACGCAATCATTTGAGTCTAGTCGTCCAGGCATTTTCTCGATGTACGTGCTGTACTGCTTGGAAATGGCACCGTGCTCTACGAGAAATGCTGCTACCTTCCCAAAGTCCTCGTCGGGGTATTCCTCTGCCACGTAGGTCAAGTACTTGGTGTCGATGGAGGGCTTTTTGACTCCAGACTTGCCCCCTTTGGTCATCTTGTGCGGTGTGAGCCGGCACTCGTCGATGAAGTATTTGGCTAGGTCTGGGCCTGCTGTCTTCATCATGCGCCCGGTGAGGCCATTGATCTTGAATCGAAGTTGCTCGAGGCTCTTGATGATTTCTGGTGAGATCTTCTCTAGGTAGCCCCTATCAACCTTGAGCCCATTGCGTTCGCAGCGGTAAAGCACACGAGTGAAGGGGACCTCGGTTTGGTAGAAGTAGTCGTGCATTGACTTGATGCCGGGCCAGGTGTCTGGGTACAGGCTGTGCGTTAGTGCATCCTCTAGCTCTTTGTCCAGAAGTTGCTTGAGCTTCCACGTGGCATAGGCGTCATTTGCGGCATAGTCCACGAGCAGATCTGGGTTGTCCTTTTCAGCCCTACGCAGCACATCGAGCGACGTAATCTGCCTGTATTCCATGCATCCAGTGCGCTTGCACCAATTGCCGTCGGGTCCGTGCGAGGCCTTTGTTCCACCACAAGCGCAGGTGTTGCTCCGCACGCTTCCGAAAGTGTTGGTGAAGTCGGACCACTTCCATCCGAACAGCGACGCCGTCATGTCCTTTAGACCGTGCGGTTCTTCCTCATACAACAGTGCGTGCATCACAGAGACGTCGACAAGCTTGCCCCGAAGCTGGAACCCAGCGTTGGCAAACATGTGCGCGTCGAACTTGGCATTGACTAGTGCCCAACTGCGCTCGTAGTCATTGAAAATGTACTTGAATGCCGGGAACGTATCAGCATTCAGGGTTACACGGCGGTCGCGCCCATTGGAGCTGTTCCAGCTGATGGACCAGTAGTAAGGGCGACAATGGACGATGGAGAGACCATCCGTCTCAGTATCAATTGCTATCGTGCGGTTGTCTTGTATTTCCCGCACTAGCCCGTCTAGGCTTGGGCTTTGTATATGATAGTACTCGGCTTCAGGGAGTTGTATGTTCCAGCCCATAGAATGAAAAGGGGGCCTCCCGTAAAGAAGGCCCCCACTCCTGTGTTTGTTATTCTGGCAAGTAGTCGTCAGCGTCAATGGCAGATGGTTCGGCGTCTAATTCATCTGCTGGCTCTTCATGCGAGACCATGCTGGAGCGAGTTACTGGCGTCCTAGGTATTTGCGCCTCTTCGTCTTCAGGAGGCAGTCCAAATGTCTTTTCCTGTTCAGCTAGCGGTGTCGGTGCGAATATCTTCTTCAGGTCGAGGGGCTTTCGAAGATCTTCTCCATACTTGGCTGGAAGAGGCCGTGGTCCGATGGCTCGTAGTATCTGCAGTGCTGTCTGCTTTCCACCCCCATCTGAGTTGGGGACACGCTTGACTTCTAGGTCGAAGTCAAAGAGCGTCGCCGATTCCGGCTTGGAGCATCCCGAGCATTCAATCATGCTCTCGAGGAACCCGTTGTGTTTGCAGTGCGGGCATTGAACTGCCTCGTCCCGCATTCGGATTAGCTCCTCGTCACTGAGCGCTGTTTCCGCCATGACCACGATAGCTTCCCCGCAATTCTGGCAGAGTAGTGCGATCTCGCTGATAGTGTTGTTACCCCCGCATGTACGGCAGTGGCGGGCCAGCGTGTCTTCATACTCTGTGAGTACTCGGAAGTGCCCGTAGCTCAAGGACCAGTGTTGACGATGTCCTTCCTTTCTCTTGTATCCTGCCGCGGCGTATTCGTCATTGCCGCGCACCGAGCCTTTTCTCCAATCGGTGTATGGCTCTTTGGTATTGGGGTTGATGCGTAGCTGCTTGGTTACATTGTCGATTTGAGGCACCTGGTAGAACGGAGCTTCAACGACTACAGTAAATGCCCACTTGTCCCCGCGGCTCATGGCCTTGGGGTGATCTTTGTCACCTGTGATTTGACGTTGTCGCCACTCCCACCAGTACCAGTCTGCCGCGATGCATGGATCGCCCTTACCCTTGAATTCCCCTAATGCGCCTTCAGATCCGATACAACCACGTTTCTTTCCACCGTGGAAGTAGTTGATGTACCGGTAAAAGGGGTACACCATTTCAACGACCTTACCCGTCTCGTCGTATAGGTAATCCCGGTTGTCTTGGTCCACCACCGGCATTGCGAATTCACCGGGGATGAGGCGGATGATGTCCGAGGGTCCTGTGACGGGAGGCTCATACCGGTTGACGAAGTACGGTGCAGCTCTGCCACCTCCAGTCTTTGGTGCCCGTTTGGAGCCCATGCGCATTTTCTGGCGCAGGCTCATTTTCTTCAGTGCTTCGTTGTTTTTACCAAATGCCATTTGTTCTGCTTTCTATTGCCACTCTGGGCGTTCTATCAATGTCACTCTGTGACCATGATTTCTTGGTAACTTACTGCGTTTGCGATTAGCGACGGGATGTCCTCGAGAGGAACATCCGTGGGCTGAGGGTAGTCATACTCCACAATCCGCACGTGTGCTGAATGAATTGCGAGCTCTTTGCTTACTTTGATGAACCCGTCGACGCCGGCATCGTCGTTGTCCAACATGAGAATGTAGGAGTCACCCATCTTCTCAAGCATCCACTTCTGCTCCCAACTCATGGTCTTGGTCATCAAGGCCACTACATTGGGGATGCCGGCCTGTGTGAGCCACATGCAAGCCTTGAATCCTTCTACGATAACGATGACCGGGTCAATGAGCATTTGCACTTCCGCATAGACTCGGTGTGCATTCCAGAGCAGGTGGCTTTTTTCTGTGTCGTAGGCAGGGAGATCCCAGGCCTTGTACTCTTCCTTGTAGATCTTGTACCGGCTACCGACCACATTTTCTGAGATGGCTCTGCCGCTGATACCCACCAGGTTGCCGGCTAAGTCACGCAGCGGGTACGTGATCCTGCGGTGAACTGCGTCGACTCCCACGCCAAAGTCACGCAGTATTTCCTGCGAGAATCCATCAGCTAAAAGAGAACGCGGGCACTTATGGAAGATGCCCAAGAGCTCTTCTGGTACCCGGCGATTGGTCTCCATGACGACCCCGGGTTTGGTTGGATCCGGAGGGGGTGGGGCATTTTTCTTCAGCTCATCGAGGGTGATCCCGTAATGGAATTGGATGTCCTGTTTGGACATACCCATCTTCGATAGGAAGCCTCGGAAGTTCCCCTTTTCCCCGCATGCGTAGCAGAGCCAAAGCCCAGTGTTGACGTCGATGGCAAAGGATGGGCTGGTGTCATCGTGAAACGGGCAGACGGCAACCAAGTTGTCAGGTCCCGCGTGGCGGACTTTGTGCAGCCGTTCGTATACTATCTGTTTTACTTGCGAGGTGGCATCAGATTCATAGGCCATTAGCGAGGCTTTCCGGCAAGGGTAGGCGTGGTGGCGAAGTGGATAGGGTGGTCCTCTCTCTTTCTGGATTCGGAAGAGAGCTTTGACTTACTTGGTCCAGCAGCTTTTGCCAGCGCCGCCTGGCCGCTAGCCTTTTCGTCTTGTCTGTCGTCGCGAGCTTTTGCGCTTTCAATCTCCTTTGAGCTCAGGTTACGGATGTAGCTGAAGTCAGTTGCTGGTACACCGTAGATTTGGCAACCGTCGAAACGGAACTCGCGAGCACCGCCCACTACCATGGTGATCTTTGGCTTGTTGATGTCGGCATCTGGGTTGCCCTCGATCTCCTTTGGATCCTCATTGATAACGCGGATGGCGGCTGTAACGTCCTGTCCGATAGCGTCTGAGTACGCTATTTCGTCGAGGTTCGCCCCTTTGTGCGCGGCTGCTGTGCGTGTGGCTTGCATGGTGACGACCAGAGGAGTTTTGGTTTCGAGGACCATCTGCCTGGCAGCCCTCGAGATGTTCTGGACTCGGAAGTTGTCCTTCTGTCCGCGTGATCCTTTGTTGTCGCTCATCAAGTAGAGACCGTCGATGAATACGATGTCCGGCTTGTAGCGCTTCACCTTGGAGGTCAACCATTCGATGGTGTCTCCGTTGTCGGTGTCTTTTCCGTCCAGACAAATCATGTCCTTGTTGTACCGGCGAACGTCCCTGGCTAACTCCAACAGCTGCGTTAGGCGAGCACGTTCGTAGTCCGACAGGCGTCCCATCCTGAAGTCTTGGTATGGCAATCGTTGTAGGCAGGCACCTACCCGTTTGAAGATGTTGTCTGCTGTCATTTCCTTGGTGTAGATCAATGGGACTTTCCCATCGTTGAACACATGGGCGATCATCTCGGCCAGAACCCAGGACTTTTTACTCTTTGGCCTGCCGTAGAGGACGATGTAGTCGTCCTGTTCAATGCCCCCCGATGCCACGTTGAATGGATCCCAGGGCCAAGTGCACACCGCCATATTGACCCCTGACTTCCGAAGGTCATGGTCAGTGATGGAGCGTTCGATGGAGTCTGCGAAGCTTACGTCATCGCGTTGGCCGTACCCAATGGACAGCACGTTTTGTTGAAGAAGATGTGCGCAGTTCGATGCTGTGACCACCGGATCGTCGTCCACATCGACGAGTGCTCGGGCGATTGACGCGTTGGTGCGCAGGTGGCGTTCCTTGCGAACCATCTTGAAGTACAACTCTAAGGTTGTTGTTGGATCATCGCAGAATACAAATTCAGGGAATTGGTCCTTTACAGCATTGATTCCCAACTGCCCGCCCCTATTCGAGCGGTCGCGATGTATTTGCTGCATCAGTTGAAAGATGGCGACGCCTTCGCCTGTTTTGAAATCGTCTAGGCTAAGTCCTAGTTCCAGCGCTTTGTCTACAGCACCGTTCCTGATGATGTGACTTAGTAGCGCATGTTCCTTGCTAGCCATGCTGCGGTCTCCGTTGCTGAAAAGGGGAAGTGATACTGCGATTAGGCCAAGGTGACGTCAACCTAATCGCAGTAGACCACAACATGTTGTGCATGTTGTCACGTATGGCACCAAGCGCTGGTGCGTTAGACTGATGGAGCTTCGTTAGCAGTAGTTGCGTGCTCGCCTATTCCTTCAGGCGGCTTGCTGGCTAACGAACCAAAGGCAGTCGGGGATGCTGAGTCGGTTACGAAGACTACCTCTGCGATATCCTGCTCCATGCAGTCCTTTAGGTGCGCCAACGCCTCCATGGTATCTTTCGACCATCTGGAATGGACGCTGGTTTCTCCATAGGTGTTACCAGTTTTCATGTTTACGAAGGCAGCGTGCCCAGTGAGGCTAGGGGCAGCGCTGGCGAAACTTATCGCATCGATGTCGAGTAGCGTAACGGCGTCAAACGCCGGTGTTCCTTGTACTGGCATGGTTACCCTGTCTTGCTTCCGTTGAATTCCGCCCAGCTGTCGCGGAGGAGCTCAAGCGCTTTTGCAAATGCAAGCTCCCCCGCCTTATTGATGACTGCTTCCCTTTGGTCACAGGCCAGGCTGACTGTGACCGAGACTTTCATGGAGCCGAAATCTAGGCTCTCCGATAGACCGATGGCTACTCGGGCTGGGTCCTTTGCACCCTTGGAAAGCAACTTTGTGTAGGCGTCTCCGGTGATTTGCCCAGTCTCAGAGACAGCGCCCTCAGCCCCTTCTCTGACTTTGCTGTAGTTGCTCATACGATGTTGATTGGGTCGGGCTTGTGGTAGCTGCGGCTGACTGTTCTGAAGTACTGGATGCACTCCTTGGGTATCTTGCCGTTGGCAATTGCGGCGTCTACGATGGCTGGGTCGACCTTGAGCACTTCAACTTTGCTCGTTGATCCACCGCATTGTAGAAATAGTTCTTCGCCAATCTCGTCACGCATCTTAGCTGCATCGTACTTGGTACTGACCGAGAAGTTCTCGAAAGGACCGCAGGTAACTTCTCTTGTCCGCACTACATTTGAGGCTATCTCTAGCGCTGTGTTGTATCGATCAACTAGATCAGCTAATCGAATGAAGACCTCAGGGTTTTCCGCCTTGATGGCTTCAATTTCCTGTCGTAGGTCGACCACCTCCTGTACTTCTGGGATTTCCGTGATCGGGATCCGTTGGGCTTTCGTAGGAGTGGGACCACTTGTAATTGCACCGCGTTTTTTACTGGCCATTATTCTCGTCCTCTATTTCCATCTCATCAAGTATGTCCTCAGGGACGTCCATTGCGTAGGATTCAGGGATTACTCCTTCAGTCTCTTCGTAGTAACGGTCGTAGATCATCTTTGCCAAGAGCATGTCGCTCGTGAACTCACGGAAGATGTTCCCATCGGTTGTGTCGTGCCTACTGTCGTACACCGTGGCAATGTCAAAGGTTGGAACCATGATGTATCGAACCTTGTTCTGTTCGATTGGAGTTACCCTGACTCCTTTGACTACTCTCCCCCATTCGTGCTTCTTTGGGGAGACTATTGCGCGCGACCCAGCGCCGGGTATCTGCACTTCCAGTGGGTTGCCGCGAAGCTTTTTGATATTCACGGAATACCCAGCTAAGAAAGAAGCGGCTGGTTGCCCCATGGCCACGATGATGATCGGGTCGATGCTGTAGATTTCTTGAAATAAGCGCGGGGAGCACTTCTCAAGTTGTGCAGCTGTCGGCGGTTGCTCTTGGTAAATGATTCCTCCAGGTCTCCCATTTCTCTCTGGATACATCTTGGGAGATCCGTCATTTCCTAGGACTGGGGCACATGCTCTGCAGGCGGTCAGGTTGGTGATGTAGTAGTTTTTTATGCGGTAGTGGTCCATGCATTTGCGCAATAGGCGACCACCCTTGTCATCGATGTATGGCCTCCCATAGCGCTCGTCGATGTTGCTAGGACTTCTGCCCAGGAATAGGATTCCGCGCTCTTTACCTTCCCCGAATACTACCTGCCCGGCGTTGGCCTGCCGTTGCTTTCCTAGCTCGCATTTACTGCAGTTACCCCACTCTTGTTCCAGCACTTGAATGGGTTTGCTGAAGTCTGGGATGAAAGCAGGCGTTTCGCTACCGATTGATGAGTCCTCTGCCATTCTGGTCTCCAGGCAAGTTTGTAGCCAGCACAATGTTGGAGTTACGTGCGCTGCGCTCTTTGGCTGCTGCCTCCGCTGAGTCTATCGCCTTTTTGATGAAGTCCTTGTACTGGGTGTAGTCTCCGCCTTTTGCGTCAAGGTCCTCAAGGTAGTACAGTTGCGCTCCCGTTAGATTGAACTGCACCGGGCATGGGCAGAGCGTTGAATCCATCCTGGACGAGTAATGAAGTTTGCCCATGCGTGTTCCACCGCTTTGTAGTGGTGTCATTTGCATCGGGCACCCGTAGTCAAAGCACGTGAGGCACTTGAGAAGCCCACCGCGCCCATGGACTTCATCGATGTATTCTCGCGATCCGATAGCCTGTGCGATGAACTTCCCAGTAGTGCAAGTGAGAATTACCCAATGCACTTTTATGGCTGCCGTCTCGGTACCCATAGATCTGTTGTCTGCTGCGCTGCTTGATTCCATGCTGAATTTCCTTGTCTTCTTAGGGTTGCTGGGTGGCCAATGAGCTTGTACCTGAAGGGCCCGCCTTCTTCGACGGGCCAATCACGCAAGTGTCTCCGAAGTTTTCGGCATTGGCTGATGAGGGGTCCTAGGTCGTCTTCGAGGAACACGAGCTCAGAGTGCTTTTTATCCCTGGGGCGTCCCATGATCTGCTGCAAGGTATTCTTGTCCGACATGGGCTCGCTGACCACGATGGCTGAGAGGTTTTTATCGTCCAGCCCTTCCTTGCCGTACTTCATGATGGCAAAAATGACCTTGCGCTCACGCAGCATCTTGAAACGGTCCTCTGGCTTTACTGCCTCTGTGAATAGCCCTGAGTCGCTCTTCATCGTGAGGAGTTCTTTGAGAAATTCCCGTTGTCTCTGCCGGTATAGTCGCTCAGTCTTTCTCCAAATTTCAAATTGTTGCAGTATCAGCACGTAGCTATCCCTGCGTTCCTCGAACGCTGCGCGCTTCGCCGGCGGTAGCGTACTTCTGGTCAGATTTCTTTCTATCTCGGCAAGCGTTGTGGCTAACTTCTGCGCCGCCTTTGGGGTTAGTGCAATGGGCAGTAATTGCTCGCCGACCTCGGTCGGAGTTGGGTATGGGATGTCCGAGTACAGTAGCGTGCTTGGATCTTGCCTGGACCAAAGCGTCATGAGGTTGATAACTTCATCTACAGAGTACGACAGTACTAGGACCTTGTGCTTGGCATCCACCAGCCGTTGTACTTCGGGCAACACCGTGCAGGTCAATCGCTCGCGGTTATTCCCAAAGTGGCTTGCGATCTTTCCCAGATGCAACTCACCGTTCTTGTCGAACACTTCCTTCTTCACTTTCTTGTCTTCCAGGTCAAGCTTGTGACCAGTCCACTTGAAGGAAATGGCTGGTGGGCAATTCTGTATGACGTCTTTGAAGATGATTTCCCCCACGTGGTGCTGGCAGATTACGTGGGATCCATCATTGCGCCAAGGGGTGGCAGTGAGTGCCAAGCGGTACCCATAGAAGAGTGGCGCTGACTTTGAGAAGGTGGGTGCATTGACGTGGTGACCTTCGTCCCAAACTACAAGTCCAAACCTTCTCCTGATTCTCTCAGGCATTGTGTCGGCCCAGCGTGCCAGCGTTTGGTAGGTGGCCATTACAATGGCCTTGTCCCAGTCCTTGGTTTGTCCCTGTATGAGACCGATGCCCCCAGGAACTATCAGGTGCTTGTCTATTTCTTCCTGCCATTGACGGAGCAGATGCGTGTTGTCTACTGCGATGATGGTGGGCACCTGAAGTATGGAGCTAAAGTGAAGAGCAACGACTGTCTTCCCCTTCCCGCACGCCAACTGGAGGGTTCCTCCGTTGGCGAGCAAGAGAGCTTCTATTGCACGTGACTGTAAATCGCTGCCGGTTTGTTGTAGTAACCCGCCAGGTCCTGGCTTCATATCCAGGCACACCTTGCTTTGAACCCCTGTTCGTCGGAAGGACTTGGGCCTGCAGTCAATGCAGGTGAAGTTCAAATCCTCAGGTTTCCAGAATGCGCGTGGAACGACTAGGTGGTGTTCCGATTCATCCCAGAGCTGGAGAGTTTTTACTTCGTCCCTTTCGGAGATCTCAAACTCGAGGGCGTTCTTCACGCCCTCTACGTTGATTTGACTCTTGGGTACATGCAGCATGGTGTCGATGTACCCTAGGTTCGGATCACGCCTAATGAGCTTCATTGGGAGTCTTATCCCTCGTTCGGTTTATTTCCTCCACCACCAAATATCTGATTGTCGAAGAAGCTGCTAATGGTGTGGCCTACGGATTTCCCGATAGACCGAGTTACTTCGATGGCAAGTCGCCTGCCGATGCTTTGCCCTGGGACTACTGGCTGAGGCACTGATAGGTACGGCGGCATGTAGTGGTTCACCGGCATCATCTGCTGATATGCCTGCCCACTATGCGGCTGTCCTGGCTGCGGGTACGCGGTTGGCTGATACGGTGGGCTCCATTGGGGTCGGGGGACGGGTTGACTATATGGCACAGCTGGTCTTGTCAAGTTGGCTGTTGGTACATGCACCGTATTGCCTGCATTCCTTACGGCCTGCAGGTGCGAGGCGCAGGATGACGCGAAACTACATCTGTCCCTTACGTGGCTTCCATTCTCCTCGTTCAAAAACGCTGGATCGTGTCCTCCTACACATTCAGCGGCTGCGCTGCTGTACTGCTTGCCGAAGCATCCTGGTTTTTCGTCCACTACTTGGTTCAATTTCAGCATGATTCTCCTTAGTGCTACCGGCGTATCCTCTGCTCTAGTTCTCTTTTCCCAGTTCTTCTGTGTTGTTTGCAGGTCTTGCCCCCGATATTCCCCTAAACCTGAAGACCTAGTACTATTTCAATGGTATAAACTCCTAGTTGCGCTAACGGAGAAGCATCGATGCACACCACTGGACTGGTTCTAGACTTGTACGACAACCCCAGCGACCTTGGGACCATCTTTCCCTCGTTGGATGAAGTTCCCGAGACTGTGAAGACCGCCCAAGCCTTGACACCGACCATGCTGGAGTCTTTGCCGGACGATGTATTTGCCCTGGTACTACTGACGGACGGGGATCGCTTGCGCAAGTATGCCTGTGTGGACGCTGGCAATACTGAATTGAACGTCGCTTACTTCTTCAAGCATGGGCACAAGTTACCCGCTGATGTTCAGCGCCGAGCCGCGGAGAACTTGAAGATAGCCTGTGCTTGGTACGATGTTGAAGTCCCTGAGGCTCTTGAGAAGGTGGCCCTCGGCGTGAATACGGTATTGACCGCTGTGACAGCCCCGTCTCAGATCAAAGGGGCCGTGGGACAGACTGGCAGGAACTTGGCTGCTACTGGGGCGGCCGGTGGACAGGTACTGACTCCCAAGAACCAGGCATCTCTCGGTCACATGCTCAAGGGAGCTGAAGCTACAGGCACCAGCCTTATGCCAGTGCAGCCGCCCGGCGATTTGGCCCTTGCCAGCGTTCGGGGCAGACCGGGGACTAGCAACACCAGCGTTATGAAATCCGCCGGTGCTGGTCATCTTGTCGATGGGCATCGAGGTGACGTACCGCCAGAGCTCGAGACAACTCGTGGGGCCGCCGGCGAGCAGTACGAGAGCGCGCCGCAGACGCCGAAGACCACCATGAAGCCGCACATTGGCATCATGAACAAGGAGCCACCAAAGCTCATCAGCGAAAAAGAAGCCTCGCGGTATGCGTACAACGGGGTATTCCCGCTTGATAGCTACGTGCAGGTGAAGGCTGCCTCCATGTACTTCGACGCGCAGCATGGCGCCATGGATCCGGGGATGCGTCGAGAGTTTGCTTCCAACTTGGTGCCTCGAGCTATGGAATTGGGCATCGCGTTCAGCAAGGAAGCCGCCGCTTATGGGTCAAGTACCTTCGCCTCTGTGGAGCAAATTCAAGTAGGGCATGATTTGCGCGTAAACCAGCTCCTGGAAAAGCAGGCTGCTGTGCTCGACACACTTTACAGTCATCGCGAGGAACTTGGGCCAGAGTTGTTCTGCGACTCACTTGCAGAGTTCGATAAGCTTGCGGAGATAGACCACTTGTACGACCGGGCCATCTTCGATCCATACATCTCTACGTACGGAGTGCAGAAGCAGGCGGCAGAGAGCGGGAACACTTGGGTCAATGGCAATGACTACGTGACTGAGCGGCAAATCTCCAATTACTCAGTCACCGCGGGGATTACATTAGCCGATGATTACGGGCCTGACTTCAAGAAAGAGTTCATGAAGGACCCCTGGGGTATCTTCATGTCTTTGCCCTTAGAGCAAAAGCGGCGTATGGCTCGATCTGCTACCGACAATAGCGCAACGGGTCTACATGACGTCCAATGATGGTATCTATGAGCGTGTCCTTTCAAAAGTTCGTACTGACAAGCTCGTTGAAGAGGACCCGACTATCGTAGTTGAAACTACGCAGGTGGATGACCGCGTCAATCCTACTGAGCCTGCGGCAGCGGAGCAGAAGACAAAGTCAGCCGCCGTGACGTTGGACAATCTGTTCAGGAATCCCGAATCCCACCCATTGCTTTTGGACTTAGCCCTTCTGGACAAGTATGGGTCCGAGTGGTTGGGGTGGGAGCTTGAGACGTTATTGACTCGCGTGCAGCAGGATTTCCGCACGCCGACCATCGCAGAGATCAACGTGGAGAAGTTGCACGCGTGCATGACGCTGCACTTGGTCGATACCTTCTGGGAGCGCTGGGAGGTATTTTTGCATTGTTGCTCGGCGTTCAACGGCACCTTTGCCGACTTCCACAGCATGCAGATCCCTGAAGTTGCCGAGTGCCTTTTGGCAGTCGACATTGCCAATCGCATTCGAGACGACATGCAATGGAGCGGCGAGGTCAAGACGTATCTGAAAGCAGTGCATATTTACCGCGGGGAAGTATTCCCGCTGCCCCCTATGGACTTTGTGCAGGTGGATGTGTCGGAGCTCCCAGTGGATGCAGCTGCCGTGAGGTCGAAGTGGCCACTGGTGAAAGCATCAGGGCGCGCGCCGCGCGGGGAGACTGCCGAGGATGTGCAGCTACGTAAGATGCTTGCTTCTTGGCAGTACTTGGAGCTTCATCGGCATAGGTTGGAAACTCAACTGCAGGTTCTTCGCCATGTTTGAGACCACGTTGACTCCTTTTGTGATGCGAGCCTTCGTTGACCAGCTCAGCAAAGAAGCTTTGGCTGGTAGTGCAATTCAGGCTGGTTTAGGCAGCGGGATGGGCCTTGGATTAGGCGCTGGACTTGCCGTTGGAGGCGCTCATGGCGCGATCAAAGGTTACCGGGACGCGCGGGCGCAGGGCGCGGGAGTGTTAGGTTCTGCCGGTGCCGCTTTGCAGCATGGTCTTGGCGGTGCTGTTAGGGGAGGTGCCATTGGTTCATTAGCCGGGGCCGGATTGGGCGCGGTTGCCGGCGGGGTACTCCCTGGCCAGGTCACTTCAGCCACGAAGAGCCTAGCTACTGCGGGTAATAAGGCTGGGGCTTTCTCTCGTTTTGGTCAAAGGCAAGTGCACAGTCTTACCGGCTGGACCCCAGGAGGAACCACTAAGTCCATCGAAAGCATTGGTGCAGGGGCTGCAGGTCCGAGAAAAGCCTTGGCGGATGCAAAGCTCAAGGGCGATCCTAAGACCATAGGGCGCGCGCGCTCGGCACTTGCTGCCACGGAAAAAGCTCAGAATATGGGGCTAACTAGTCTTCCTGGCATTGTGAAATCCGTGGGAGCCAATGGGTTGTTGCCGACGGCTAAGGCAGGAATGCATGCTGGGTGGGCCGGCAGCACTCCCAAGATGAAAGCCCTCATGGTGGGGTTGCCAGCGGCGCAAGCCGCGCAGACGCTTCGATCACAAGGAGACCCTAATCATCCAGAGAAGGGTAAGGGTGAGCGAGTGGGTCGACTGCTTGGCGGTGCCGTAGGTACGATGGCAGCTCCCATTTCGTTAGCAGGTGGTTTGGCTTTGAGTACCGCGATGGAGCGCGCCGGAGGAGCTGCTGGGCGCGGAGTAGACAAACTCACCCGAGGCAAGAAAGTCGTTCCTCCACAAGTTCAGCATGAGCCGTCGAGGCCACCAGCGAGTGAGCCAGGGGACACGGGTCAAGTAGCCACCGAGCGGGTGTTCGGGACAGGTTATAGTGGTGGTTCCGGAGGTATGGAGTAACCCATGAGCATTCCTGGCGCGATGAGTATGGGCGGCGTTGGCGCCGGAGGCGGGGGTCGTTTCAATGCAACGCGGGGTCGCATCAACAATGGGTTTAGTCAGGGTGTCAACTACCCAAGCCCATTCTTTGATATCGCTCACACTTACTTGCCGGTCACGGTCAAGGGCATGTTCCGTTGGTGCAGGTATTACTTCCTCACCAATCCCATCATCAATGCCGCGGTTTTCAAACTTTCGGAATACCCCATCACTGAGCTGCTTATCGACCATGAGGACAGCAAGGTTGCCAAGAAGTGGAAGGAATACTTCGAAGACCACTTGAACTATCGAGCGTATCAGATTGAGTGCGGCCTCGATTACCACACGTATGGCAATTGCCTTTCAAGCTTGAGTTTCCCCTTCAAGAAGTACCTGACGTGCCCTCAATGTAAGTTCCAGGCGGAAGCCAAGCGGATACGTCCCCATTGGGTGTTCACCAATTTTGAATTCAGGTTGAGTTGCCCCAAGTGCGGTTACCTGGGTACCGCGAAGTCGAAGGACATCTACTTCAAGAACGAGGCCGGGGTTCGCGTGATGCGATGGAACCCTGAGGATGTTGAGGTAACCCACTCAGATTTGACTGGTGAGTACACGTACTTTTACAACATCCCGCCAACGATCCGCAACGACGTCATTATCGGCAAGAAGGATGCTGTCGAGAAGGTGCCTGAGGTGTTCATCCAGGCATTGAGGCAGCAGAAGGGGATTGTATTCAACCAGGATACGTTCTTCCATCTACGGCGCCCCACGCTGGCAGATCAGGATCGTGGTTGGGGCCTGCCACTGTTGCTGCCCTGTTTGAAGGACACGTTTTACCTGCAGCTGATGAAGAAGGCACAGGAGTCCATTCTGCTCGAGCACATTCTTCCGCTGCGTATCCTGTTTCCGCAGGCGGGTTCTGGGACTTCTGATCCTTACACAAGCATCAATCTTGTCGACTGGCGGGATCACGTAGCTACGGAAATTGCCCGTTGGCGCATGGATCCCAATTACATCCCCATCCTGCCGTTGCCCATTGGTAACCAGACTATTGGTGGAGACGGTCGGGCACTTCTTCTCGTGCAAGAGATGCAAGCACTCAGCGAGCAGCTCATCAATGGCATGCAGGTTCCCCTCGAGTTCATCAAGGGTGGTTTGAGTTACGCTGGCACGAACGTGTCCATGCGCATGCTTGAGAACCAGTTTATCGTGTACCTGTCGCGGCATGAGAGGATGGCCAACTGGGTGATGCGGCAAGCGGCTGACTACCTCGATTGGCCGATGGCGCATATTCGATTCAAGCCGTTCAAGATGGCTGACGACATTCAGCGCAAGGCCTTCTTGTTCCAACTCAATCAAGCGAACAAGATCAGTGACACCACACTGTTGGCGGATTCCGACTTGAGCCAGGAGGATGAGGACAACATCATGGAGCGCGAGACTGCCGCGCGCATGAAAGCGACAGAGAAGCAGCAAATGGCCATGGCGCAGCTTCAAGGTAAGCAGCAGTCCATCATGATGAAGATGCAAGCCAAGGCTCAGCAAGAAGCCCAGCAAGCTGCTATGGCTCCGAACGCCCCTGGAGAACCAGGTGGGCCAGAGGCGAATACTGGAGCACCCGGAGGTCAGGGCGGAGTCCCCGCATTGCCATCGGCATCCCCGGATGGTGCCTCACAGGATCCAATGCCCGCGGTACAGAGCCCGCTCAGCGCTGGACAGAATATGGGCATGGGTACTAGTGGTCCTGCGGGGCAAGCGATGTTGGGTGGTTCGAGCATCCTGGCGATGGCACAGACCATCGCGTCCCAATTGTCTCAGCAGGATCCTGCCAGTCAGATGCTTGCGATCAAGCAACTCAAAACACAGTACGGCCCAGAGCTAGCAGACTTAGTTCTGCAGTACTTGCAGACGATGCCAGGAGCTGCCCCTCAGGGACAACCTGGGCAAGGTGGCCCAGCTGGTATGCAAGCACTGGGGGCTAACGGTGCAGCTGCGACTCAAGTGGACATGCGGCCACTCCCAGACAAGCTCCCTCCGCGCAGAGCTGCAGCTACGGTTTAGACTTCTTTACTGTTTGGGTGTAATGGCAAAGAAGAAAAGAATCGTTGTAGTTACGAGGCTAAATGCAGCTGAGGTGCGGGATTTCAAGAAGGCCAAGAAGTACGTGGTTGCCTATTGTGGCAAGGTATCTGATGCTGAGGTACTTAGATTTTTGGTTCGGAGTTGGGGTGAGTCGGGGTGGGCTTGACTAACAAGGAGCTACGAAAAAACCCCTGCTCGAGCGTAGGGGTTTTTCCGGTTCTGACTTAGGCCTGCGCAGGATTCTGTGCGAACGCCTGCGGTGCCGGCTGCGGCTGTTGTACTTTTGTTGCGGCCTTGATTCCGGTGATGCGACCGGCAACGAAGGCAGCAGTAGTAGCAACAACGCCGATGCTTGAATATACAACGATGGTCCAGGTTTTTGACATGTGATTTCGTGTGTAGCCAATGCGGGCTACTTCTCCTCTACCTTTCTTATACCCGAGTTTTCAGTATATTTTCAGGCAACTTCGGATTGGACCAGATCGTCGAGCTCGATGATTTCTCCCCACTCAGCAGGCTTTGCTTTGTAGGGTGTTGGCACGATGCACCAAATGAACTGCATGTTCTGTGGGGCTACATCAGGCGCCACACCAGCACCGTCTGTTAGGTACATCGTCATGTGCGGTCTTGGGAAGAACTCTGTGTCGACAAAGTTGATGGCTTGTCGGAAGTCTGTGCCACCTCTTCCCAATATTTCAATAGAGCGCAGATCCGCTGGAGTCACCAGGATGGGGGTGCGCTTACCATCCGTATCCGCCTCCATGAACCAGGCATGTTGGATTCCTGTCTGCAGCATAACGTCAGACATGACCTTGAGCGCGTCCGCGATTTGTCCTCTCCCCATCGATCCAGAGCTGTCTACGATGAAGAATAGAACCGGGTCGTAGCCAATGAGTCCCGGTAAGGTAATCCCCCTCAAGTAGGAGCGCTTCGAGGGGCGCCGCATGCTGTAGTCAAGTCCACCGCTGCGGATGCGCCCAATGGACAGGCGAGCCATGTTGGCCAGCTTGCTTCTCCATGGGACATCAAATACGGTTTCACTGACTTCCACCAGTTCAGCCCAACTTCCTGGTAAGGTTCCTCGACCTTGCTGGGATTCCATGTGCTGCTTGATGGCCCGCGCTGTCTCTCTGGCTACGTTCTTGCAGTTTGCTTCTGACCGGCCTTTTTCTGCGCTCTGCTCCTTCTCCAGCTCCTTGCCGATTGGGTTACCTGCTATGCCACCGCAGCATCCGGATAGAATTCTGGGTGAACCTTTTCCTTCAGCCTCACAGTCAGGGCAGTGGCCGCCCTCGCCGTTTTCTCCTTCCCCGTCACCCTTTCCGTGCTGGCACTTCGCGGGTTTGCTGCTCGATTTGCTCTTGCTTTCATACTGCTCGAGGAGCTTGTAGTACGCATCAGCCGTCAACCCTTCTGGGAATCCGTACTGTTCTGGCATGAGCGCCCAGTCCGGGAACTCCCACATGGGTTCAGTGACTATGTTCGATCCGTTCGACGACTTCTGGCCAGTGACACGCACCTGTTTCGTTTGCGCGCGCATTGAGCTGTTGATGAATAGATCCCCAGCGCGGTTGAATCGTTTGGGATCTTCGTAGCCAGATCCTCGCCGTACGTGAAGGAGTTGGGCATGCATGCACTCATGCATTAGGCCTGTAGCGACTACAATAGCGCTAGATGCTTCTACCCAAGCTGGGTCGTATACGAGCACCAAGTTTGCACTTACTCCCATGGGCCCACCTACGAGCTTCATGAGATTTTCTACTGGCGATGGCACCAACGCGTACAAGGTCGAGCACATGTAGGGAGCGTATTGCTTCACATATGCTCGACCGATGACGAGAGGCGAGGCTTTTGCTCGCGCGTGCCACCCCTTACCTGAGGGGTTGCCTGCCATTATTTAGGTCCTTTGCTCCAAGTATTTACCGAGGCCGCTGTCTGCCAATGGCACAAGTACCAGATTGGCTGCTGCCTTGATTGCGGATTTCCCGGAAGCGTGCCCTAGACGTTCCTTGATGAGTCCTTCCACCGCTGGAATTACAATGTCAGACAGCTCAGCGTCAAGCAGCTTGGCAATTGCTTTCCATGCCAGTGGGGCAAGGTCCTCTTGTTCTGCTCGAGTGGGGCGCTGTCTGACGTAGGCTACAGCCCCAGTATAGGCCGCAAGTACAACGTCCAGACGATCTTTGTTGATTTTCCATTTGCCGTTGAGAACGTCGAGGGGCTTGGGAAGGTCCGCCTCATGGAAGTAGCGAATGAGTTCTTCAGCAGCCCCGGATCCTACGCAGGCTTCAATCATGGCATCTCGGATTCCATCGCTCTTCTCTAGGATTCTTGCGGTGGTCCATGCCCTAGTGGCAAAGTCCCATGTGCGGTGAGAGGGCCATGCCTTGCCACAGTTCGGGTCACTCATTGGCGGGCGTTTGTGCAGCAGTGATGGATTGCTCTCGATGAAGCCAGCGAACAGGCTTTGTGCTTCAGGGTAGAGGTTTGGCCACTCATCGATGACAGCCTTCTCGATGTCGTCCAGCGAACCTTGCAGGCGCACCGCGGAAGATCCCATAAGCCACGTGGTCCATTCGCGCGCATCTGGCCCTGGGTCTGTGATGTGGATGAATCGATTCGCTAGCGGTGGTGAAAGACGGAAGCCACAGGCTGCAATTTCCTCTGGATTCATGGCTGCAAGGATGCGCACACGGTGGGGAATGTCCAAGTCTCCGGTGTGTCGTTCATGGATCAAGCTCATCAGCGCTCCCTGCGTTGCAGGCATAGCGCCGTTGATTTCATCGAAGAACAGAATTCCTACCTTCTCTTTGACCATTCTCCGTATCTGAGGAAGAGGGGCGATATGGGTTGCATCACCTTTCCCGTCAGGGATGAGAGCTCCACCGAAGTCTTCTGGAGGATGGGGCGCTGCGTAGATTGTGGACAGGTGGGTTTGCAGGGATGCAGCAATTCCCTTGATGCGTGCCGTCTTGGCGATGCCGGAATCCCCTTCAATGAGCAGTGGTAATCCCCATTTGCAGTCTGGCTTGCCTGGGTAGCCATCCATCGGCGCGGATACGGAGACTTCAATAATCTCATCGACCTCTGAGCTCTTGAGTGTGGCTCCAGACAATGCGCTTGCGGGTGCGGTAACTTTCTTAGCGGCCATTCATGATCTCCATTTTCTTTCGAATATATCGTCTACAGTTTGTACGTCGAAGCCAGCTACGGGTTCAATCCCTTCCGGCCATAGTGGGTTGTCCCTGTTTTCATCGAGATGGTACAAGCACCCAATGCAGATGTGCTTTGGGTCATCGTTGTCCATGTTGACAAATACTGGGCTGTGCCTGCAGTCTGGGGCTCGTTCCGACCAGTGTATTTCTCCAAAGTGAAGAAGCCCCACTAGCTCATTGGGCAGCACATCGCTGCGGCAGATATCGCACAGTATTATGCCGTTTGGATGTTCGAGCGGTGGTAGATCCTCGTGCATTTCAACGAGCTCTTCTTCTGCACTCTCCCAACAATCGAAGCAATAGAATGCTGGTTCATACCTGCAGTTACCATCGGAGGCCAATACATCCAGGTGTTGTACTTCTGCACCCACGATCACTGGCCGTACGATTCGAAGTAGGAATACTTCTGCAACCATTCCGATTTCTTCGATACACTGAACGCAGAAGCAACCGGTGGGCTCTTCCAGTATTAGCTCTTCGGTGTCTTCAGAATCGTCCTCCACTTCCTCTTCCTCTATGTGGTCAGCTACAACCTGCTCCATAGGTGCGTCCTTTCTCTTCCGTGCGTTCTTTCAATGCTTCGCCACCTTTGCTGCACAGTCTCCAGGCGGGTGTCTGGTCCAAAATTCCCAGCTGTGTCGTAGTCCCAAAGTAACAGCATTGCCTCTATGAAGTCGTTGTATTTTCCGTCGTGAACGCGCCGCTCGAAGTTTGTTCCTTCTGGCAGGCAGGATCCCTCTGGATATTGCGCGCGAAGGACTAGTTCATGTTCGAACAAATCGTCGACCAAGTCCTCAGTATCCACGCAGAGCCCAATCCACCCAGCTTCCCCAGGCTCCAGGTATTCACTACCAAGCCACTTGCACCAGGTACCTGGCTTGGATTCCTCAACGAGCACCTCTAAGTCTCGTTGGTTGCAGAAGGTTACGAACCCTTTTTGGTCTAGGACCCTAGCTCTAATTCCTCCAACGGCCCTACCGGCAACTGGTAGGTATAGCCCTTGGATGGTCCATTCACGTTCGGGTATTGTTGGGTCTATGAATGTAACTCCCACCAGACCCATTGTATTTTCTAGTATGTTCGTGCCGGGCAGTACTGCCAGTTCCCTTTGCTCAACTGCAAACGGGTTTACGAGCATTTGCCACCTCCATCTCGAGCAGGAAATCTTGCATTCTCAGGATGATTCCATTCAGTAGGCCAGCGATAAACGCCCAGATCAGGAGAGCCTTCATGTAATTCTTATCTCGGATTGTTCCTGGTGTTTTTTGCTGCCTGTGCCGATTCGTTTTGGTTGACACCGAACAGACTTGCCACCAAAGTCTCGTAGCGTTGGCCGGTACTTTGTGAAGTAACTTGCTTCTTTTTGCCTCGTTGAGTAGTCTTAGTAGGCACACGCTTTTCCATCAAAGCTCTTATCTCGGTGTTTCTGCAGTCCTTGCGCATATTCCATGAGCGGTTGCCTGGAGGGTGCGGTTATACTCTGGAGAACGCATGTCGTACCTGGATCCAGTCGAAGCCTTTGAACATTACCGGGATCGTTCTCTTGAAGCGATTCGAAGTCAGTTCCCAGTCGACGGGCGTAACCAAGTCTTGGAATTGGAGAAACTCGAGGTTCAGGACAACTTAGATCCTGACGATATTCGGAGCCAGCATCAAGCCAAGGTGAGCGGACAGACTTGGGGTGTGCCCGTTGTTGCTCATCTGATTTTGAGAGACAAGCTCACCGGTAAAGAAGTCCGTGCCAAGACTAGGATTGCCGATTTGCCTAAAGTCACCTGCCGGCACAGCCAGATAGTTTCGGGGCAAGAGTACCAGGTAGACAACCAGTGGCAGCTCAAGCCTGGCGCCTATGTGCGCCGTAAGCAGACTGGTCAAATAGAGACGCAGTTTCAGTCAACTAGGAAGCCATCCTTCAAAGTCACTTTTGACGATGAGTCGAAGGAATTCCGTGTTGAGTTCGGTACCAAGGCGCGCATTCCGTTGTACCCGCTGCTATCCACGCTGGGGGCATCCGACGCGGATTTGGAGAAGACTTGGGGCAAGGATATTCTTGCGGCCAACAAGGGTGCTCGTAACGTTGCGGGCGCCGTTGACAACTTTTACCGCACCACGCGTAGGGTAGACCCTCCGTCGCAAGCTGCTGCTATCAGCAATGTAACGCAGCACTTCAAGGACTTCGATTTGCGACCTGACGCTACGGCAGTTACATTGGGTCGCCCAGCGGATCATGTAGACAGTGATGTTCTGCTGCGCGCCACCCGCAAAATGATTGATGTGCATGGTGGTGCTCCAGAGGATGATCGTGATTCTCTGATCTTCAAAGACCTGCGCAGCGTGGGGGATTTTTCCTTTGAAAAAATTCTCAAGGAAGGCCCTGCCATTCGCCGTAAGATGCAGCGCCAAATCAACGATGCGTCGTCGCCTAGGGATGTGGTTCGGCTCGAGGCCTTCAACAAACCCATCCGTGAGACCTTCTACAAGAATTCTGCCGCGCAGGTAGCCAAGCAGGTGAACCCTGTCGAGATGTTATCTGCTGCGCAGCAGACCACGGTTATGGGCCCTGGTGGAATTCAGTCGGAGAATGCCATCCTAGACGAGGTGAAGTTCATCAATCCCTCGCACATGTGCTTCTTGGATCCTATACATACGCCTGAGGGAAGTAAGACTGGCATTACGCTGCGAATGCCCTTAGGTGTGCGTAAACATGGGATGGAGCCTCAGGTTCCTCTCTACAACACGCGTACAGGAACCACTGACTATGTGGGGCCTGCCACGTTCCTTCGTTCACGCGTGGTGTTACCTGACCAAGTCGAGTGGCATGGAGATCACCCTGTGCAAAAGGGTCCCATGGTGAAGTGGTCAGCCCCTGGCAATGAGATTGCTGAGGGGCACTTGAAAGACGCCGACTACGTGATGCGTCATCCTTCGCAGTTCTTCAACGTCACGAGTAATCTCATTCCGTTTGTAGGCAATACATCAGGCGGCAGAGCCTCGATGGCCACTCGGCACATGGAGCAGGCCATTTCTCTTGAGCATAGGGAATCCCCCTTGGTTCAGGTGGGTACGGGACGAGACTGGCCTGGGGCCAGCACCTTTGAAGAGGTAGTTGGTACACAGGCCTCGCACCATGCCCCTGTGGCCGGCACCGTAAAGAAGGTCGGAACGGATGCCATTGTAGTTACCGACGAAGCAGGGCACGACCATGAAGTCCAGACGTATCGGAACTACCCGCTCAACGACGCGAAGTCCGTGCTGGATTCTACTGCGTTGGTCAAGCCTGGCGACCACGTAAAGAAAGGGCAGGTGATTGCCGATACCAACTTCTCAAAGAACGGCGTCATCGCGCTGGGTACAAACTTGCGCGTGGCCTATATTCCATTCAAGGGCTACAACTTCGAAGACGGGGTCGTTGTTAGCGCTAGCGCTGCCAAGAAGTTGAGCAGCGTGCATTTGCACAAGCACAACTTGTCTGTTGACGACGACACCATTCTGGCAAAAAGTCGTTTCCTTACGCAGCACATCGGTCTTTACAACAAAGACCAAGTCAGCATGATAGGAGACGATGGCGTTGTCCGTGTTGGCTCACGCGTGCAGCCAGGAGACCCGCTGATCTTGGCTATGAAGAAGACCACTGCCCAGGATCGCACTGGGTTGTCTGCCATCCGTAAGAGTCTGGGGGACCAGTTCTCGGATCAGTCATTGACTTGGCACGGGGAAGGTCCGGGAGAAGTTGTTGGATCTTTTCGGCACGGCGGCGAAGTAATTGTTCACGTCAAAGCCATTGAGCCCATGCAGGTGGGCGATAAGCTTGCAGGTCGTTACGGCAACAAGGGCATTGTCACCAAAGTGGTACCCGACGCGGAGATGCCACATACGAAGGATGGGGACCCAATTGAGGTTGCACTCAACCCTTCAGGGGTGCCTGGTCGTATGAATCTTGGGCAGGTGTTCGAGACGGCAGCGAGCAAGATCGCGAAAAAGACTGGCAAGCCTTATGTAGTGAACAACTTCAACGGCTCTAACCAACTTGCCAAGTTGCAGAAGGAACTCAGCGCCCATGGCATTTCAGACACAGAAGTTCTCATTGACCCAGTAACAGGGCACACGCTTGGACCAGCCATGGTCGGCTACCAGCACCTTATCAAGTTGCACCACCAGGTGGACAAGAAGGTCTCTGTGCGCTCTGGACTCAATCTACCAGGGCAAGAGCCAGGTCGTTATGACATCAACATGCAGCCTTCCGGGGGCGGACACGCCGGCGGGCAGTCCATGGATCCGTTGGGTCTTTATGCGATGCTGGCGCACGGGGCCCGCGCCAATATCCGTGAGATGCAGACGTGGAAGAGCGAAGGCCCCGACATGTCGACTAGTCCCCAGAAGCAATGGCAGAGCCAGCATCATGATGTGTGGGATGCCATCCAGCATGGGGACGCGCTCCCAACACCCAAGCCCACCTTTGCCTTCAAGAAGTTTACAGATATGTTGATTGGCGCTGGCATCAACATTGAAAAACGTGGGCATGAGCTTGTACTGTCCCCGTTGACGGATGCCCAGATCAAGAACCTCACGGGGGATCGTGTTCTGCCTAAGCCTGCCGAGCTGCTATACGCAAAGATCGACGCGAAAACTGGGGAGCCTCGCCCTAAGCCCGGTGGGCTCTTCGACGAGAAGCTCACTGGCGGGCATGGCGGCAAGAAGTGGAGTCGGATTGAATTGTCCGAGCCAGTTCCGAACCCAATTTTCGAGAGCTCGATCAAGGCCATTACTGGTTTGAGTTCGGATGCATACATGTCACTAGTGGAGGGTCGTCGTGCAATTGACGCTGCCGGGCATGACGTTCCTGTTGGCAAGGGGCTGACTGGAGGAGCCGCGATTCAGCACTTGCTGTCGAATATCAACGTGGACTCCGCGTTGCGTGTAGCTAAGAAGGAGTTGAGCACGGTCCCCGCATCCAAGGTGGATTCTACGCTCAAGAAGGTCAAGCGTCTTCAAGCGCTGCAGCAGGCTGGAATGTCTCCAGCGGAGGCGTACGTGTTGCACAACCTCCCTGTGTTGCCTCCTGCAATGCGCCCGATCCCAGTATTACCTGATGGAAACTTCAGTGTTTCCGATATCAATGAGTTGTATTCCCAATTTGCCCAGGTGAATTCTCAATTGGGTGACCCAACGCTGATCCACAACCTGACAGAGGAGCAGAAAGTACCGTTACGTGCAGGCGTCTATGACGGCGTAAAGGCCCTGCAGGGTATCGGAGTCCCATATGCCGATGCTCAGTACAAAGGACTCATTCATCAGATCCACGGGGCTCAGCCGAAGACTGGGTATTTCCAGAGCACGCTAATCAGCCGCAAGCAAGACCTCAGCATGCGGTCAACTATTGTCCCAGAGCCTTCCCTTTCTCTGGATGAGGTTGGGTTGCCGGCGGAGCATGCCATGAAGTTGTTTGCTCCGTTCGTTGTTGGGGAGTTGAAGAGGTCTGGCGTGTCGGCCACTGTTCTTGATGCGCAGAAGTTAGTTGCTAAAAACACGGTGTCCGCCCAGCGCGCATTGCGCACGGTAATGAAGGATCGCCCAGTGCTATTGAAGCGAGACCCAGCCCTGCACAAGTACAGCATCCAGGCGTTTCGCCCCAAAGTCGTTGAGGGAAATGCTGTCAAGATCCATCCCTTGGTTACTGGCGGTTACAACGCGGACTTCGATGGGGATACTATGAGCGTGTTCGTGCCGATCAGCGATGAGGCAGTCGCAGAGGCTCGGAAGATGTTCCCCTCGAACAACTTGTTTAGTGAGGCCACAGGTAGTGCGATGTACCAACCTACGTTGGAATCTGCGCTGGGGTTGTACAAGCTTTCGCGTGTGAATGATGGCAAGGCTCATGATATGTCACACCCTGCAGCAGCGTTACTCGCGGTGCAGAGCGGCAAGATCAACGTCAATGACAAGGTAAAGATTGGCTCCCAAGTAACAACGCCAGGACGTATTCTAGTTTCCGCAGCACTACCTGAGCCCATGCAGAAGAGAATGCTTGAGGACTTGACTTTCAGCTTGGATAAGAAGGGGCTAGGCAAGCTCCTAACTCAAGTTGGTAAGGAGCATAGTAGCGACTACTCTGGTGTTGCTGATAAGCTCAAGGACATTGGGAATGGGGCCTCTAGCGGCGTTGTGACCGTGGAGCATGATGGGTTTGTTGGCGCTGACCGATTGGATCCTTCGAAGCGCATGTACATCCCTGTGGGTGTGCACACGCTAGGGTTGGAGGATTTGGCTCCTGATATTACTACAAGGGAACGGGTACTAGGTCCTGCGCGTAAGAAGGTTGAGGCTATCGAGAATAACCCGCACATGCAGGGTGCACGGGGAGATCGAGAGATCGTCAAGATTTGGGCAGATGCCACTAGCGAAATGAAGCAGGAGCATTTATCGCGGCATGCGGGCACGCCAAACAACTTGATGACGATGCACTTGTCTGGCGTGAAGCCAGGTTGGGATCAGTACAAACAGCTGACGTTGGCACCTATGCTTGTGAAGGATGCTTCGGGCAGGACCATTACGACCCCGATCATGCACAGCTACGCCGAAGGATTGGATACCGGCGAGTATTGGACGCAGATGCATGGCGCTAGGCACGGAGCCGTAATGAAGGTGCAGGAGGTGCGTGAGCCAGGTTACCTCTCCAAGTTGATGATGGCCAACACCATGGATATGGTGGTCTCCGGGCACGACTGCCACACTGAGCGAGGGATTTCTCTCCCAGTAACTGAGGACAGCGTGCACGATAGGTTTCTCCAGAAAGATTTTTCGGCTAAGGGCATGCATGTGGAGGCAGGTACACTGCTTACGCCTGACATAGTCTCTAAGATGCGTTCAGCTGACAGGAACGCCAAGATTGAAGTGCGCAGCCCGCTGAAGTGTGAGCATGCGAAAGGCGTCTGTCAGAAGTGCATGGGCATCGCGTCAACCGGGCAATTACATGGGGTAGGGGAGAACGTCGGTGTTGTCTCTGCCCAGTCGCTCGGAGAGCGCGCTATGCAGTTGACGCTGCGCGTATTCCACACGGGAGGTTCCGTGGATGTAGGCGGCGGCTCTAAGGCGTTGGGAGGTTTTGACCGTTTCAACGAGCTGATGACACTCCCAAAGAAGCTACCCAATTCCGCCACGCTGGCGATGCGCACAGGCGTTATTGAGAAGGTAGAGAAAGATGCTACCGGTGTGAATGTCTTCATCGGCGGAAAGAAGCACCACATCGGAAAGGATGTCGGTGGGCAGCCGCTGTGGAAGACTGAGAGTGACGAGGTTCCTGTCGGATGGACTCCTCCGCATGCTGGGATGCGCGTAGATAAGGGTCAGTTGTTGAGCGATCCTCGACGCACGGTTGTCAATCCCCACGATCTCTACAAGGCTACGGGCAGCATTGAGTCCGTACAGAATTACATGACGGATGCCATGTACCAGCTGTACAAGGACGAGGGGATCAAGCGCGGGCACATTGAGACTGTAGTCAAGGCCATGAGCAACCTGACCAAGATCAGGGACCCAGGGGATTACGACGGTGTGCTGCGGGGAGAGTTCCAACCCACATCGGTGATTACTGCGGTCAACCGAGAACTGGCGCGGCATGGCAAGCGTCTCATCGAGCACGAGCCGGAACTCAAAGGGGTAGAGATGATGCCCCTATCCTTGCAAGAGGATTGGATGGCAAAAATGCAGCATGAGCATTTGAGGACTACCCTGCTCGATGCTGCGAATACAGGCGGTAGGTCGAACCTGCATGGTCTACACCCAATCCCAGGGATGGCCTATGGGGCTGAGTTCGGGTTGACTTCTGCCCACGCTAAGGGGAGATTGTCGCTATCTCATCTTCATGATGTTCCGGAGCATGCGTACTAATGCCTAGGCAAGGTCTCAAGGAAGCACGCGGTGCTCGTAAGCAGAACACCGAATTCCGATCCTCCATGACGCAGCCGGAGGGGCTGGGAAAGACGGACATCTTCCTTGGCCGCGTAGTGAACGTTGATGTGGTGAATTACACCGTCGACGTGTTTAGCCAGTTCGACCAGATGCGCTGTTTTCAGATTGCGGTGGGCTCGCCTTACCTGCACTCGAACCGTGGTGATGGTATGACCTGCATGCCAGAGGTAGGTTCCAAGTGCGCTGTGTGCTGGCCAGGGGACAGCTCGCCTCCATTCGTGTTTGCATTTGTGATGCCGCACGAGACTATTCCTATGGCGTCTTACCCGGATGCCCCCGATGGCACAACCAGCCATGGCAGTAGCAATCAGGCGGCCACCGCGGCGAGCTTCGCTGGCGGCAGGCCAGTGGCCAAACCCGGTGACATGTTCATGCGTGGACGTGATGGGAATTTTGTTGTACTGCACCGCGGAGGGGTGCTGCAGATTGGTAGCAATGAGCTTTCTCAGCGCATTTACGTGCCACTCAACAACTTGGTGATGGACTTTGCCGAGAATTACGCGATGCACACGGCGGGGGGTTCCATCAAGTGGGGTATCCAAGAGGGGGAGGGGATTACAACATTACCCACTGAGTACAAGCAAGCACTGCGCGTGTATGCAAACGATAAGTACGCTGACATCCGCATCGCTGCTGGAAGGGTGCATGACCCAGTCCCAGAAACGGATTCAGATGCCATAATGGATCAGGAGCTAATAGGTATTGGTAAGGCGGAGCCTATTGTCTACGAGATGACTTTGGCCAGAGGGGGGTTCAATGGGGAGGATGGATCCCTATTGCCCAGCACTGGCTCGCTTGTGCAATTGAGGTTCTCCTTCGACCGCAGTGGTAACGCTTTTCTCAAGATGGGAGGTAACGTTGGCATTTTATGCCAGAAGCGCTTGCATTTGAGGGTCAAAAAGGAACTAGAGATTTTCGCAGACAGTACTTTCGACATGACGGTGAAAAAGGATGCCCGCATTACCGTTGGCGGCACATTGGCCATAACAGCCACCGTTCTTAGGATCAATGGCGGGAAGAGCCCAATGGCCACTGTAGGTAGTGGAGTCACCGTTACACTGCCACCTACGCTGCTGATGGCGATACCAGGCCCCCCTGGTTTTGCTCCCATTAGCGCGGTACCTACAATGATGATTGCCACAGGTTCGGTCACTAGCGGTGATCCAACTGTGCTTGGGAATGGTGCCTGATCGTGCCGCTAAATGATGTCGGAAGTTACACTTTGGGCGAGGTCAACATCGCGCTGTTAGCTGGAGTTGGGCTGTTGAATCCGCTGTTGTTGCAGCTGGACTTGTTCATCACTGGGCAGTTTGGATTAGGCCCTTTCCTAGCGGATATCCAAGTACAGTTCAACGCTGCCATCGCGCTGCAGCTCCAACTTAGCTTCAGTATATCGAGTCCATTCCTTGCAATTCAGGCCACCATCACAGCGCTGGCTAACCTCCAGGCATCCTTGGCGTTAGCTCTGGCAATGGGGCTCCCTGTGGTGTCGCTGCAGATAAGCGCGCAGATTGCTGCGATGGCTTCCTTGCAGGCCACACTTGCATTCAAGCTTGGGGGCATCAGAGCGCTACTGGCCGCGGGCCTAGCAGTGAAGATACCAGCTCTTCGGTTTGTAGCTCAAATGAATGCTGCATTGTCGGCGGGCCCCGTGCATGTACTGTCATTCACAGGGGATATGCTGGCTGTGACCGGAGCCGAGATTGCGGCGGCCTTTGCATCCGGGCTCGGGCCCAATGATCCAATTTTACCGACAGAACAAGTGAGCGGGGTTATCATCCTGACCAAGGACCCTGCTGTTTTTGCCGCCTTGGGCGGTATCATCAAAGTCAATTAGGAGCCAGCGCATGACCCAGGCACTCTATCTAGTCCCGCAACTTGAGTTCGAAAAGTCTGCTGCGGAGACCGCACTGCCAGAGGACCCCAACCAGTGGCCTGACGCGGCGCTTCAAGAGCTATACAAGCAGGTCCCCTACTTGGCCGATTTCGATCTGCACGTGAACATGGAGAGTGTGGATGGAGAGCGTGGTTACGGTCTTGGCCACGTTGAAGTGACCAACAAGACTGAGGCCCCGATGACTTCTCCTCAGGATCAAATGGTTGCCGCGGGCATTCGTACTGCACGTATTCCAGTCATCATCAAAGATAGTAAGTTGGCTCCCTTCGATGTCATATTGACCGACGATGCGCGGGCACTTCCGCTTACTGAGAGTCGACTTCGCCAGGCGATGTTTCGCCCGCAGAACTTCGATGTGACCAGCAAGACCCCTGGTGACCAGTCCATGATTGGGCAGCTCTACCCACCATACCGGCAGAACTATGGCTTCGGTGGTGGTGGCGTAGCCACGAGCGCCGGCATGGGTGGAAAGACAGCTGCGAAGCATGCATCCCTTGAGGAGTGGCTGGAGAGTGAGGCAACGGTCAAGACTGCTTCGGCTAAGTCGCGTAATCCTCAGCTACATGGCATGCGCATGGCAGCGTTGGACTCAGCGGTTGCCAAAGGTGCAGAGAAGACAGGATCCATTTTGGCAGCGGTATTGCCGATGGCCAATGCCTCCGACTTAGCTGACTTCAAGCTGTGCTTGCTGGATACGAACATAAAGCTTGCGTTTGCCTCCAATGTGGCAACGCATGATTCACTCATTCTTCTTTCAGAGGCACAGCCGACTCCGCTCGAGAAGCGTGCAGCAGCCATGCTGGATAACTTGGTTGCTAGTGTGACGCAGATCGTCAAGCTGCATGAAGGGTATGCAGTCAAGACTGCGAGTCACCGTGCCTGGGACCCGCGCGAGATTATTCTCAACCGTGGGGAGTTGGTGCACCGGTTCGGGCCTAAGATTGCGCTCGCGGCGGATACCTCGGGTGCGGTAACGATGTCCGAGGGTGAGGGGGTTTCTGAGGAGGGTATGGGTGCTCCGGTTGGGACTGGCGCTGGACCCATTTCGGCCCCCGGTATGTACCAAGTGCAGTCGGTCGAAGGTGAGATGTTGACCGGCGTGGTGATTCCCAACCTGCTCGATGTGGATGGGAGCTCTCTGCCCATTGCATTCTTTACCGATGGCTCGCACGCCGCGGTGCAGTCCGATGTCTCGGGAGTTCCCGTGGGTGAGTTTACGGCCCCTGGGTCAGTCCCCGCGGGACAGGCGAGTGGGCATGGGGTGTTCTTTACCGAGGCGGGAGGTGTGCCATGTGCCACGTTGCCTTTGACGTTGGGCGCCTCGGTGCAAGGTGCCGGCGTTGATGAGCAGCCGCATTTTCAAGCTGAGACGTTTGACGGGCGCCCGGTGCAGGTCAGCGTTCAGCCATACGTAGCCACCGTGGTGGGTGTGGACGGGAACATGATTATCCCTGATGGATGGATGTGGATTCCCCTGGACCAGGCCGCTGAGGTTTCTCTCGCTGAATCCCCGATGGAAGTTGGGAAGACAGCGTCTGTGCAGCGCAAATTGGCGTCAGTGGAAGTGCGCGCGGGCGGCCTCGATTGCTTCTCGCTGCGCGGGTATCCGGTCGAGAAGTTGGCCTCTGATGAGCGCGAGTTCCTGACCCAGGATCGTGCCCTATTTGTTCTGGTAGGTCTTGGGGCCAATCCAGTCTATGCTCAACAGAAATTGGCATCGGCATGCTCCGGCGCCAGTCACGTGGAGACGGTGCGTATCGGGCATCAGTTGAAGCTTGCCTCGGAACTGCGCGGGGAGAGCTACACCGAGGCGCAGAACTTCCTGGGTGCGATGCCGGTGTTCCGTCACCGCATGTGGAAAGAAGCGGCTACGCTCACCGATCCTGTTGCCGTGGACACAGTCTTGTCTCTCGGCTTCATCAACCCCGAGAACATTGCGACATTCGTCGGCTACTTGCCAACGCTTGATGAAGCGCAGCGCCGCCTGTGCGAGATACTCATTGGGTCCAGGCTTGGGCTCAAAGAAGTCCCTGATGGTTCGACGGAACGCGCGATTCGCGCGCTTGAGGATGTGATCGAGGGTCTCAAGGTTGTGGCGTTTCAGGGCTAACAAGTAGCTAAGAATTGGGCGTCAACGCCCAACCCCTCGGAGGTACTAGAGACACTCAACAGTGACTCTTTGCCTCCGTTTCAATAATTCGCGCTGATGATAGATTTCGTGTAGAGCTAGACTGACGCTATGTTCCCCCATTATTACAAGCCAACGCAGTTCATCCGGGTTGCATTCAGGATAGAAGTAGAACCCTATAGGGGTGTACTTTACGTTAGCTCCGTTTGTAGTTTTGAGATTTCCTCTGTGTTGCGTCGCCGTCATCATCATTGATAGAGCTTTCGCGTCATCACTATCGAGTCGGACAAATAGGTAAGGCTTGGGTCCTCGTATGAATTTTGCTGTGACGCGTACTACTGATGCCCCAGATTCTAGAGCCTCTTGAAGTATTCTTCCGATGTCGATGAAGGCTGGGATTACTCGGAAGTTCCAATGTTTGACGGGTACAACTGCTATTTGCGGCATGTAATGCTCCTTCTAGTTGTATTATCCCCTCGTGCTGCTATCTTTTTCATGTGATACGACGTACACCGGCGGAGAGATATTACAAGTACTTGGTCATCCATCCCGGGTGCTATGACGACCAGCACATCAAGGACATAGCCTTTGAGCTCGGCCTCGACTACTTGGGAGACTGGTACATTCAATGGCTACGTGACCGCATGCGGCCTCCATCACCGTTTCATCCTGAGGATGAAACTCATACCAGGTCGCAGCAGTATTTGCTTCGTGAAGGTTTACTGAAAGTGTTCTTGCCAGATAAGGACATGGATAAAGCCACACGTATTCTGAGTCGCCCGCGGTGGCGTGAACTTGTGGAGACGTTGATTCTGTCTAGAGCCCCGCTCCCTGCGATAGTGCATGCGCTGCGGGTGCGGCACAGCGTGGTTGCTACCGAGGCAGCGATCCGCCTTTACAAGTACTACTACTGGGATATCGACTTGCTCGACAGTACCGAGATGAGGGCCCTACTAGAGATGAGGTACACGGGTGGGCTCTTCACTAGCAGCGCTACCCCTGGAGCAGACCTTTCTAGGTTGTCGCAAATGCCAGCCCTGGAGAAGAGTCGGTACAACGACCCACGCTATGCTGCAGCCCGCTTGCCCGCATCCCCTATTTCTGCCGTCATTGCTCAGACCAACCTGGGGGTGATGCCGAAGAAAGTGGACGTTGAGCTTGTAGTTTCCCACACGTTGGCCATGGCTTCGTGTAGGACATTAGAAGCGGCCTACCTTGGAGGTCCTGGCGGCGCTCAGATCTCTCAGGGTTTCTCCGCTGTCGCTGAGACCATGACGCGCCTGAAGGAAGCAGTGGTCAATCCGGAGACTAATCTTCGAGAGGATTTGCGTAGAATCACGGTTGCTACAACGACCGTCATTGTTCCTACCTTGCGCGAGCTCACCGGCGGGAACCATACTGTCAATATTCAACCTGACGCCAAGCCCGATGCTGATGAGATATTCGAAGAAGATGACGATGCTATAGAAGGTATAGACGCCGCCGAGTTCGAGGACAGGGATCCAGCCGATGCAAACAGTTAGCAAAGAAGATTTGGCCAGCATGCCGTCTGCGACATTGGAAAATGTCAGTAACGCCACGGTGAAGTTCACCCAGGTGGAGGACTACACGACATTTCTGGCGGAGTACGCCTTCATCGATGGGGACATCGTGGTGCATTTGTTCCCGCCCATCGAGCAGTACGTGAAAACCGATAACGGAGCACGGCTACTCGAGGAGCATTTGCTGCGATGGCAGCGTAGCTTCCCGCTCGTGCTGAGCCCTGTTGCAGAGAAGTACTTTGCGGCTACTCGTCCAGTCCTGATGGCGCAGTATGTCCCAGAAATGACGAGCTGGTACTTCAAGGCTGGGGGGTTTGCCCGGACTCTTTCGCCGAAGGAGCTTGTTCTTGGTTTTTTTGCCCGTCTGGATGAGGCGGTCGATGCCGCCTACGCCCATCCCATTTCTTCTTAGGTTTGGGAGGAGTGTATTCAGCAAGGAACTCGATATAGCCACGCTTGTGGCTTAGTCCAGTTACTTTCCAATGTGAGCTTCTGGCATAGCGTTGGATGTAATTGGAGGCTATCTTCCAGATCGCAGGTTGAATTTTCTCGGCTAACCTCAATGTAATCTTGAAGCCCATGCCTTCAGGGTTTACGGTTGCTTCATCCCCCCAATGACCATCTGCTGCACTTTTGAGAGAGCCCCACAGGTTTTGTACCATCGTTTGAGGGCTCTTGGTGGGTGTCGGGGGGAACATGGCAGCTATTGAGGTCTATCCTGATGAGTATGGTCCCGATGGTACACCGCTTTCCGATGAGGAGCTACGTCAAATAGAGCTCGGGGGCTGTTGGGCTCCGGAGGCTGAGCAGTACGTTGACCACTTTGAGGATGAGTTTGATCCCCATGTAGCAAACGATGCGCCACCTATGATTCTGCCCTCGGCATTTACGGAATACGCCTTCCGGATGCCGACCCCTGATGGGTTCGAGAACTTCTCGTTTGAAGGTCGGCGGCATCTTCGGCAGGTGTACGACACTCCGATTCGGCGCATCCTCTTGATGTGTGGCCGCCAGGTGGAGAAGTCCACACTGCTTGGCAACCGGTCATTGAGCTACTGCTGCCTCATCCCGTCTTACAAGGTGCTTTACGTGAGCCCGTCTGCCACGCAGACCAAGACGTTTTCCAACGACCGTATCAAGGAGCCCATCGAGACTAGCCCAGTGTTGCGCGCATTCACGACGCACATGCTGTCTCAGAACATCTTTGAGAAGCAGTTCATCAATCGCTCGAAGATTACATTGCGCAATGCCTTCTTGAATGCTGACCGTGCCCGCGGCGTCCCCGCGCACATGTTGGACATCGACGAGATTCAGAACATTCTCGCCGACAACATTCCCGTCATTGAGCAGTGCCTCTCACATTCACCGGAGAACATGAAGCGTTATGTTTACTCCGGAACGCCACTGACGCTGGACAACGTCATTGAGGACTACTGGTCTAATCGTTCCACGCAGAACCAGTGGGTTGTGCCATGTGATTGCCTAGTGGGGGAGGCGGGTCGTTACTGGAACATCCTTGGTGAGAAGAACATCGGGCTGCACAATCTGATCTGTGAGCGTTGCGGCAAGCAGATATTCCCAATGTGCACTGATGCCCAGTGGGCATGCTCGGTTGACTACGACCCAGTCCACACACCGTTCGAAGGATTTCGTATCCCTCAGTTGATGGTGCCATGGCTCGATTGGGATGAGCTTCTTTACAACTTTGAGCATTACGGTCGAAACAAGTTCTACAACGAAGTACTCGGTATCTCGTACGACACGGGGCTTCGCCCGTTGACCAGCGCGCAGATTAGAGCCTGCTGCAACGAGAATGTCTTCATGGCAGACGCCCCCAAGTACCAGGGCTTGGGCTTTGGTCAGGAGATCTTTGCCGGCATCGACTGGGGCACAGGAGAGCATAGCTACACGGTGCTCACGTTGGGGACGTACATCGGAAACAAGTTTAGGATTTTCTACATCCACAGGTTTGTTGGCGAGGACACAGAGCCTGAGCGCCAGCTGCAGAAGATCGAAGAGGTCTGCCGAGCGTACAACGTGCGCGTTATCGGAGCCGACTACGGAGGTGGACATTACCCCAATGACTTCCTGGTTCGGCGCTTCGGTAGAGAGCGCGTGATGCGGTATCAGTACGCTGCCCGTTTATCCGCCAAGGTTAGGTGGGAGCCAAAGCTACAGCGCTGGATTGCGCACCGCACTGAGGTCATGAGTGCGATCTTCAACTCAATCAAGCGTGCCACCGTATTTGAGTTTCCCCGTTGGAAGGAATTCAAATCCCCCTATGGTCAGGACTGCTTGAACATCTTCAGCGAATACAACGAGAAGATTCGTATGATTCAGTACGGGCACACCGCCGGCAAGACCGATGACGCCTTCCACTCGATCTTGTATTGCTTCCTTGCCTCTATGGTGACGAAGCCGCGTCCCGATGTAATTGCCCCAGGTAAGGAAGCTGACGCGATAGGCTCTGTGTGGTCTTCTTACAGCGGCCCAACAAATCAAGGTTGACCTGATCCTTGACACCCAAATAATACATGTCTAGGCGGGTTCAACTTCCCGCGGGTACAGATTTGAGATGACTGCGTCGGTGACTTCACTCTTGATGAAGATCTTGTTGGCCACCTTGTACCCATGCCTACCGAGAACGTAGAGATAAGCCACGTTGCGCAGGTTCCTTCGTGCAGCATCGAGGCAGGCAAATGCAAAGTCCAGGTTGGCGTCAGTGGCTCGGGCCCGGTGCAGCATGATCTCATTGGCTAGTTGCAGGAAGTACTCCCACGGGCTTTCATCAAGCGTGTGGCGCGCGAGCAAATCGAGGTAGGCCTCATCGATTGCGTTGATGACCGCTGCCCATTCCATGATGGATCCTGTGCGCCAATCTTCAGGTGGTACACGTAGTTCTTCGCGCACGCGGGCATATAGGTCAAAGATGTCGTCTTCCCCAGTTCCAAGCTTGTAGTTTTGGATTCCCAAGAAGTGACAGATTTGATCTAGCTTGCTGCTGACGGTGCGGCTAAGTGCCTGCGCTTGGACTGCAAGCATAGCGACCGATGGCATGTCGAGCTTTTGCTCGCGCACATCGGCCAGCGCGTGCACTTCTTCCACCCGGTACCTGGGCTCGTTGTGCGAGTCACCCGGCGTAAGCGGGTAGATGAATCCCCTTCGAACCAACCGGCGCAATTGCCGGCACGAAACGCTCAGGATTTCTGAGGCTTCGGTGTGGCTGATGCTGTTGTCTGGACTTCCCATGGGCCGATTCAACGTGCTACTTCTATGGAACGATGTATTGTTGCAACGGAGAAAGGCCAACGCCATGAATGACGCCCCCATGCAGACAATTCTTCAGCAACGGGATGCTCGACCCGTTTCCGGGGAGCACTTGGAGGTTCTCGGCAAAGCTGCTGCGACAAGCTGGACCCTTGGTAAGCATGCCTCGCTGAATGACGCCATTGTGGACACCATTCGCGGGGAGCGCCTTTCCCCCGAGCAGGTCCGGCGCGTGGTGGAGTTCACCAACGGTGACGCTTACCTGCGTGAATTCCGTAAGGAAGGCGCTGTGCATCGGGTTGTGAACTTTGACTGCGGTCCCGCATCGCCATCTCAGGTGCTTCAGGATTTGAACGATGGAGGCGGGGGCACCATCTCAGATCGAGGAACATTGGACTACGCGATGACCCCATCTATGGCCAAGCGCGCATCCGCGGATCGTGACACAACCCCCTTGGAGAAGACAGCCAGCGTTGAGCCCGCGCAGAAGGAGGCTTCTCGTTACGAGGACCATCTGTGGGAGATGTTGGGCGGTAATCCCAAGGGATCGATGCCTTTTGCAGAACCTTTGCGCCCTCTTGAAGACCTGAGGCACAAACTGGCGGGGGCGCGCGATGCGACAGCGTCAGAGCTCGATGGTCTTGAAGTGGACTATGCCGACGTGTGCGACCGGCTGCATGGCCACGTGAAGCAGGCGTCTCTCGATGGAACTTCCCTTGGAGATATCGTGCGGGCCTGGGCCACTGTGGAATCTGATCCGGTGTACGTGAAGGTAGCGTTCAGTATGCTGACTCCCCGCTTTCAGCGTGAGCAGCTATTCCCCTCGTTGGATGCCATCGGAGCTTCGCTCGAGAAGCGCGCCATGCGCGGCGAGGTGAATCCTCAGCATGATTTGGTCACGACATATGCCGAGTTTGTCGATGTTTTGAACAAGCTGGCCTCCATGCGTGTGGCGCACGACGAGCTCTCCGCCGGCGCGGACACTACGGAGTCCTTGCTGAAACAAGGGGGAGGTGTCCTTGGGGCAGCAAAAAAAGGCCTTTCGATGGCCAGCCACGGCATTGATGCCGCGTCAAAACCACTCGCCCACATCCTTGTGGGCCCGCGTGATGCCAAGAAACTAGCTCCGGTGTTGGCCACGGGAGGCAAAGCGGTTGGCCTGCTTGGCGCAGGACTTGCCGGGAATGCAGCAGTGCAGAGTGTCACAGATCGCCCTGCTGTGCAGAACACGACACGGGCGATCAAGTCTGTGGTGCCAGGCACCGCCGAGTATCAAAACCGTCGATATCGTAATATGACAGGGCAGTAACCATGGCGAATCCAGTCGAAGAGTTCCTCCTTGTGAAACAGGCGTTGGGTTTTAGGGAGGCGTTGACCTCTCCTACAGCGAAACGTCTTGGCGGTGCTGCCGGTTCCGCGTTAGCTGCGGGTGCGGGCGCTGCGGCTTTTGCCGGCGCCGTTGGCGCTACCGAGAAGTTGTACTTGGCGGCGACTAAGTCTCGAGATTTTCGGAAGATGATCGAGGCTAATCCAGACTTACGCGAGCATCAGTCGCAAGACTCGGCTGGGTTCAATCGGATGTTCACCTCACTACGCACCTTTGCTCCTGACTTCACACGTGAGCCCATGGTCGCTGGTGCTTACATGCGTAACGCCATGCTCTCTGATGAAGAAAGCCGTGGAATGCTAGGAGTTCGAGCTCAAGGTGAACTTCGTCAGCAACGGCAAGGAGCCATTCCTGAGGCTGCAATGTCAGGCTTTCAGAAGAATTTGGATACGGGCAAGAAGCCCATTGGGCAGACAAAGCACGTGTACGATCCAGAGGGTGATGGCTGGAAGCGCACGGAAGACTCAGAGAGTCGTTACGCGTGACGCTGACTTCAGCAGCAATCTTCATGGTATTGTATTGATGTGATCAAGGTCAGCTTATTCCAAGGCAGCGAGGAGTATGGTCCTGCGGCGGTTCCACTGTTTGGAGCCGCCGATTCATATTTCGAGAAGACTGCCTCCGCCACCTTGCTTCCTGAGGTCTCCAACTACATTGCGCAGTTGAGGCCGCGCAACGACTCCCAGTACGTGTTGGTCAACGCCATGGGCGCCGGTGAGTACTACGGATCGAACATCAATGGAGACCGTTTCGCTGAGGCAGCCCTAATACATTCGCCGGACAACTGGAAGGGTGTGCCAGTCTTCGACAAAGCCATAGCTGCTCGCTGGGCGTATGGATTTCCTACGTTCTACCGTGCGCACGTGTTCCCTCATCATAGAAACAAGGACGCCGGCAAAGCCCTTGGCTTCGTGGAGCTGGCAGCGTGGAACAACCACATGAAGCGAGTCGAGCTCGTCACACGGCTCGATCAAGCGTTGTGCAGAAATTTCGGAGGGGACAGTATTTGGGACAAGCTCAAGGCAGGGGATTTCCCCGATGTGAGCATGGGTACTAAGGTTCCATTTGACACTTGCTCAATCACGTTGGACCGTGAGTTGTACCAGCGCGCGTGGGACACTTACAACCCCAGGCGCCACAAGAGCCCTGGTGAGGCCATCCTAGAGTTCCACAAGAAGCTCAAGGAAAAGAACGGCATTGGCATTCGTGGCCTGAGCATCACGCGTAACGACTACTCAGATTACGCGCGCACACGGATGAATCACATCCTCCCCGACGGGCGCAAAGTCTGGGTGGACAACGACTTTCCAGCGTTCTTCGACATCAGCTTCGTGTTCATTGGCGCGGACAAGATCGCCAAGGCGATGTTGAAGATTGCCGATGGTGGTCGTGTTTACAGCATTGGCTCCGCTGAGCTGGCAGAGAAACTTGGTGCAGTGGCTACGGAGGACATGCTTGAGAAGACTGCTCGTTTGCTCACGCGGTCTGATTTGGGTCTGCCCCCTCGCGAGAAAGAGGCGATGACCAAAGAGGTTGTGCCAAACCAACTCGCGGGTAAAGCCGTCCCGTTGTTGACCGCGCAGGAGCATGATCTTCCAGATGAGGTGCTGCAGATGCTGGGCGCTGCCGGGCTGGATAAGGCCCTGACCACATCTGCCGGGCTTGGCATGGTGCTGCGTCCCCGCGAGTTCCAGCGGGTGACCCTCATCAGCATGGGGCAGTCAGATTTGGCGGAGCAGCTTGCCTCCATGGACCAACTGTTTCCCAAAGTTGAGGAAAAGTCCGATGTACCGATGGACTCGGCTTCTTTTAGCCCCGTTTTGTCGCAGTTGTTGGCCCCTTTGATGGCGGACCGCTCGGCGTTTGGTCCGTTGATTGAGCACCGCGTGGTAATACTTGTAGGCGCCCCCGCCAAAAGTTCAAAGCCAAGTGCTTCCCATTCCTCGGAACTACTACGTAAGATTGGGGCAGCCTACAACGGTTATCGAGACAGCCTTATGCAGTTTGTACCACAAGCGCAGGACTTGATTGAGTCAACAGCACCGCGTAGCGATGTCGTACTCCGCAAGATCGCTAGTGTGTCTGCTGCCGAACTCTTTACCCCTTTGTCCTTCCGTTACATGTCGCAGGCGTTCCTCGATGAACTCCCTGTTGGAACTTCAGGACAAGGAGTGGTAAAGCAATCAAGCGACCAGGCTATGGCCAGCGTGCAGAGGGCACTCCCCTTGGTGACCACGCGACTAAGTACACCACCAGTTACCACAGGAGTTTGACCACATGTCGTCCATGAGCGCTCTACTTGCAGATGTATTCCAAACCAAGACCGCTTCTGCTCACACCGAGGAAGACTTGGTAAAGCAGGCCGATTACGCATTCTTTGGCGCACTATGCCGTCAAGAAGGCATCGATGTTTCTGCCCTACCGGACGCCAAGGTAGAGGAACTGTTCAAGGTTGCCATGGAGATGAAGGCAGCCTCAGATCACGAGGAAACTGAAACTCCCAAGGAGGAGAAGATCGAGGAAGCTGCCAAGGAAAAGGCCAAGGAGAAGGAAGCTGCCGCGCGCGCCGAGTATCAAGAGAAGCGTGCTGCTGCCACCAAGGTCGCTGAGGCTGAGGCGATGGGCCGCATCATGGCGCACGCCTACGTCGATGAGATGAAGAAGATCGCGGAAGCTGCCGAAGAAGCCGAGAAGAACAAGGACGGCAAGTCTGGGTTCCCGTTCGGTAAGAAAGATGGCAAGAAGGACGACAAAGAGGAGAAGGAGAAGGAAGCTTCTGCTCGCGCCTCTGAGCTGATTGCTGCTTTTGAGCAGATGAAAACAGCCAGTGCTCCTGCCGCAGGCACCACCACGACCCCGAACTTCGATGAGTTCGCGGCCCTGCAGGCGATTGAACTGCTCAAGCAAGCCCAGGTCGATGAGGACGTCGCCTATGCTCGAGTCAATGCCGTGCGGACGCTGGGTCTGCCAGAGTCGACGAAGATGGCATCGGCTACGAGTGAGGCGAAGGCTCTCGAGTATCGCGCCCTTGAGATTTGTGACGCAGCCGGGTTCCAGGTTGACTGGACACAGGTCGCCTAACCCACTGGGGATTTTTCGGAATAGGTAAAAGATGTGCGCATGGGAGTACAAACCGCAGTTCAGGAAGACCGCAGACGCGGTCTCCGTGCCTATCGCCGATTCGACGGTAGGTGCAGCTGCGACTGCTCCCTTGCCGGAGTTGGCAGTGGGGAACAAGCCCGCGCCCGGTCTAACCGGTCCCAAAGGCTTGGCCCCACGCACCAACTACTCTCGCGTCAATTCCGGATCACCACCGCCCGCGGATTTGGGCTCCACTTCTCAGAAGGGGCTGCCGACAGATCCGCAAGGATTTTTGCCACCTAAGGTTGCGCACTACGAGGTTCCTATGACCGCGATGACCCAACGATATACGATTCAGGACATGATCAAGGCAGCCGCCGCAGGCGCCTCGAGTCAGGTCTCAGTTGCCCTCGAAGGCACGAGACAACTCGCCAACTCTGGCGAGAAAGTTGCTTCAGCTACTGCACTAACCCCCAATGGGGAAGAGTCCATTTCGACAGCCTACGTTGAGAAGCTGGCGGCAGCAGTTGATTACATCATTGAGCTCAGCAAGGAAGCTGAAGAGCCTGGACCCGGTACGGGCCCTAATCCCCTTCAGGTTCTCGAAGCCAAAGCTTCCAACAATGAGATCGAGGCAGGGCACACGGGAGAGGCAACTCCTGCCCATTTGATTCCTAAGAATCCTGGGTTGCAACGACCCAGCGGAAATGCGCAGGGGCCGGCGAATGCCCTTGATGACAATGCGTCGTCAATGCTCCCGGCATACCCTGTCAAGCTTAGTTCAGCGGATATTGAATGCCTGCGTAAAGCAGCGGCGGGAAATCCAGAAGGCCATCACATTCGTCGTGAGATTCTAGGAAACCCCATTTCTTCTGCCATCGAGGCTAAGAAGGGTAAGAAACTGGAGTCTGCAGGCAAAGCTTGGTGGCACGGGGCTAAGGAAGGTCTCAAAGGCCTTGGCGCTGGTGCAGCTGCAGGAGGCGCCATTGGTGCTGGTGTTGGGGCATTGAAGGGTGGACGCGCCGGTGCTGCTCAGGGAGCTGTACACGGTTCGGTGCGGGGCGCGCAGATCGGTGGAGCCGTTGGTGCACTAAAAGGCCGGCACGATACCGAGGCAAGTCGCATCCATGGGGAGCACAGCAAGCACAAGGAAGCTTCGGCTTCTGACGGTCGCTTGGTAGACTACTTCCTGTCCATGACGAAAGCCGCGGAAGATGCCATCAACCCAGCAAAGATTTCAGCGGGCGCAGCAGTGCCCCCTGAGACCTCGGCATCGGGTGAATCAGGTGGTGCTCCTGTCGGTGGTCAACCGCAAGGACCTGTTGGTTTGATTGGCTCAAATGACGCAGCCATCAACTTTCAGAAGCGTGAAGCTAAAGCGCCGGTGAAAACACAAATGGCTAGGATTCTTACTGAGCCAGCGCTTTCCGCCGCACATGATCACACACTCGACCAAGCCTTTGACAACACGGGCAAGGCCGGCGTGAAGATTTCATCGTCAGTTCGAGCTCTGTCAGCTCGAGCCGTCCTCGAGAAGATGGCTGAAGAGGCTTGCGCAACAACACCACCTAAGAAGAAGGTGGGCGCGGGCATGGGGAACTTTCAAGCACCTCCAGTCGGCGGCGTAGCCGGCGCTGCGTCGTAATCGGAGACCATGAACATGAAGAAGCTAAGTGCAGCTGATCAGCAGGCGGTCCTTGCGGAGGTCCCCGGTGCCTTGCGCAAAGTCGCTTTCGAGCGAGATTACTTCCGTGACATCGTTCTTGCGAACGCGTCGCGTCAAAGAATTGAGAAGATTGCTACCTCGATGATCGATAAAGGGATTCGAGACGGCAATGTTCAAACTGTGGCGGATGATTTGGAGAAGTCGGCGTCAGCCGGCTCCGTCAATATCGATGCCATTGAACAAGCTGTACAGCTTGTGGGCACGGACATGGGTAAGCAAGCCGCTGTGTCCGATGAGCTCTCTGGTTCCGCAGGGTCTAGCGACCTCGAGCGGTTTTTGCTTGGCTGACAGAGGCTGACAGGAGGAAAGTAGTAAGATGTCGACGATTCAGAAAGTCAATTTTGAACCCGTCAGCGACATTCTGCCCATCTGGAGGAAAGACCTCCCGCTCGCAGACCAGTCGCTGGCATTGCCCGATAACGCGCTAGCCCTAGTGGATGGCGAATGGCTGACTATCGACACGAACTCAAAGTGGGTTCGAGGCGCGTCAGTCGCTGCTGCCGGCGTAGCTGCCACCGTTCGAAGCTTCATTTGCTTCAGTGAACGTGGGCGCTCTGACCGCATGGGCATGTCGGAAAAGAAGACCACGGCGTTGTTCCGCGGTGAATACGAGGGCGAGACTCGGGTCTTTGATGCCTCTGTCACTGTCGGCGCTGGCGCTGCACCCATCACGACCGTCCTGCAACCCCTCAAGGTTGCCTCGATCACGATTGGTTCACGTGTCTACTGCGGTCTTGTCGGCCATGGTGGGACGAACGACGCAAGCCCGGTCGTGGGCTATGTAACTCGGCTTCCAGGCAGCAACGGTGGTAAGCTCAGATTCATCTCGGGATACCGCAGCTAACCGCTGGAATCCCCCTAGTAATCGAACCAAGAAAAAGTACAAAGGAGATTATCCATGTCGGTTTCGGCGAGCGTTCTAAACGAGCTTTTTGCTTCAAAACTCAGCACGAGTGAAGGCAAAGAGAAGATTGCCGAATACGGTGGTTCTTACATTCGTGACCGCCTTCGTGAGGTGAGCTTTGCTCGCAAAGTTATCCCGCCGGAGCAGGTTACGCGTGCGGACTGCCAACGTTCGGTAAACCACGACACCTTGGTCAAGGTTGTGGACATTGAGCCACAATCGCGCGCCATGGCGATTACATTCCGAGGGCAACCCAATGCTCGCTTCATTCGAGGCGACAGGGCTGAGATTGCCTTCTTCACCATCAGCTCTGAGATGTTCCAGAAGACGGAACAGGAGCTCTTGGCTTACGAGATGCCCATCACCAAGGTCATCGAAGAGAACTCGGTGAAGGACATCCAGGAGATTGAGGATCGTGAATTCACGATCCACATCGAGGCTGCGGTTCAAGCGCTGCAGACTGAGGCCAATGGTGGGACGTCAGTGCCCCTCCATGTAGGCACCATCGGGTCAACGGTTGAGTTCTCCGTGCGCAAGGGCGAGCTTGCTCGTAATGCGTCCGGGAACACGGCAGAGGTTCTGCCGGTTCAGCGCCCCGACCTCATCAACCTCTTCAAGATGCTGGACGGCAACCGACTGCGTGCTGAGCGCATGCTCATGACCGAGGTCGATTGGGATGACATTCTGCAATGGACGGTGGAAGACTTCGGTGACCGCGTTCAGTCTGAGACTACGGTCGATGGCTACAAGTACAATACCCTCCTGGGGCATTCGTACATTCGTACCATCAAGACCGACATTCTCCGGCCGGGCAACGTCTACATCTTCACCAAGCCCGAGTTCTTTGGCAAGTTTTACGTGTTGAACAACACGAAGTTCTACATCGATAAGATTGCCAACACGATCACGTTCCAGGCCTGGGAAGATATCGGTATGTCGGTGCTCAACATTGCCGCAGTTCGAAAGCTCGAATTGTACTCGGGTGATGCGACGCTGGGCGATGCAGACGGTCTGCTCACCAACTTCATTCCGAAGGCGGAAGACGCTTTGGGCGCGGTCAACAACCGCGTTTCCGAAGGGCTCAAATTCCCGCAGGTTTCTCAGTTCTAAGCTGTGCTGTAGCGCAGACACGCGGAAGGGCGTCGGTGCCGTGGGCCCGGCGCCCTTTCTTAGTTCTGGGAAAGTTGTATGCTCGGTGTGGAGGTTCAGATGGCAGATGTGGAAGAGAAGGAAGCCCCTCAAGATGATGTCGGCCTGTTGCAGCGCCCGTGCCTTGAGGAGTTCATAGCCAGCGGCTATGCGGCAGATCAATACGACATTTACTTCGGTGAGCACTACGGCCCTGGTTGGAGCAACCCTGCTTGGAAGCCTGTGGAGGAATCCGGGCACAGGCCTTCAGACATGGGCGCGTTAGCCAAGCTTGTGGAGGACCTAGAGTTACCTCCGATATTTCATGTGCGGAGCCAAGTTCGGAAGGTGGCTACCAGGACCCTACGGTCACAGCAACCCACCCGGCATCGGTTCAAGCAGTACCTGTTCAGTGATCCAAGCAAGCGGCTCACACGTGCGCGTCACGTGAATGTGACCGCGATTGAGCTGGTGCAGAACCTGGACGAGCTCATTGCCCACGAAGGAGTAGGACGTCTTTCTGTGCATACCCCTGATGGGCGCCGCTTGGATTTGGCGCAGTTGAAGCGCGGCCTGCCTGTCCTGAGCGCACCTGCGGTGACCCCTGCACTCTACAATCGTCGGCTCGATTCCATCGCGCACGACTTACCCTCTGGCATCCCAATGCCCACCTATATCGACGGAACTTTCCCTGGCGATCCTGCAGCGCAGCGTGCCATGGAACGTATTGCGGCAGAGAAGCGGCACGAGGCTGTGCGGCAAGGCGCTTCAGTGGAAGAGCCCGCCCCTGTGGAGCCAGTTGCATCTGAGCCTACAGTAGAGGAGCCAACGGCTCCCGTCGCTGAAGTACCTACGGAGGAACCTTCAGTAGTCGAGGAGACGTCTGAAATCTCCGAGGTACCTGACACGCAGGATGATGTGGTTGCTGAGGAAGATCCCCCTTCTTCGCCAGCTGTCGACCCAGCTGCCAGTCGCTCAAGTTCAACTACACGTAAGAGGCATCGACGCTAATGCGCGTATTCAATCTCACGGATGTTTCAACACCCACGTTAGTGCGCTACGGTCTGCTCAATCAGCAGATTGTGGTGCATCGGCGTTCTGTGTCGCCCGGGGAGTATGTCGAAGTAGAGGATACGGTCGACATGCGCACCCGATTGGAGCACGTGCTGACGTTGGGGGCTGTTTCGATAGACCAACTTCCACCGGCTTATGCGCAGGCCCGTCAGCAACAACAAGCTACACAGCACAGCACCTTTGCTGGAATTCCAGTGCGCCACGTGGATCTACAGGAAACCAAGGTGGCCGGTACAATCAATCAGCCGCAGCCCTCTTCTGTGGATGCAGCCATAACCCCCATTAGGAGAAAGGGACGTCCATGACGGATGTGAACCGAGACACGTTGCAGGGATTGCCAGGGGTTACGCCGACCTTTAGAGCATTTGTGCAATCTGTTCGGTTGTACACGCGTGATTTCCCTGAGCTCAACCGCCTTTTGACGGGCGAGGAATCGACGGACAGGCAAATTGCTTGGTCGGTTCTTGACGCGATGGCGGACTTCAATGGAACACCGCACATAACGAGCTATCACTTGGAAGACCTCTTGGGCAGGAGCCAGCAGGCGTTGCTGCTACGCATGACGGTGATCTCGCTTATCGAGCAGGTAGGTTTGCTTCAGACCAGGAACCACATCAACTATTCGACAGGTGGGATCAACGTCGGCATCAACGACAAGACGCCGCTGCTGATGAATTGGCTGCAGTATTACAAGTCGTATACCGACCAGCGCAAGCAACAGGTAAAGGTCGCCCTCAACATTGAGGGTATTCTTGGTCCAACAAACTCTGGAGTTTTCAGCGAGTATTGGGCGGTCAACGCGACGTACGCACAGTTCTAAAGGACGCCATGATTATCATCAATAAGTATGCGACGATGACCGAGGCCAACCACAAGATCCGCGGGGGCATCGTTGGGGGCGTCCCCTGTAACGTACCCTACGGTGGACTTGTGGGTAAGACGTTGACCTTCAGTAATCCAGTCGGCGGCTCTTGTACTTTCAACCCTCAGTCAGGGCGAGGTTACGGACAACTGAACTTCGCTGACGTGAAAAGTCAGCTTGAGACGCAAGTCCCAGACATTGAAGTCATTACAATCGACAACAAGTTTGCGTTACGTCGTAAGACTGTAGGGCAAGTTGTGGCGCTACCAGCCATTGTCGATCCGGCAAACTATGAGGTGGCACGCGCCATCCTTGGCTTTAGCCCCGGGGAATTGATCTCGGGGCAGTATTTGAACGGTCCTTCGGGGGCAAACCCTAAGTACCTGGAGTTCGTTACCGAGTGCGGAAATGTCTACATTTCCATTGAGGTGGACTAATGGACGCGTTTCAACGAGGATTCAGCCGCGGTATTCCTTTGGAGAAGGCAGCATCCTTCTTCGTCGGTATGAAGTCGTGGCAACAGCCGCGGCCTTCGACATTGGCTGTTGCCAAGCAGGCAGCCGCACAAGTACTAGATTCACCGCTCACGCGCTTTCGGAAGATAGCCTCTGAGAATGAGGAGCCGGTTCAATCTGGTGCTGCGATGTCGACACCAACCCCTGATGGTGTTCCCGCCCAGGATAACTACCTAGCCAATGAGGCAGCGGGCCTGGAGGCTGAGAACACGGCCTCTGTGCAGTATTACCAAGGGTTGCTCGAGCAACTCCGTGGTGAGTCGGCTGAATCCCAACAGCGTGCAGAGCAGGCAGAGCAGCAAGCACAGCAGCTCGAGGCAGCGCAAGCAGAGCATGACAGCCAGTTGGCAGCCGCCCAGCAAGAGGGTCAGATTGCCCAGCAGGCGGCCATGCAGCAGGTGCAGAGCGCCAACATGGCTGCATCCACAGCTATGCAGCAGGCTGTGGACGCCGAGAACCGAGCGTTGCAGGCCAAGACGACTGAGACTTCGGCCAAGATTCAGCAGCAGCAACTTCGAAGTACTCTCCTCGATTTGGCAGCTCAAGGTCTCCCGGGTACAGAACCCGAGATGGGTGGCGAGGGAAATGCCGCTGAGGGTGTAGCTCCTGAACAAGTTCCGCAGGCGGGTGCCCCAGCGGATGGTACACAGCCCGGCGCTGAAGGTGGGCAGGAAGCAACGGCTGCTGCAGGCCCTGGCGCTGGTGGTTTGAATCAGCAAGGGCAACCGGCGAATGCCGAGGGAATGCCCGGGCAAGAGGCGTCGACTGAGACCGCAGGCGCCGCGGCACCCGGGACTCAACCGCAACCAGCGGGGGACGCCTCCGGTGGATCAGGCGCAGGATCAGGGACGGGACCGCAGTCCAACACTGACGGGCAGCCGTCACAGCCCGAGCAAGATCCCACGGCGAAGCGACAAGGGCAGGTCTCCATCAAGGTTGGAAGCCCTTCACTCGTTGCATTGATGGATCGCCTGGAGGCTAGCGGATGCCTCCCTTTAGCCCAGGGCAGGTAAAAGCTGCCGGGCTTGCTCAGTATGCGAAGGACCCTCGAGTTATCGGGGGTCTGATCGGCGGTGGTTTAGGAGCAGGCCTGACCGCTTACGAAGCGTCTGGACGAGGGCCCGACCTGGACAAGTACCGACAGAGAATTGACCAGAAGGTGGAGAGGATGCAGCAGCCCGGCGTGCGTAACTTCGCGCGTGCAATGGACATCTCTACCGACCGTTCATTGCTGACCGCGGGGGAAGCCGTGCAGGCGCACCCAGTTCTTTCCACGCTGGCCGCGGGAACCATGGGCGCCATCACCGGCGCCACCGCTGGGCCTGAGCTTGTACAATTGCTGCGCGAAGCGGCGTCGAGTTACCGGGGTTGACCCTTTATTTTAGGAGAGCGTCATGCTTGATCAGTACCTGAGAGTTGCCTATGAAAGCACACAAACCAAGGTGGCCCATCGGGAGCTCATCGACCAGTTGAAGACTCTACCGTTGGAAGAGCTCATCAAAGCGGCCAACGGTGACCCTACCTCCAAGCTGACATACACCGACGGCCCATCTGACGGTCAATGGATCGACAAATACAAGGGCACCCCTTTGTTCGAGAAGGCCATTGAGCTCGAGAAGCAACTCTTGCAGATCGACATGCAGGAGAACCAAGAGCACGCAGCGCGCCGCGCAGAAGAGAAAGCGGAGGAGCCACGCACCAATTTTTATGACCAGCGTGATGCGCTCAAGCTGCAGCAGCGCATGCTCGATCTCGAACTGGCTACTTCTCAAGAGTCTGGCTCAAACCCTGAGGCTAAAGAGGAGCAAGGTGCACAGTTGATTGAACAAGCGCAGGCTCAAGAGATCGCCGAGGGCAAGGGCAACGAGCCCCATGAACAGGCCGAGACTGCCGCATTGAACCAGTTTCGACAGGCGCAACAGCAAGAGGCGGTGGAAGCACCGAAGACCGCCAGTGCACTACACAACGCAGCCAAGGGGATCAAAGGCTATGCAAAAGCGCTCGGCGGTAAAGAGCACGATAAACTGCGTGCAGCCGCTTTAGGGCATCATTTGGCAGATGTCTTTGGGCGAGCGGACGCGAAAATACAACGTGATCCTAAGATGGGGAGAGTGCTCAAGATACGCGCGATGGGGCATGACGTGCGTAACCTATCCCCTGAGGGTATTGAAGCTAGCGCTGACAGGCATGCACATGCCTCTAAGAAGCTGCATGGTTTAGCAGACAAAGCTGCAGACAATACATCCCGTGCACGCAAAGGTACTGCTCGTGTGGCAGGCGCCCTTGGAGGTGCAGGTATTGCAGCCGCGGCAGTCTCTCATCACAAGAACAAGGAAAAGACTGCAGGCAGCATTGTGAACTCCATTGTCCCGGAAACGCGCAGCCTAGGGCGCACCCCTGCTGGAGATCATGCACAGGGCGCTGGGGCTGGTGAGGTTTTCAGTGATCCATCAGCGACGGTAACTGAAGGGCTGCAGGTCAACAAGACTGCGTCAGTTGCCAGCGCCGCGAGTCGGTTCAAGGAGCTGGCCACTGGAAGCAAAGCCCGCAAGTTAGAGGAAACTGCTAGTAACTGGGGACGCGCTGCAAACCTTTCAGGCAAGCACCCTGCGGTTGCGGGAGCTGGTAAAGCTGCCGAACGTTACGGCAAGGCGGCCAGGACAGAGCGACTCAAGTCTCTTGGTACGCAGGCGGCCTCAGCGGGAGGGGCTGTTGCCGCTGGTGCTGGTGTGAAACACTTGGCGCGCAAAGAGAAGACGGCAACGCCCTATGACGATTATTTGAAGACAGAATTGAATCAGCGTGGGCATGAGCAGAAGGCAAAGAGCCAAGAGGCACATCCCACCCGTACTAGGATCCTTGGGGCGCTATCCGAAGGTGCCCGTGTTGGTATACCTTTGGGCTTAGGTAGCGCTGGGGGCGCGCTTCTTATGACCCGCAATCCTCGGTTTGCGTTAGAGCAAGGTATGAAGGGTCTAGCCATTGGCGGAGGTCTTGGTGCATTGGGTGGTTCCATGCAAACTCCCGGTGAGCTCGATAGGAACATGGCATCTATGTATGGGGATGCGCTCACTCCTGATTCGTTACGAGAAGATGCTAAATCTAGTAGGGAGCTAGGTGACCATATTGATAAGCATCCTACTCAAATACGTGCTGCTAGGGGTATTGGCTTTGGAGCGGCAGGAGCCCTCGGAGGGAGGCTCATCGGAGGTGCTCTTGGTCATCCAGATTTAGGGACAGCTATCGGTGCTGGCGGTGGTGCATTACTTGGTGCTTTGCCGAAGCCTAGTGGAAAGGGAGCTCATCAGGATGCCGCTGAGATCGAGAAGTACATGCAGACCCGTGGTATACCCACGGAAAAGCAGGCTGGCATTGGGAGCAGCATCATACAGGCAGGACAGTCAGCACTGACGGCTGGTAAAGGCATGCTTGCCAATGCTGGCGGTTTGTCTGGATTGGGTTCGAAGGCGATGGGTTTTGCCAAGGCAAATCCCCTTGCTACAGCCGGCATTGCAGGCGGGGCCGGACTTCTTGCAGGCAAAGCCCTAGCGCGCCCACAACAGCAGAAAGTAGCTGCGGTCGATATTCGAAAGGCACTGCAAGGAGCCAAACAGCTCCCTTTTAGGGTGAAGACTCTTGCGACTGAGGCCTATCGCAAGGGCGGAGTTCCTGAGGTCATAGGAACCTTCGAGGACAAAGGCATGGGCGCGTTGCAGGGCGCCTCCTCGAAGTTAGAGTCTGCAAAGAAGAAGTTTCATGCGCTAGCAACCGAGTACAATCCCTACATCTAATGCCTGTCCCCATTGAACTGCGCGAGCTCAAGGTTACCTCACTGGATGTAGATTTCCATGAGGTATCTTGGGTTGTAGCTCCCACGTCGCTCGACATCTTGGACTTTCAGTTCGAGGTGCTGCGCTCTGAGGCTGAAGAAGGGCCGTACGAATCGTTGGCGGGCCCGTTTGAGGACCGTTACTCCTTCATCGATAACATCGTCATGGTGCTTCATCGATGGAGGACCTACCAGTACATTGTTCGTATCCGGGAGAAATTGAGTGGAGACTACAAGGATTTCGGACCAGTCTCTCATGACCCAGAGCCAGACATTGTCGCCATTGAACTACGACGACACATTCGAGTCCTCTTCCAGGAGTACGCAGGGAGACGATGCATTGTTCTTCCTGTTCGCACTTTTGGTCAGCGGTGCCCTGCTTGCTGGAATCCGATCTTGCAGAAGGTCACGAAATCGGGCTGCCTGACTTGTTACAACACTGGGTTCAATCGCGGCTATATGCATCCGATTGAAACCTGGATTCAGATTGATCCGAGCACTAAGTCCCAACAGCACGGCAATCCTGGGGAAACACAGCAGGACAACACTACGCTGCGTCTTGGGTATTACCCATCCATCAAGCCGCACGATCTCATCATTGAGGCCGAGAATGTTCGCTGGCGTGTTGAGGAGCAGACACAGACTGAGCACTCGCGGGCAGCGGTACATCAGGAAGTGAAAGTACATCGTGTTCCAGAGAAGGATATTGAGTACGCCATTCCTGTGCACTACGCATCGGCGTTGAAGAACTTGTACTTCACTCCGGAGCGTAATTTTACAAACCCGACCAGTCTCAGTGCTTTTGAAAGCAATGAGGTACCTGGTATCTTTGACTTGTACTCGGTGCGTAGCAGGTAACCATGATCTCTAGAACGCCACTCTCGCAGTTACCCACAGCTCGGGCCCTCTTGAAGCTGGCAGAGTTGCCGGAACCCCCGGACTTTGTGGAGGCAGCGCAGTCTGAGCCGCGGCACCCAGTGCCTGAAAAGAGTGAAGCGGAGATCAAGCACCCAGTCTTGCATGCGTTGAAGTCGGTGGCAGCCCCAGCGGCTGCATTTGGTTTGGGTACTGCTGGTGGGTACTTGGGCCAGTTAGGAATTGAAAAGGCATTGAAGTTGAAGCCACAAGGGGCTGCTAATTGGCAGCGCGTTGCTGCGCCGCTACTGACTGGTGCATTTGGCCTTGCCATGCAGCAGTACAAGTCACGGGAAAGTAAGGAGTTGAACCGTGCCGTCGAAGCCCACAATCGTCAATCTGAGCGGAGGTAGTAGCTTCACAGATGAACCCTTGATGCAGCTGAGGGTGCTGTACAACTCATTTGTCCGTGGTTTATTCAGCGCAGCCCCTAGGGGTTTTTACCATTGGAGCGAAGGGGAAGAGACGGAGATCTACGTCTCTGATGAGCACCCGGTAAAGAGCGACAAGATCGGGCCACGCCCTTGCGTAAGCTTTACTCGTTCAGCTGTGCAGTTCTATTCTCTCGGCAACGACGACATGCTCGCTTTCAACTTCGACACCAGTCGCAAGAAGAAGAGCGTTCTAATCCCTGGCGTCATGAGCATCAATTGTAGTTCTCGGGTAGACCTCGAGAGCGAGCGCATCGCTTGGATTATTGGTGAGCACTTGTGGCTGCTACGAGAACAGCTCATGGGCTTTGACTTGTTTTTTGAGATCGGACGGCAAGCACAAATTTCACCACCAACTCCTGCCGAAGGCATCATCGTCATGGATGCCGGAGATGAATGGTACTGCACTACGGTGACTTCTCCGTTCCAGTTCCCTCGCACGTCCCAGGTGACTCCGCTGAACAAGACCATCGTGCAGCAGATCGAACTGCGGATGCGTTTGCAGCTTGAAGCTCTTTGGCAAAAGCGCACTGGGGGCCCGGTTGCCAGTCAAAATGGGGTTGATCCCGGCATGTACGTGACTGAGAAAGGGCCACCGGCGTTTTTCCCTCAGGCATCGGATGCCCATGGTCGAACACCGGACCCGGGCGGACATCTTCCTCCACCTCTTCAATTAGCGCCTCATCCGCTAGATCCGGCACGAATGGTGGTCGTAAGGGCGACGCATCCGTACCGGCCTGGCTTGCGTGCACCCTCAATGGGCGGCCGTGCTATTCCCATAGCCCAGAGCTGCGTGGAAGAATCGAGCTCGATACCGCCTTTCAGAACGAAAGTATAAGGAAGGAGCCTATTTCATGGACGCAGAACTCCCGAGACCAGGCGTTGAGGTCGTACAAGTTATCCGCACAACTACCCCCTCGGTGGTTACCCCTACGCTCGTTCCTTGCGTCGTCGGCGTTGCCCGCCAGGTCGTTGACCTGCTGGTTACCGATGGTAGCGGCAGCAAGCTTTTGAATTCCGAGGCTCTTGTCAGCCTGCCGGCGTTCTTTCTAGCGAAGGCTGCCTCTGGAACACCCCCTGTTTACACGGGTCTCAATACCCTGCACCTCGTCTTTTCAGTCAGTAATGGCTCGAATGTCGATGTGCTCTTTTCGGACTCCCCTGCAGTTGGGCTTACACCCACCTCTGTAGTGGCCGCCATCAATAAGGCGTTGGCCGCAGCGGGCGTGTCATCCGCCATCTCTGAGTTGATCGGTACGACACGATTCAGGCTGCGCACGGTAGGAACCGGCCAGTACCAAAGCCTGCGCATCGATCCATCGACTAGTCCGGCTGTTTGCACCGCGTTTGGCATTGGCCTCGGTAAGACGTATGACGGCTTTGACAGCTATGCGCAGCTGGAAGAGTCCGTTCCTGAAGTCAGCTTGCCTGATCCCAATGGGAACTTGGCAGAGCTCAGCATTGAAGCTCCTAGCATTCGTGCCTTCTTGGCGATGAGTACTTCGAACTTCATCGAGGTTCTGCGCACAGAGGCCTTCCTTCGCAACGGGTCAGTGAACACGCATGCGGTAGTTACGGGCAGCGTGGACCTGACCAGTCTGACGTGGGCGCTAGGCGCTTCCGTTGCAGGCAAGTCGTTGAAAGTTTCCATCTATGGAGCAGCGGAGCAGACGGTTGCCTTCACGGCAGCTGAAACATCGATCTCGTTGTTTCTAGCCAAAATCAATGCTGGATTGGCTGGGTTGGTTGCTACTGAAGCACCTACATCAAACTTCCTGGTGTTGACCAGTGTTTCCACAGGCGCTGCAGCCAGCATCATTGTTGGCAACGGGGACATCGATGCCGTGGTTGGGCTCACCAACCTACAGGCGTCAACTGGGTCCTCTGTCGCAGTGGTCGATGATGGAAATGGGGACAACTTCTCTCCATTGCTGAAGTTTGCTGGGGTGGATTTCACCGCAGTGGGCGTGGCGGCATCTGTACAAGGCACCGTGGATCTCACCACGTTGACCTACCCGGCTGGCGTACAGGGCTTGTCCATTGAGATCAGTGACGGGCAGCAGCTGCAGACGTTGGTCATTCCCTCCACTACGATGGCGAGCGATACCGACTTAGTTGCCTACATCAATGAGGTGATGGGCGCTGCGTCAAGCGGTCGACTCTTGGCCACCATCGATGGCTCATCTCATCACTTGGTGCTGACTACCACCAACACAGGGGCCGATGCATTCATTTGGGTGAAGAGCGGCACGGCCCTTACCGTACTGGGCCTCACTGCGGACACGCAGGTTCATGGAACTCTTGGCCATGCTGTCGTGGGTGATGAGGTTTTTGTGGATGGAATCTCCGCAGGAACCATAATCTCAGTCGCCCCTGGCGGTCATAACGACATGCTCAAGGTGAACGCTCAGCAGGCGTTGACGACCAATTACGGCGACCACTGGTACATCGTCGCCAAGAACCTGACTGGCACGGGAGTCGATAGGCCGACCCCCAACTTGGTCATCGATGCCAACAATACGGCAACGTTGAAGAACACGCTGCTGCGCGACACCAATGGTGGTCCGATTTCTCCCACCGCAGGCCGGGCCCCGTTGTACTTGTCCTACACGGCAATCCGTAAGGATGTGTCGGCGCTCGCCAAGCACTCAGGGTTGCTGCGCTTTGACAGCCAGACCCAGATTGAGGCGAGCATTCCTCCGATCAGCACGAACAACCCGCTCGCGCTTGGCCTGTTCTTCGCCATTGCGAATGCCCCTGGCATCCAGATTACTGGCCTAGGCGTTGATGCGGTTAGCGCGGACGAACCTTACGGCACTGTGGAGGCGTTCAATCGCGCTGCAGAGTTCCTGGAGGCGTTTGAAGTTTATGCTTTGGCTCCGTTGACTCACAACAATGAAGTGGGTCAGCTGTTCAAGACGCATGTCGACTTCATGTCGGAGCCGTCCCAAAAGGGCGAGCGCATCGCGCTGTTCAACTCCAGCCAGCCTACGCATGCGCTGGATACGCTTGTGGGCTCTGGGGTCAATGGAAACACCGTCGGCTCTACTGGGTTGAGCTTCGACACGGGAATCCCCAACCTGTCTGCGCTCTTGCTCAACAAGGGCGTGAACCCGGTCGGTACTATCGGTGCTGGCTCGGGCGTGTTCTTGGACATCGCGAGCGACGCTAAGAGCTATTCCATCTCGGCTGTCAACGGGTCCATCATCACGGTACGGATCACCTTCGATCCGGGTACCAATGACGATGACTTCTACTCGACAACGGCGCTCAATGTCCCTCCGCTGTCCAGCCAGCTCATTCAGGAGGTCTTCGCGGTCCGCATTCGCGGTGCGGCGTTGGTGACGGTGGATGGGAACCCGGACAAGAATGCCGTGGCTTCCGCCTATGCCGCAGTAGGACAGTCGTTTTCTGACCGCAGGTTCTGGCACACCATGCCTGACCAGTGCGCGGCCACGGTAGATGGAGTGGAGCAGGTGCTCGAGGGCTTCTACATGAATGCTGCAATTGCCGGCATGATTGGACAGCAGCCTCCGCAGCAGTCCTTCACGAACTTCCCGATGTCTGCGTTCACGCGTGTCATTGGCTCGAGCAACTACTTCTCCGAGAGCCAGATGAACGTCATGGCGGCGGGAGGCACCTACATCATCGTGCAGGATTCTCCTAGCGCTCCGCTCATCGCGCGCATGGCCCTGACGACGGACCTGACTTCGGTTGAAACCCGTACGGACTCCATCACCAAGGTCGTGGACTTCACGGCTAAGTTCCTGCGCAAGGGCCTGAAGAACTTCATTGGACGGTTCAACATCACGCAGGCCTTCCTCGACCAGCTCGGCTCAGTCACGGGTGGTCTTGGTGGTTACCTGGTGGAGGTGGGTGTCTTGGTTGGTTTCAACCTCAACAACATCATTCAGGACGAGGATGCCCCTGACACCGTGCTGATTGACGTCCTGATCGATCCCCCGTACCCCTGCAACTACATCCGCATCACACTGGTGATCTGATGAGTGACCGCTTTCACGCCGCCGTTCTGCAGGTTAGAGCCGAGCAGTTCTTCGAGGAGAAGGCTGCTGCGGCGGATCACTGCGGTCTTACGCCAGTCGACTACGCACTGTTCAACAAGGCGGCATCCGCATTCTGTAAACAGGCCGAGCCCCCTCCACCAAAGGGGGTTTCGGTTTCAGAGTGGGACAGGATTCTAACCAAGGTACCGACTAAAGGGCCCGCTGCTCGGCTAATAAAGCGCCAGAGCATTGCGACCAAGTGAACTTTTTACCGTGATAGACTGAGAGAAGGAGCAAAACACAATGGCTGGCAACTTCAGTGACTGGTCTCCCTACACGAACTACGTGCAGGCTGGTTTGGTCGATGGCGCGTACGCCAACGCAGGGTTCACCATGCTCGCTGCAGGTCCGCCTCGCATCTCGAACATCGGCGGGGCTGCCGCGTTTGCACAAGCTGTCAGCGGGACTGGGCAATCTGCCAACCAGATTGTACTTCCCGTCGGCATCGTGCAGAACTTCCAGCTCTCGCACACTCGGCAATTCAATCGCATCTTTGAGATTGGTTCCGAGCGCAGCTACTTCATCACGGGCCGCACCGTGGGACAGCTGGGCCTTGGTCGCATCTACTATCATGGTGCATCACTGCTGCGTACCCTGTACGCGTACTACCAGGACTTGCTCCCTCCGACGGTAGTGCCAGCGATGTTTCTCAACTCTGGCTCAGCCAGCATGTCCAACCCGCACAATGTGGTAATTCCACCCGGGTACGAGAACATCTACATCAACTTGGCTTCGGACTTGTTCACGCAGCCCGTTGGCATGCTGATGTATGTGCGGGACATCAATCAGGATGCTCTGGGCGCCGTGTACTTCGAGGCGTGCTACCTACCAAACCACACTTGGGCGACGGACGCTCAGGGCGTGCTCATTCAAGAGTCAGTGGCCATGCAGTTCGAACGGGCAGTGCCCGTGGCGATCTCAGCGTTGACACTCATCTCGAGCGCGACCAATCCCAATGCGGGTGGCTCTAATACCAATGCGACCTTCCTAGGCATCCCCGGGTCCTAATGAGCGCGAGCACTGCTCCTTTTGTGCTGCAAGGCACGCTCACTGTGACGCTCCCTGGGCAGCCGCCGACGCCGCTGCCTTTCGGGCTTTCCGGGGCATTTTCCTCATTGATGAGCGAGCGGCTCATAATGTCGGGTGCTGGGACTGAAGACGTCTCTCTTGGAACTATCGTAGGAGCTAAGCTCTTGCTGCTCGAGTACGTTGCCGCTGAGGGAGCTGCCGCCATTACCCTGCACATCAATGGCAGCACCGATGGCCTTGAACTTTCCCCAGGTGGGGTTTTACTTTATGGAAGCCCCAACCCAACTATTGGCCTCACTGCATTGAGTATTGAGCGCACGGTAGCTGCCGAGGTTCTCGTCCACGTCTTAGGCTGATAAGCTAGTGGGGCTTTGCCTTCCCCGCCCCCTCGCCCACCCGTGCGACGGTCAAGTCACGACGATTTGGCCGCTGTACAAGCCCTAGACGACGCCGAATCGCGCGCCCGGGCATCCCTGCGTCTAGCGGAGGCGGCTGAGGACCGAGTAAACGAGCTCGAACATGCGCTCGCACGCGTTCGTGATGACAATGAGCACGTTGAGACGGCGAACCGGCTGAGCATCGCAGACACAGTCGCCTTGCTTTCCATGGCCAAGGGGGGCGCTCCGGTGACCTCGGAGAAGCCCATCTCGGTTTCACCTACTGCCCTGACATTTCGCGGGCACCACTGGAAGATCGCAATTCCGTTGTCGGTGTTGATTACCGTTGTGCCGCTGGCTTGGGCATTGGTGAACGACTATCGGCAGATGAAGACTGATTTCAAGCAGCAGACGGATACCTACGCTGGCATGCAGAAGCGTGCTGATGCGCTCGAGCAACGACTAGCCGAGGTCACAAAGTCCAACAATGACCTTCGAGAGACGGTTGCCAAGCTGGCTGGCTACATCGCGGCTGCGCTACCCAACGCCGGCGTAAAAGTACCGGGTGCTGAGTTTGGGGCTATTGCAATGTCTGTTCAGGCGGACCCATTACCGCGAGGTGCCAAGAGGCAGACCCCGGTGGTGACCCACACGCTGGTTCCGGCCCCGAAACCACAGTGAGTTGTCTTTCTGGGCACAAGGAAGGTAGACTGAACCATGATGAATCGAGCCATAGCGGCAGCATTCGGTACCGACAAGTTAGCTGCTGAGGGCGGATGGAAGCCCATGAAGGGCGGCCTCCCATTGGCTGCTGCGGTTGGCGGTGCTTTGATTCTTCATGGAATGCACCGAGGCTCTAAGGTGGATTCTGCCCAGCAGAATGCCAGACAGGAGGCCAATCGAGCCTTTGAATCTAACCGTTTTGCTGGCACGGATGCCGCGTTACGCGGTGGAGTTCCATTGACTCCTACAGGTTCCTCCATCTACGCCAACGAGCGTGCGGACAGCAACCAAGCAGGGGATTTCTCGCTGTTTGATAAGGGCGCATCCGCCGCTGGTATAGAGGCTGGGAGAATTCTTGCCAAGCACGCAGGTATCGGCGGGTCAGTTCTCGGTGGAATCAAGGCCATGGGTAGTGCGTTGGCACCCGGGTGGAAGACTAAGGCTCTCTTAGGAGCTGGTGCTGTCGGTGCAGGGCTGGCGGTAGCTAAAGGAGCACGTGCAGCGAACAACTTCATGCAGGCCCCATCTGGCGAACAAAGAGTAGGCGGGCACAATGCAGAATTACCCACGGCTGTAAGTCAATTCGGAGTTCCGACCATGGGTTGAGGTAAGATGGTTTGAAATCTGGGCCGTGTAGGCCCGTAACTAGTTCCGGGCAAAGTATCGGAGGAAATTATGTCTATCGGTTCAGGTTTATTCAGTAAGATGTTGTCGCATTTTAGCCACTTGGTGAAGCCCAGTGGTGGGTTTCAAGGTGAGTTCTTTGATCTGCGCAAGGACATCGTAACGACGCTTTCTCCTCTGAAGGCGTCTGTGATTCAAGAGTTTGATACTCCGGTTGGTCTTTCTGCACCGGGTACAACCACGCTACATGCAGCGGCGCTTTGTACAGCAGCAGCTTTGACCTATCACGCGAGCGATCTGGTCGCTGCTGGGTTGACGCAGCTCACGGTTTGGTCTCGAATGCTCACGTTTACAAGTAGCGCTGCCGGTGGTGGTGATCAGACAGAGGTTCCGGCCTCCGTTGTAGTCACCGGGGTAAATGCCGCCGGTGCAACTGTCAGTGAGACCGTTGATTTGACCGGCATCGCCGGGTCTAATGCCGCTGGTACTGTTTCGACTACTAACACTTGGGCGTCGATCACCAGTATTGTATTCGCTGCTGTGTCTGGTAGCACGGGCGCCAAGTCGAAGATGGCAGTTGGCATCAACGCTGCCTACATCCTCTACACGACCACCACCACCGTTGCTCTAATGACGTTGACCGCTAGCCAGCTCGTTCAAACTGACTTGGCCAACAACCCTCGAGCTTTGGTGTTCACCACAGGCTCGTCGAACTACGGCAATGTCCCCGCCACCGTACGCGTACTAGGTACTGACATCAACGGCTTCAAAATTGACGAGACGTTGTCATTGGCAAACACCTCAGGTGGTACTGCTACTACGGTCAACTCGTTTGCCCACGTTACCAGCATGGCGTTTTCGGCAGCTACCGCGCCAGCACCTACGGTTGTTGTATCGCCATCCGCAGCATTTGGGCTTGCAAGGACCGCCAAGGCACGTTGTGGCTACACGCTGTTGCTGCATGAGATTGTAAGTGGTACCGGTTTAGTTACGAATGGCGTGCTGACTCCCCCAGTCGACACGGCATCTATCACGGGCACAGCAGACCTCACTGGCTCTGGTGTAATCGCTGGTCTGAACGGTGAGACTCTCATCATTCAGGCTAATGGTAAATCCATTACAACAACGTTTGTCTCCCCTGTTACGGAGTTGGATGTGGTGACGCAGGTCAACGCTGCTTGCGATGCTGCAGGAGTGACAGGCGCAACAGCCACCATAGTTTCAGGAAAGTACCTGAATGTTACGGTGTCGTCGCCAGACTTTGTCAGTACCCTTCGCGTCATGGGAGGTACTGCGAACACAGCGCTCGGGTTTACGAGCAATACGACAGCACCCAGCGCCCTCCCGTATGGCACGTATACCCCTGACAACTCGCACGCACCAACTGGCGCGCTGTCATACGCGATAACTTACGAAGCTGACGCTACCTTAGACAGAAACACGCAGCAGCGCTAAGTTAGCCACCAGTACACAGGAAGCTCCGTCACCGGTACATCAAGTCCGGGACGGGGCCTTTCTGTTGGTGGTCTTTGACGCTTCACCCGTTGCGCTGGTCGTGTTTCTTGTGCCGCTGAGTTCTTAGGTGTTGGGCTCTTCTTGGGCGGGACGCTTTGGTGATAATCGAGTGTAGCCAGATTGAGCAAACGTCTGTCGTTTGGGTTCAAGTGCTTGACTGATGCGCTCCCAGACGCCAAGCGTTGTAGGAGTTCTCTGCACTCTTCTCCGTACTTCTCTGGGCAGCTCTGGAAGTCCTCGACCAAGCGGGTCTGGTCCCCGAGAGTTCCATCGAAGAGGTCCGAAAGACGCCGGTTCACCGTCTCCGATGAACTCTCTCCGTGTTGCTTCACTAGTTCTTGGAAGGTAGGAAATTCCGGAAAGATCGGGGGTTGTATCTCCGGCAGGCAGGTCAGGCCTGGCACAGGAACGTTTTCTTGGAAGGTTGATCTTCTTGTTGAGGAGCGTGTCTTCGTAGTCATCGAGAATCCCCGAACGGATAGCTAATAAAAAGTGGGCGCAGATGCCGCCCATCACCTTGATCTGACTGGTAGGTGGGAGCCCTTGTTCACGTAGGCGCTCGTTGACAACGAACGTGTACTTTCTCAAGAGCTCCCATACTTCCGGGAAGAGCATTGGTCCCCACCGACCGTATCGTTGTTCCAGTTGCGTCATCGCTTCAAATATAACAGGGCTACGCGGCGAGTTCCATCTCAGTACGTTCTGCTACGGGTGTGACCGCTAGATTCCTAGTCAGGCCATGTTCCCTACGCCGCTCTTCCTTTGGACCCCACACGAACCAAGCGTAGTTACTCGAGTCCCCTGGCATGGGCTTGCCACGTAGTTCTACCTTTTCATAGTCCGTGGGGTAGTTAGGGAACTTACCGTCGATCATGAACTTGATGCGGTCTGGTAACGGGTAGACGTCGGGTGGGAAGTCACGCAGGAAATCGTTCTTGCCGTTGTTGGATCCGCCGCCAAGCCAATCCGTGCGCTGCAGCATGACTACGTACTCCGCGATAACTAGACACTTGGATAGTATTTCGAAAGCCTTGGAGAATGGTGGATTTGTAATTGCCACGTCGAAGTAGCTTGGCCCTACATCGAGTCTTCGGTGATCCTTGGCGTTGAAGCCACCGATGAAATCTGTTGGGCAATGAATGAGGCGCTTTATGCCACCTGGGTAGATCAGTTGAGGCCCAGACGCTTCTAGGCGCGGTTTGCACTCAGCCCTAACCTCTACAGCTGTGAAACTAATGCACTTTGGTCGGTCTTCACAGATGGCTTGAATGATCCTCCCGTTACCCGCGCAGGGTTCAATCCAGTGCCCGACTGGTAACCAAACTTCTTCGATGAGACGACGGACGGCCCACTTGGGAGTTTCCCAGAGCTCTCCGAATGGCTTGTCGGCTTTTGTACGATGAGTAGATGTCATGGTCCTTACTTACCTTGTACCGCCAAACACTTTGTCTTTGATGCGCGGGTCTAGCACATTGCTGTCGTAAAGCAGTGTGCGAAGTTTGGCCGCTTCGGTATTCAACATTCCAGTTAGGATCCAGCTCCTGATGTGCGGGAAGATGACAGGTTCCTTGCAGCGCCTGCATGAGAACCCGATGACGGCCCCTGGATCGTCCGTGTCATCCTGTTCGAAGCAGCGCTCCTTCCAATCGTCTGTGCCCATGACCAGGCTGGTTTTACCTTCCATCCTGTAAAGTCGGAGGACGACTAGGTTGCTTTCCTCCACGTCCTCGAACCAAGCGTGGCAGTTAGGGCAGCTGATGGGTAACTCAACAGGGACCTCAATAAACGCGGCGTGCTGAATTCGTACGGTTGGCATGTTACCTTCTGTTCCATTCTTTTCTGGCGAATCCCAGCGAGTCAATAATGTATTCGTAGAGGAGTGGGCGTAGTCTGGACTTGATCCATTCGGCGCGGATGGTTACCATCGGCTTTCCATGCTTGAATGCGTTTTCCATTCTTCGGGAGATTTGATTGGCTGTGCGCGCGGGTTTGAAGGCATCGTGCCCTTCCGCCAGCAGTATCTCTATAATTTCTCCGAAGTCTAATCCCCCATAGGATTCCTGCTCTACTCCTGAGTGGGTGATCGCGGCAAAGGCGAGTTCACCGAAGTGAAATTTGTCGACGATGCATTTGGCTAGTACACGGCTGTGGAACATCGTATCGGAGTTTCTCAGGCTAAACATGGAGTCTGTAATGATGTCGTTGCTGAACAACAACCTTTTTAGCAGCCTCGCTATGTAGTCGTCGATGTACCCGGGCATTTCCTCCACTGCGGCCTGTGCCTGATGCGTATACCAGATGGATGAAAATCCTTCGTAGTTCAACACCAGTGGTAAGTTGTACGGGTAGGTCCCGTGCGGTGTCTTGACGAAGCTGATGTGCTGTGGCTTTTGCAGTTGAGATATGTGCTTGGAATAGATACTGTGACCAGCTGGCAGGTATTGATTCAGTCGTATATGCGTGGTGCGGCTGTACCACCCATGGTCATGGATCTCGAAAGTACTGGGGTGAAATACCAGGATGGGGTTGCCGAATAGCCTGAGTTCATAGTTTGGGGCGGCGTCGCTTGTAAGATGGGGGTCAATGTAGCTCAGCGTGGTGCTGTTCTCTAGGTTCTTCTTGATGGGGCTGGCTTTTGCTTTTACTACCCCACGGCTCCCCTCCACTGCCGCCCGGTGCTGGCCCATGATGTACTTGGCTTGCTCGTAGTCCATAGTTCCTTCAAGTTATTATTCCGCCAACCATGGCTGGTTTGTTGTAGTTGCTACAATTGTATTTGACTACTGGGCCATTCGTGCTTTTATTGATTGGACTGGAGTCAAGGATTCGCATGAACCATTTCGTATATTCAATGAACGGCAAGGCAGAGGCCCCCGCTGCGGGTGGCGACATGAGGAGTTGGTTCTTCTTCTATAAGTGGGATACCGGAGAGGGTGCATTCGTACCGGTGCCAGAAGCAGTGCAAAGTGCCAGGCCAGTGGCCAAAGACCTGCTCTGGTTTGTCCTTGATGGAGTCCCTTTGGGGTACGCCCCGGTCACGTCTGTCTTGGACGTAGACAATGGCGGGTACGAAGTCCACTACGATACGCAGCAGATAATTGGCCGTGATCAAGGGATCCCGTCGTTTGACTTGGCAGCGGGCACCGGTTTGGCTGATGGAGCTACTAGCTCGACTTTGGACCGTTTGAAGCATCTATTCGATGCGACTTGCCCGGCCAGGCCGAGCAGTGCTTTGCCTCCTATGCCGGATGGAGTGCACCCTGGTAAACCCCCACCGGCGCCACTACCTCCCGCTTCTCCCGTGTCTCCGCGGTCCTAAACAAACACAGTTTCACGTTTCGATGCCCAATGGATCGTTGGGTATCCAGTCCCTTTTACCCAGCAAACAGTACAGGCAGGAACTACATCATGAGCAGTTATCAGAAGTTTACCCTCAAGACCATTCAGACCAACCTCAAAAGCGGCAAATACGCAGATGCCACCGGGGCTAACCGAGCAATTGGTAAGACGCAGGAACTCTCAGCGGCGGACAAAGAGAAAGCCAAAGCTCTGGTTGCCAAGCACTTTGGCATTACGGCAAAGCCCAAGGCCTCTAAGGTTGCGAAGAAAGCCGTGGCAAAGCCAGTGAAGGCAGTCAAAACCGCGAAGGTAGCGAAAGCTGCAAAGAAGCCGGCGAAGAAAGTTGCCAAGAAATCCCCGGCTAAGCCTGCAGAGAAGCCAGTGGCCAAGAAGACTGCCAAGAAAGCCTCGAAGAAAGTCACCAAGGCAGCCCCTGTGGCACGCATCGTCACTCCGGCGGCAAAAGGACGCGGCAAGAAACCGGTTGTGGTGAAGGCTGCAGCGCCTAAGCGTGCTGCTCGAACTAAGGCTGTTCAAGAACCAGAAGCTGCGCCGGTCTCTGCGTTGACTCGCGATGTGGGAACAATCCCCACTGCCTTGAAGAAGGTCCAGCGGCTGGCTGCCACGCACGGCGCTGGGGACAATGAGTTGATCCTCAACATTGGCAAGATCATCGAGACAATCAACATGGCGCTCAAGGCCATGGATGTCGCGAAGAGCTTGTACCCAAAAGGGTCCTATGATGCGGGAGTCAATGCTGCGCAGAGCGCAATGACCAAGGCAGTGCAGGCGTTGGATACCAAAATCCTGAGTAAATTTGACAAGGGAGGTCCTGCCACTGTTTCCGCATCAAAGAAGCCCTCTGCCGTGGCAAGTGCCCCTGCTGCAAAGACGTCTCCCAAGAAGGTACAAAAGCCTAAAGAACCAGGCGCTGTAGTTGCAGAGAGCGCCGAGCTGGAAGATCAGTTGGAAGAAGAACTTCAGATTGATCAGGACTTGCTTGATAGGGATGATCTGGATGACGACGAGCGGTACAACATTATGTTGGCCAGAAAGCATCGCCCGGCGGTAGATGCCATGATGGCCTCTCGCGGCAACGGCACTCACGAGGCCTAATTAGCCTTCCATCGGATACCGATAGACTCGGTATTGTCCTTGCAGCTTGGTAGACCAAGGATGCTGATGTCCCCATGCGGTTTGATGGGGAACCTCCAGGTCCTGGTCCCCTGCTCGCTCTCAAAGATCATGCGAACGCTGTCCTCGAGCTGCTCTGTAAGTAGCAGCCCGTAGGCATCGCACGCCTTGGCGGCCTCTACAATCTTGGCCTTGCGCAGTGCCTTGTCCTCTGGGAGTTCCACCGTGACAAGGGATGCAGTAGCTCCAGATGTGGTCACCACGTCATGTAGTGGCCACAAGAGCAGGGTAGGCTCTATGCGTCTATTCTCCTTCCAGTTGGCGAATACCGCCGGGATAACTCCGGAGGCTTTGAGTAGCAGTACGTCGTGTAGGCTGAGCGTATTGGAGGTATAGTCCATAGGCATATGTCAACTATGAAGCGCGAGGCGCACCTTCTGCAACTACTTCGTGCTGAGTTTTCAGAGCACACGCCCTGGCTTAGTCAGATGACTGGGGCAGTCGTGACAGTACAGCCAACAGGCAACGGCAATGACTTTACGCTCGTTGCTGTTTGGCAAGGTGGGCGGTACGGTAAATTTTACAACATGGATTCGGTGAGGACACTAGGCGGACGCGGAGGCTGTGCCGCCCGTATGGCTGGGAAGTACATCGCTGAAGTACTTGAGGAAAAAAGAAAGAGTACCACATGATTATCGGTATCACTGGTTGTTGTGAAGACCCCAACGGTCATCGACGAATTGCTGGGGCAGGTAAGGATAAGGTTGCCAAGCGCCTGCAGGTAAAGCACAAGTTCACATCCATAGCGTGGGCGGATCCATTGAAGCGGTTCTGCCAGGAAGTATTCGGGTTCTCTGATGAGCAGCTATGGGGAGGCAGCGAACTGCGCGCATTGCCCGATCAACGGTACCCACGCCCCGCGGATAGACCCCTCGATGGCTCTGCCAATGTGACGGTCCATGACCTTGAATACTTGACGCCGCGCTATGCGTTGCAGACGTTGGGTACTGGCTGGGGGCGTAGTTGTTACGAACGGGTTTGGGTGGACTACGGTGTTCGTCAAGCAAAGCGACTGCTGGAAGACAAAGAGTATCGGTACATGCCGCAGCGCGGAGTATTCAAGCCAACTTTGCTAAATTACGGGACCATTGTGGGCCTTCCATCAAACCCGACAACGGGCGTTGTATTCAGCGATCTCAGATACTTCAATGAATACTATGGGGTACGCGATCAGGGTGGCAAAGTCGTACGCGTCAAGCGCTATGTTGAGGTACCATTTGACACAGAAGGGATGGATCACAGCCATTCAAGTGAGCGTGAGCTACTGACTTGGGATGATACCAAGTTCGATTACGTTTTAGACAACAACGGTACACTCCACATGTTGGAGATGCTGGTGGATACCATGCTTGATGTGTTCAAAGGAAAGATCACACCGTTCGACGAGGACCAGGTGGACACCCCACCGTTCCTACGCGGTGGTAACATCCAAGGAAGGTAATACATGCCATTCCCGATTAGCCTTGATCAAGACGAATACGAAACATTGGTGGAGCTAGCTCGCAGGAGCACGTTTGACGCACAAGGGCAAGTAATCCCAGAGAAGGCAAGGGACTTAGAGTCTTGGCTTGTAGGCATTGAGCTATCCAGCGGTATTCAGCGTCATTTGCTTTGGGTGCAGTGGCAAGAGCTGGGTGCCGCTCTTCCTGTTGGGACTTCATTCCCAGAGAAGTGGCCACCGTCACAGCGGTCACGCATTGCGCTCACGTCTCGCCCCATAACACGCAGTGACGTGGACAAGTTGCTCGCTTCAAAGGCAAAGAACCCAACATCGATCATGGTCACTAGAGATCCTGGAGCGATAGTTGGCTGGACTGAACTAGATGTCTTCTTCAAATAGCGTTGTAGATAGACTCAGGGAATTGACGGAGGCAAACGCGCTGCAGGCGAAAGACATAGAACTAGATCGTCTTCGCACAAACTACGGACTACTGAAGGCACACCAGGATCATGTGCTCAAAGAGTTAGAGGGTTTGCGTGCGCTTGTCACTAGGTATGAGGGAGAGCTTCGCACGGTCTTGGGATTCATTATGGATAGCAGTGCTGAACTGACCGCTCCTGTAGCTGATGTTTTAGCGCTACACGAGGAATTGCGCATTGCGTCCAACGCTGACTATGACGAGTATGGAGTTTCGTGGAAATTCAAAATGTAGGGGGTAATCGATGAGTTTGGTTGATGTTGCCGTAGAGAACAGTGAGGGAAGCTTCTATCAATTTCTCTACGTGGAAGAGCGTATTTTACGGGCAGCGGTGGACAAGGCATTGGTTGACGGTGTTGCTTTGTCGTTAGTCAGTTCTGATAACAGCGCCGCGCTCGTCATTCCATGGCGGTCGGTGCAGCGCGTGCTGCACATCGACGTAAGTTGCGAGTCAAAGCAAACGACGGAATGGACCGTGGTCTGGGAGCGTGCCGCGCAAACCCAACCCAAGAAGAAGGCACGCAAAACGAAGAAGGTGGAGCATGAATGACGAGGTACCCCACATCTCCATGGAATGCATGAACTGTAGGCAGACGGTACGCCCAGAAGATGCGAAGTTATTCGCTGAGGTGTTCGTTTGTCCCACTTGTCACGCGCAAGCAGTTCATTTCTGGGAAAAACTAGAACGAGAGCTGCGTTACCTGCTCGTAGTTGCGAAGGAGTCTATTCGCTTATCGCTGCTTGAAGGCAAATTCTTTTTCCCAGAGGACAAGGGATCTGAGGTATCTAAGCGGGAAGTACTGCAGGAGATACTTCGAATGCAGCAAGCTAGAGAAGAGGCAGCATGCAAAACCCCAACGACGATTTCTTTGGAGAGTTCACCGCCAGTTGCAAGCACCCCGGATGCACTGGTAAAACAAAGTTCGAACACGCCGTCACGGCAGGATTGAAGCCGGGTGACTTGATTCCCATTGATGGGACGAGGCCGGAGTTTGGTAGGTGCCCAAAATGCAAACGGTACACGATGGTAGTGCAGACAGTTCCGCAGCCAGCCCCGCCCCCGGGGCCCAAGGGATTCGCGAAGTTACCAGAGACATAGATTGGTTCCGTCTAGACTGGGGCGTGCCTGTGGGTACGCTCCCGTCTTTGCGGGTAACGCATCGAGAGTACGCTTGTGAAGGAGCAAGCTTCACGTGGTTGTTTATTGAAGTGCCCAAGCTGTACTTAGGGCATAAAGCAGCACTGCTGCTACTTCAAGGGCAGTCTCTTTCAAGGATTTTGATACCCAACCATGAGTTCAGGGCACAGGGGGTAGAAGCACGGGCCTCCATTGGGCATGTGCTTCTTCGCGTGGACCCTTGGGAGTATTGGCGAAGTCGTCCCTTCTTGACCGGTCTTCAATTGGCGCACCTACATGAAGTTCCTGCCCAATTGAAGCCGGAAGAAGTGTTGAGCATCCTGGTGACAGAAACGTCTGCTTGACCTCGCCCTTTTTTCTAGCTACCTATTAGGCGTACGATGTACGCCAGGAGTGATGTTGCATGAAGAGATCTCCAGAAAATGCCGTAGACCCGGGTGGTCCTGGTGTCCCTGGCGGAGTGGTTCGCAGGGATAAGGCCAACCCCACACAGCTGGGTAATGATCCTAGAAATCCCAAGCCTTTCGTCGATCCGGCTGTAACCAACCCGGCAGCGCTTAGTTACGCGATTGGCGCAGAGGGCAGACGTCGAAACAATCCTCTTCCGAAGTACACAGATCCCGTCGCGGGCGGTCCAGACCTTCCAATTCCATTGCTCTCAGGGGAAGCTTCCGGAGGAACGATGGTGGAACAGGCGCGACAGCAGCGTGGAATGCCAGCGCCCGGAGGAATTCCTGCACTAAACGCAGTGCTTTCCTCGATGGCCGGGGAACCGGCAGTACGCGGGGGTGGAATCGTAGAAGGCACGGAACACCAGCAGGCTCCCGCCCCAGTTAGGGCCAAGACGGCGGCTCCGAACATACCGTCCACGATTCTCAGAGATGACATGCTGCCTGACCAGGCCACAAAGGACCCCAATTTCAGGCAGGGTCCCGGCAGTATGTACGCGGTGAATCAACATGAGCTGGCGCTTCGTTACGGCGTCATGCGCAACGGAAAATTTGTTCCACCGCAGCAGCTTAGATCTGATTCAAGCAAGGTTACGGGGAAGTTGAGCCCCGAGTCTGTTGAGGGATTGCAGGCAATTGCCGAATTGCAGAAGGCAGGGGACAAGGTCTCCTCGCAGCAGGAAGAATCTGCGGCAATGGCGGGACCAGCTGGAGGTGCCGGAAAGACTGAGCGTCCGTTGACGGAGGCGGACAAGAAACAACTGCTTGACGACATGGACGAGTTCGAGTTGAGCCGTTTGAAGAATGCGCTCTTCAAGGACATGCTCAACAACGATGAGCAGCGGCAGGTCATTGAGTCGCGCCTCAAGCCGTTGGACTTGGACAATCTGATCATCACCGGGCAGGTTTCTCAGAATGTTCCGATTCACCCAGGGAAGTTCGAAGCAGAGTTCCAATCTTATGCGGCGGAAGAAGACCTTCGCTGCAAGCGCATGATTGGAGAAGAGGCAGCCACGCTGAAGCCCAGTGATCGTTACTTGATGGATAAGTACCACTTGATGGGACTCACCATCGCGATACGCGCTATCAATAGAATGCCTCTCCCTGATTACCGCGATGAGAAAGGTGACTTCGACGAGGATAAGTTCTGGGCCAAGTATGCCGTTGTCGCAAGGTTGAACTACCACATGATGGCCAGCTTGATGGTCAACTGGTTCTGGTTCGACATGCGGGTCCGAAAGCTCTTCCGAGCGGAGACACTGGGAAATGGCTAGAGACTCCCGAGGGCTGGGCACAAGCGAACCTATTGCTTGTGACTCTGAGAAGGCCGCCTCCTCGGGGGTCTCTTCAATCTCACGTACTGCAGGCTCTTCTCATACGCAAAGATCAGATCGAGTACATGCGCACACGCGCCCTTGTACAAGCATTGGTGAGCAAAGATGATGCACAGAAGGCTCTCGACGACTATCGGGATGCGCAGATGCCTTATCTGCCCGGTGTCCAGAAGAACGAGCGACAGAACCATATCAAGAATCTCATGTCGGAAGTTGCTCGAGGCGCCATCGGCATTACCCCGATCATGCCGAAGCAGGTTCGTAGCCGCCTGAGGACGAAGATCGTGCAACGAGCAACTCAGGAAGAGCAACTGGCTCAGTCCCGCAGAATATCGAAGAAAATCGGAGGAATCCTATGACAGCTAGTAGCGTGAAGTTTTGCCCCCACTGTGGCAGTGCCTCAGTCAAGTTTTCCAGCTTGGCCGGTGGTGAAGCTTCTTGCTCGAACGGGGTTTGCTCATGGAGGGGCAAGGTTGAAGACCTATTGGCTGTCCCCTTCGATCATGCTTTCCTCAGTGATGAAGGAATGCTTTTACAGTTGATGAATGACCTGCGGCAAGCGCTATCGGGTCCTTTGGGTTTGCCTTACCTGCGGTTATTGACTAAGTGGGGTTTTGTCAATATCGACAAGACCACAGGGGCTGACGTCAAACTGTTTGCTCGCTACTTGTCTGTTGTTGCAAAGGCAATCCTTACAGCCATCCTGGAGGAACGAGCGAAGGTAGCTGCAGAAATTCAAGTGCATGAGGTAGGCAACGATGTCCAATGAGAGTTTAGAGCAAGCAGCCATGGGCGATGGGGAGCTGCGTTTAGATTGCGCCTTCGACCAGACGCGGCAGTGCGGCCCTTCCTGCATGGCCTATTTAGCGCAAGCCCCAACAGGTGACATGTACAAGGGTGAGGCATGGGCACATTGTCTGCTCTTGGTAAACACTGAGAAGCTGGCGAGGCACGTGGTTATCGCCGTCAGCATGCTCACACGGAACAAGGCCGAAGCAACACGGGCGCAGGGCGCCCCTAAGGTGACATGATGCAAGCACAGATCGTAGGTATTCGTCAGGAGCTATCGTTTGAGGACGGGGAAACTGCCAGCTACATAGTGCTGCGGTTACCCAACGGGTCCGAGATTCAAACTCTCGTCACTGACGACACTGTTCGTCTCCTAACAGATCAGTTTGTAAAAACGGGAGGCGCCGCGGCAAATAAGGCAGTGGCTGATGCCATGGAGCAGCCCAGTAGATCCCCGGTAACTACTGCCCCAGCACGCACTCAGCCCAATGCGAGCCAAGTGCACCCAGCGCTTGCCCACAACATGGAAATTACGCAGGCAGGTGTGGAGCGCAACGGTAATCACACGCCGCTCCGGCTCGCTGATGATGCCGACTCCGATTACGTTTTTGGCGGTAGCGATGATTCAGCGGAAGACGATGAAGAGGACGTAGCTGGGATACAGCAGCAGTTCCGTGATGCATCGGATAGGATAATCGGTGCAGTTGAAAGTACAGACTCCTTGTCCGCTGCCACCCAGTTATTGGAGAATGCCGACGGTTCACCGCTTCCTGTGCCGAGTTGGGCAGTTGACGAGGCAAAGCCCACCCGGCAAGAAAATAAAAGGTCATTGCGCACTAGTCATGTATCCACTGTGGCGGTGGCCTCTGCGGTGCATGTAGAGGCTGACATACGAGGTAACCCAGTGCTGAGAGGAGCTGGCATGGTGGACCCGCAGGATTTGACAGGCCCTAGCGATGAAGAGGGAGAGGCTGCTCAGCTATGATCACTATCGTGTGCCAATCCTGCAAGCATGCACTGTGCGTGGTGGGAGAGGTGCGCGATGTTGACGTCCTAGTTGGCAAGCAGAGTGACTACTGGCCAGACAAGTACTCCTGTTACAACTGCGGAGGTCAGGCTTCAGGATTCCTTACCCCGCAGGTGGATGAAGCCGTTATGAGGTCCCTTCAGGTCACGAACGTCAACGCTGAGGAGGCCTTCGCTGCATTGAACGGCCTTGGTGTACCAGAGGAGCGGACTTGCTGCGCTGAGGTTGTGCTGCCCTACTTCGAAGCGTTAGGGATTATTGTGAAGGGCAGGCAGCCGCACGGTCAGACTCGATACATAGTTGAAGAGTTGACATTCCCTGATGGGACACGGATGCAATTAGGGGCAAGCCCACAGGGGGCCCTCATCTACAGAGTCGTGAAGAAGCACTCGTACGCAGCTGCCGTGAAGGACACTAGCAATGCCGGTTGATGTAGTTTTGTCGTATCGTCGAGCAGGCACCTTGTACCAAGGGAATCTCGATGGCCAACCATTCTCCGAGAAGGACTTTGCCGCGATGATGTCTCTTGTACATCTTCGACTGCTGGAGTTCCCTGAGTCGGGACTTACTTTTCAGCGTACAGATCGTGAAGGCTTGCTGCCTATCAAGATCACTGATGATTTAGTGCGGCTACTTCGAGAGGACCCAGCTCAGTACATTCGCATGCACAGCGTTGCCCCTGTACGCATAGATTTGACCGGTAGAACAAGTGCCTTAGCTGCGCGGGCGCGTACTGTCCTCCCAAAGACCAGCGGCATCCGCGCTGGCTACGACACTATCGCTGATGCCTTTGGCGAAGTGGTCTATGCCCGTTTCCGTAACTGTAATGTAGAGAGCCCGGAGTCGGGCCGTTGGGTTATCTTGGGAGAAGTTGAGAAGTGGCTAGGTCAATCAGTCAATGCTGAAACACCAGGATGGGTCTCATTCAAAGTTGCAGATCTCTTGGCCACTACAAGCTTGCGGTTTTACTTGCCTCGTGAATGGAATCCCTATCACGGTTGGATCACGAAAGAACAATTAGCCAAATTGCTGGAGCAATTTTTAGAAGAAAGGTCAGCACTATGTCAATCGGTGGAAAAAACGAAAGCGCTCTAAACATTAGACGAGCAGGAGTCCGCGTTGCGGTGGATGGTTCATCAGCATCAAAGGGCACACCCAACACGGTAACTGGCGTGTCTAGGGCAGCTGCGATCATCGTTTGGCATAACGATGCCAAGGGTGTGCCGGAAGCGGCATTATTCTTTGAAATCAACGGTGAGTATTACTCGACCCCCGACACTGTTGACTGGTGCCGAAGCTTGCGCCCAATGTCCGATTGGATGCGCAAGGGCATGGAGAGCAAAGTCAAGGAGGAGCTGAAGGCTGAAGAGATCCCAGCTACAGACTCAGTGGATGTCCTTGGCATCGGAGACGACAATGAAGCTGCGACTGCGTCTTGATTGGGTACTGGTCAAGGTAGACCCTCCGGAAACGCAATCCTCTGGAGGAATACTATTGGTTGGCGCACAACCTATTCGAATGGCCACGGTTATCGATGTGGGTCCAGGCAAGTACAACCATAAGGGGGTGCGCATCCCCACCGAGCTGCAGCCAGGCGACCGCTTCCCATTCTTCAAGGCGGTTACTGAGACCAAGCAGGGGCATGCACTGACGCTCTTGCTTGAGGATGGAGAGGCCCTTGTGCGTGAGAGCGATGTCCTGTTCCTCGCAGAAGGGGAGGGGGTAGTGACTCTGTGACCACCTTCACTTTCGAGGCTGAAAATACAAAGGAACTCCAGCCTGGAGATATCCTATTAGTACGTGGAACTGCCCAACTGTCTCGTGCAATTGAAGACTTCACCCAAAGCCCGTACAGTCACGCCGCGATTGTTATGCCCGCATGGGGCAAGTACGATATGGTTTTTCAGGCGTGGGCATTTGGGATTGAGATCGTGCCCCTCCATCAGGCCTTCAGTGAGTTCACTAGCCCAGTAGATGTCTACCGTCTTGTAGACCCTGCCAATCTGCAGGTAGATGATCTACTGGCCGCTGCCCTGGCACTGGTTGGTCGCAAGTATGATTACTTCGGCGTCATTCGGTTAGCCTGGCTCATTCTGACTGGGCAGCGTAAGCGGGCTCCTTCCAGGCGCAGCAGTCGTTTGTTTTGCAGTGACTATGTGCAGAGAGTCTATCGCGTGGGAGGCGTTGAACTCACATCATTCAATGATTCGGTGGTAGAGCCCGGGGACTTGGCGCGTTGCTCGAAGTTGGCTTTGGTCTCTAAGAACTGGCGGCCAGGAAGATAGGCATGGTGGCATCATGAAACGATCCGTTGACTATCAGGAATGGAATGAAGAGCCAGTTGAGGTGACTCTATGATTGTACTATCAAAATGTATGGAGGAATTAGCTGAGCATAAAAGTGAGACCCCAGAGAGCGCTGTGCGTATGTGCTTATATGCCGCTTCCTACATGTTTGACCAGTCCCTCCATATGAGCAAAGAGAGACAAACGTTTCGTTGTGTTGCTCTGACACTCATCGGTTCTTGCAAACTATTGATAGACGGTAATCCCGAGCTAGGGGTGCTGCTTATGGATGGTACACCTGCACTAAAGCAGCTAAATAATTTGAAGCAGCTGCTATTTGATACGCGCATAGCATACGAAGAAGCTGCTATTACGCTAAATACGGTTGAGCCCTCTCCAGTCCCAAAGGAAACCGCATGAGATTCGTAGACCGCACAGGCCCCGGTAAGCTTGAGCTCAATTACATGTGGCTACCAACGTGGGTAGGCATGAATGAGGTACTGATCCGAGATTTGGAGAAGGAGCTCAGCGATACCATTGTCGGTAGAGATCTGACGGAAGAGCTGCTAGATGAGGCGCATCAAAAGGTTCTTCAACTCTTGGTTGACAAGTTCCCGCAGGTCGTGGGGATGTTTGAATACCTCGAAGGCATCAAGTTTGTAGAAGGCAATGGCAGCTAAACAATATGGACCCAAGAAGCTCGGGCGACTTCACATCCGTGTGGAGGCAACGCTAGCTATCAAGATGCATGACTATGCACGCAGGCACCACACCGACTTGACCGCGCTTGTTACCGAGCATTTTTTGAACCTATTGGCAGCCGAGGAAACCTTGAGGGTTCCAGAAGCGGAGCAGATTTAGCTATGACCACTTACGCAGAGGAAGAGAAATCCTACGATATTCCCAAGGCTGCCGGGAATGCCGCCTATGTGGAACTGTTCAAAAAGCTAATAGGCATGTCACTGGTACAGACCATTGTCGTTACTCCAGGGCACATGTCCTACAAGCGCTATCGCAAAGAGGATGAGCCAGAAACTCCAGTCGAGATGGAGTTCGATTCGTTGATGCCCTTGGCAGCCATCAGAACTCACCTGCTCGTAGAGTTGGACCCCATGTCCAAAATAGCGTCAACCGTCTTTGCTCAAATGCTTACGCAGGCCAGTCTTGACGGACTGAACCCAGTGGCCTTTGCCAGTGGGAGTGAGCGTACCGTGCGCGCATGGCATAAGAGCACCACCAAGGTTGTACTTCCTGAAGATGAAATATACGGGATTCCATTCTTGATCGATCAGGGCCTTCCAAAGGAGGCGCTGTTTCTTTGTGCGGCCTACGGACGGCACGGTGCCCTAGCGGACACAATCAAGACGTACAAAATTACCATCCCCGCGTGGAGAGCCCCATGAGCGATTTAGCGAAAGCAGTAGCATTATCTGGCGCTATAAACTCCGATATGCTGCGGGAGCTGGCCCACTGGAGATTGCCGATAGACTTACCAGAAGGGGACCCGTTCGAGAGCCCCGAAGAAGCCATAGCTGCCATTGAAGACGCCATGACTGGCTCTGAGCAGGTAGAGATCCGCACTACAGACCTCGATGTGCTTCGGCAGTACTTGCGGACGAAGCGCAAGGGCAAGCTGCATCTCTCCGCCAGCCGTGGCAGCGGCACCATCGACATAGAGTTTGGTGTGTCTGTCTTAGGCGAGTACATCATCCCATGGAATGCAGACAGCATTGTCGACATCATGACTAATGGGGAGAGCCACATCTTGGATGTGCGTAGGAAGGTGTACGTAACCGACGTCACCGAATTGTATTTTGGGAAAAGCAAAGCATTCATGCTGTGCACTCCACGTAAGGATCGCAATGTCAAACCAAGTCACGCGAGTTGACATCTACACGGCGCTAGCCAAAAAGTGCGGGTTCCAGGTCGTTCAAGATCATGAAACCGGTAAGCAACTGCGCATCATTGGGCGTTGTGCCCCTAGCCGCTGGCCCTTCATGCTGCCAGTTATCCATGCCTTACTAATGGGAGCAGAGGACGTCGCTGCACGCTGGACCTGTGACATTTCGAAGCAGTACGTCATCCGCAACAGGAAAGTTCTCTACGGCTGGAGGATCATTTTCCAGGGCGATGTATTGTCAGATCAGTACATTCAGATAGCAGCGGTCATCAACAGTGCTCAGCGGCCATCAAGGGTTGAGGTGGACTCCGCACCGTTAGCTGGGTATGCTCCAGGCCAAATGCGCGGCGGCGTGAATGCAAAAGGTAAGGGAAGTTCTTCAGCTGGTTCTATACCGTTGGCTATGCAGCGCGGGGGAGGAGGCGTAGTTCGATGATTGAGCTTACGCAGAATTCCCACGTAGGGGCCCTACGCTACGACGAGGTGCGGGGCGCCCCGCTTATCTTGAACGCAGAGGAAGCTGTTCAATTCGACAAGCAGGCCAGTGCTTTGCGTAAATTGCTGAACGACAAGACCATCGTTGCCAAGTACAAGGTGGAGATACTGTTCGGCACAAAACGATCTGTCCACAACCCCATCCCTGGCGTCATGAGCTTCTGGCTCAGCGGCTCGAGATTCCATGGGGGTGGTGACGACAAGCTGTACTTGTGCCCGGGTGTTTCCCCGGACAAGAAGCGTTGCTCCTGTATCTTGCGCGACAGTTACAACGGCCCGACAGGAATTGTATGCCCAACCTGTGGCAGCATTTGGACGCACGAGCAGGTGATAGGGGAGCTGTTGTTCAATGTGACGCTGCAGAACTGGGCCTATGTAGTTTTGAAGTACTTCAGGCATTTTGAGTGCAACAGTGACATTTATCTGAAGTACGCCCCTGACGACCTTCGAAGTATTGCCCTGGCGCAGTCTGCCAAGCAAACGTGGCAAGGCAGCCAGGGTCTGGAGAGGGCTAGGGCAAAAAGAGCTCGCTCAATCTATCCGCTGAAGAATATACTCAAGGAGACGTCTGCCGGCGCCGACCTACTCAAACGCTTTTACGCATACCTATCAGCATGACTACCCCGCAATATTTGAAGTTGGCCCAGCAACGCGCGGCGTTTATGGCGTTGTCACGGCTTGTACAGGAACGGTACTTACCCATCGAGGGAGCTGATGAACCCGAGATGAGAGTTGAGGCCGAGGATCTTCCTCGCAACGAAAGCGAGGTTTCGCAAGAAGTCTGGGTGGAAATGGCAGCCAAGTTGAATAACCTGGCGGCCAAGAGACTAGACAGGATGTCCGGGTTCAGATTCGTGGAGGCTAGTGATTTAGATGAACAAGAATGGGAAACGGCTGTTGCGCGCAAAGGTAGTCCAGCGAAAACTGCAGAGAATGCAAAGCAAGGAGCGGGCGAAAGTAGCGCGCCACGTAGTGAAGCTCCAGCAAATAAACGCCCCGGATCAAAGTCCTCTGTCAATCCAAGAGCTCGGGGATCAGCTCGAGGCAAACCGTAAAGGCCTCAACGAGTTAGTCAAGGCCCATAACACTAATTTCGCCACGTACAGCGATGCCTTCCAGCACTTGGATGCGCGTTTGGGTGCCATCATGCTGGTGGCCAACGATATGACTCAGCTGTTGAAGTCACACGGCTTGCTGAATGAAGACGTCTTGACCACGACGACAAGTGTATCGTCTGGCTTGGTGCAACCGTTCTGGGAGGCTTACATTCAGCAGTACTTGAAGTCAGTGAAGCAGGCGGCCGACGCGGCGAAGGTAGCGTTAGCTGCAGTGCCGAGCATCATTACGGATTCTGAAGAATCAAACTATGCCGACATGGAGTTCGGCGGAGAGGACACACCAAATGTCGAAGTTAGTACCGGGTGAGCGGCGTGCCCGTCAGATTGCTGGTACCAATGTGCGCGTTGTGCACGAGGCAGGGGCGGGAGGCATGCGTAAGATGCGTTGCCCTGGTACTCATCAGTTAGCGGTACCGTCGCGGGCTCCTGACGGATCGTCTGTACTCAGAACACCGGGAGGCACTACGTACGTCACCAAGAAATTGGGTCGTACCTAAGAACCCACCCAAGCCCATCTCGCAGGCGCCCGATGACTTTGAATCCATTGCATAGGTAGAGTTTGAGGGCACCGAGGTTCCCTTGCCGCACGGTGAGCACAATTGGTCTACCTAGGTTTTGGACTTCACGTAACAGCTCAGATCCGATGCCGCGCCTTTGCTGGTCTGGATGGACACCGAGCCTAAGGATGTCGTAAATCTCCCCGTACCGCACTAGGACGTAGGCAATGAGCGCGTGCTGTCTCCATTTACCCCAGCAGAAACCTAATTCGATCTCGCGTGCAAGCGTGGTTTCGTTGAAGCAGTTCTCAGGAAACAGCAGCATGTCGAGTGCAGCTAATTCATCTGTATCGTCTGAGGTGACTTGTTCCACGCCCCGTGTTATAGCAGGTACATGGCGAATGTAGCTGTCATAATCACGGAAGAAGATGTGAAAGTACAAGGTTCTAGTACCTTGACGGGTGCAGATCTTGAGGCGGCAGTGGACGCCGACATTGCCAAGTTTGACTCCGCTTTTCAAACCGAGTTGAAGAATGACCCACTCGTACGGTCTGAAATTGCGATTCTCAAAACCTACCTATTCTGGAAAGCCAATTCGGAGAAGTTCAATGCCCCCCAAGAGAGTCCTGCAATATCAGTGTGAACGTTGCCCGGCGACTTGGTACCTTTCTGAGGCCGAGGCTGCCAAGGAAAAGCCCTACTCGATTGAAGTGAAAGCAGACTTTGGGGATGGTAGCGCGCCGATCCAAATGACGTACACGTGCCTGTGCGCAAGCTGCAAGCAGACCGTGGCCACGCTATTGCGACAAGCATCGCGCACCTTGCAGAAGATGAGTGCGGTACGAGTAGCTAAGAAAAAGAGCGACGATGCGGGCAAACCGGCGGACAAGGGTTCTCCCTCATCCGCCGATACCGTCCCAACTAAGTCGTCAGCGACTGCTGACTCATTACCGCCGAAGTCACTGGTCGCCGTGCACCCGGCTCCTCCCGTTGTGACGCTGCCGGCTCCCGCGCATTCCGGGGCGGCAGCATCCTCTGGCAAGGTGTCTCAAGCAGCTGGCAACCATCCCAGGCAATAACGAACCTCTTGGCCGTCTTAGCGCGCTCTTCGCCTAATGCTCCGGCTGGCCAACATATAAATAGTGCATCCCCGGGTTCGAACAGGAAGAGGGTTCTAGAGCAGCCGTCTCCTAGGAACTCGGCGATGCGCTCAGGGGGTCTCTTTCCTCGAGCCTTAGCGACCATGGTGGTGCCTAACTCCTGATCGAGGCACCTGTCCACAAATACCAGTGCTTTCTTTTCCGCCCTGGCATCAGTGGCTGGCTGCCTTACTAAACAACGACCAGACGGGGGTGACTTCAACGCAGCTCGATACAGCGTGAAGGTCCCCTTCTGGTCGTCTTGATGTGCCATCAATCTGGAAATGGACTTCCCAACGGGCAACAAGCGGGTCATTCCGTTTTCAGCAATTTCACCTAGCGGGACTCCAACGCGGCCTGGCTGCGAAACGAGTCTTACGCCGGTGCGCACTTCATCAGTGACTTCGAATAACCACATGTCTCCTCCATTGTGCAAAGGACCCCACGTCCTTCCACAAGTCTCTTATGCCTGGAGATTAGCGGCTTTTACAGTCACCCGGCTAAGCGCGTAGTAGCCCTGAGCGTATTGATTGCATTGGCTAGCGCTTTGATGGCGTACTTGCGCACGTCAGCGACACCCTCAAATTCTGGGATGTCTCGAATGGTGAGAAGTGCGAGTCGGGCTGATTCAAAGGACGTAACATCCAATCCTCGAAGGGATTGAAACACGTCACCATGTCCTGCCCGCGCGTACTCGTCACGGCACAAGTCCAGCATTACCTGGGCATTCTCGAGCGCGAAAGGGCTCTCAAAAATGGTTTGCTTGTTCATGGGGGTACCTACGGGTTGGGGTTTGTTTGTAGTGTCTATAATCATTTTGAATGAATCTGCAACTACTTCAAGTGAATTCAACGTGGCGTAGTACCGGGTGCCTCATGTACGCCATGGATTTTGTAGTTTCCCGTTGGCAATTTGCGAAACGCAATACGGGGCTAAGAAAAGACACGCGGTTTGGAAACCGGCATCTTTTCGGGTACTTCAGCGCGCTATCCAACGCTTGTTCGCCCACAGCACACCGAGGGCAGCAGTAACGAAAATGGGTACTACCACTGCCGCACGCTTCAATTCATGTAGGACGATTCCCTTGAAGGACTCATCCTGGGATAGTCGATGCAGGACTTTGCGAGCCTCCGTCCGCTCATTGCTCCTTGCATTCTCGCCTGTTGTATTGCTCTCGTTCACTACGACCTCCAATCGTGGCTGGAATCCCAGCCCTGCTTCTTGTTGAATTGCTCTTCTGTCCGCCACGGACATTTCATGAATGTTCATTGAGATCTTTGCCCCGCTGCGTAAGCAGCCCTGATGTCTCGAACGCACTTGTTGTGGATTCGAAGTGGGACTTCCAGCAGCATCTTGAAGCCAATAAAGGCCATTCCGAACAACATTGCTGTGCTCCTCTACTGTTCTTATCCCCGAGATTACTCGGCAATTACACGTCCAGCATCGGTCAAGAGGAGTGTCGCCATTGCAAGTTGATGCACTGTGGCTTGTGCCTCATTGAGCCGCTTTTGCTGCGCACACAACTCGCACAACACGCACCTACTCTGCTTTTTGGATCCTTGACAATCAGCGTGCTTTTCCGAGTACAATTTGCCGAAGCACGCCGGGACACTCTCTTTTTGGCACATTTATGTATCCTCTAGTCCTCTTATTCCCATCGGCCTACGGAATTTGCGGGATTTATGAGCTAAAAAGAAGGCCTTCTTTTTCGCATAATGGCGCCCCGCCAGCGATATCCCTAGACACCTTGGATATCGTCAGCGGGGCCCGTGGGGACTGTGACTCCTCTTGCCAAAGGGAGAGTCAAGGCACTGGCCAAGTAGAAGGAGGATGCTCTACGGAGGAGAGCTGTCCAGTACCATCACTATTCTTATACCCGGCTTCTCCGCGCTTTTGCATGCCCTTTAGGTGGGGATGTTACGCTTAGCTGGTGCCACTCAACAGCTCACAAATTGCGCAGCTCAACGACAGTTTTCAGCAACAGTACTTGACGCAGCAGCGCATCTCCTCTGGCATCCAACCACAAGGCTACAACTTTGGAGGGATGAACACTGGAGCTCAGAACGAGGGTATGGCTGGTCGCGCCCTCAACACAGCTACCGCCATCGGAATCCCGGCAGCCACATTGGGCATGGGACTTATGGGGTTGGACCCGATCTCGATGGGGATTAGATCGGGCATGGCCGCCGGAAGCATGGGAGGCATGGGCGCTGGACTCGCGGTTGGTGCCGGTGTCGCAGGCATGGGCATGCTCGGTGTGGGTGCTGTCGGTTACATGGGCAATCAGATGATGCATGGCGCCCAGCAGACGCAGCAGTTCAACCAAGGCATGCGCTCGAGCTTCTCGTTCGCTAATCCCTATGGGCAGCACGGTCGCGGGTTTGCCGAGAGTGACATTCGAGAAATCGGCGGATCCATGCGCGGCATGGCTGGCGGACAGTCTGGTGGGCAATTCGGTGGCACCATGGATCAGTTCCAGTTGGGGCCAAGCTTTGCTGAGCTCGGGCGCTTGGCGGCAAACATGGGTCGAATGGGGCTCGCCGACGGCGTGCGTAACGCCAAGGAGTTCACCGAGAAGTTCCGGGAGATGATGAAGTCGGTCAAGTCCATCGCCGAGGACATGGGCTCTACCCTCGAGGAAGCTCAAAAGACGATGGCTTCGATGAAGGGCTCAGGCATCTTCAAGAACCAAACTAGTGTGAGCCACGCCATTCGTGGGGCTTCTGTTGGTGGAAACTTGGCCACCACTGAGGTCACAGGAATGATGAACATCGGCTCACAGATCAGTCGCATGTACGGGGGAACGGGGCGCCAAGGGGCCATGGGTGGGATCAAGGCCATAGAAAACGTTGGTGCCGCAATTCAGACGGGGGTTTTGAGTGAGGAGGACATATACCAGGCAACAGGGCTGACCGGTGCCGAAGGCCGGCAGGCGATGGCGCAGCAAGGGCTCATTAGAACAGGCTCTTTTTTGAAGTCATCAAAAGGTCGCTGGCTTGTGGCGTCTCTAGCGGGGCGTGACGGCAAGCTCGATGCTAGCTCCGTGGCCGACTTCATGTCGGGCGGCATGGGTGTAGACGACACTCGCGGTGCGGCGCACCGAAACCTGCAAGGGGTAGGCCGTGCGAACTTCATTCGAAACGAAGGGCGCTTGCGCGGAGCGGTGATGGAGCAGTTTGGCGACATGGCACCTGCAATGGCCATGATTGGCTGGGCGCAGAAGAAGGGCATCGACATCAACTCGATGGGTGATCGAGAGATGCTGTTCATGCAACGTCAGATGGGGCTTGGCCGAGATGAAGCGGATGACTTGGTGAAGCGTGCGCGGGCCATGCCGCAGCTCATGGAGCATTTGCGTGAAGCCAAGTCTGAGGATAAGTTCTCAGTTGAGCATGGGCTGCGCGCGCAGGATTCTGGCATTGAAGGTATCAAGCGGAAGCTCGAGGCGGCTCGTGACCAAGTCAACAACAGCATGCAGAAGGTTGGTCAAGACATCCTCAACTCAACGACGGACATGGTTACTGAGTGGGCCAATAGGTTGACGGGAGTGTACGAAGAGCGGCAGATTGAGGTGCAAGACATCAAGAAGTCTTTGCTCTTGGGAGGTTCCGCAGGGAAGTCTGCTGTTTCTATGTTGACGGGAGGCAACCTCGGGAAGCCTCTCGGCGGTGGTGGGCCCCATGAAGACATCGGGCAGCGTGCGCTCGTGAGCAAGATGCAGGGATACCAATTCGCCACCCGCATGGCTGATTCGAGATCCTTGAGCGCAGAGGCTGGCAGCCTAGTGGATTCCAAGCAGTCGAAGATTCTTGAGGTATACGCGAACGGTGCAGCCTCTGCTAGGGGCGAAGATCGACTGCACCAATTGAAGGAGGCGTTCAAAGACGATCTCGAGATGTCCATGTTCCTACGCCAGGGCAAGCATGACGACCAATTGGTTCGAGTTCAGCAAATGGAATCTCGAGTAAAGCTCCCGGCAGAGATGAGGCTCAGCGAGTCTTTTGACATACCCAAGCTTCCCGAACTTGTGGGAGGTGGGGATGAGCATTCGAATGCCCGCGCCAGAGAGAAGCTTGGGCATGGCCTATTGGCTACGTCGACAGCGGATGAGCGCATGGCTCAGGCGGCCAAGCGTAGTTCTGCAATCGCCATGGCCGGTGGCGGCATGGCCTCTGGGATGACCCCTGGTGGCGCGGGTATTGGTGAATGGATCGCAGACAAGTTCTTCAACAGGGCAAGTGATGCGCAAGCACAAGTGGCTGGCGCTCTGTTCGATAAATCTGAGACTCGCGAGTTGGCCTTCGGAGTCTTGACCGGCGGAGAAGGGGCTAACGATAGGATTAGCAGACGCCTCATTGACTTATCAGGCAAGACGGATGACGCATCTGTCGGCGAATCAGGATCTCTTCGCGCAATACAGCATGCGAGTTCCGTAATGGGGATTGCGCGAGAGCGAGGAGGCGTCAACAAGTTGACGGATGCGGATTGGGAGCAATTAGCCAAGAAGTCCAATATGTCGGTGGACTCCATGAAGTCTCAATTCAATACTGTGCGCGGCGGCGCGGCTCAGTGGCAAAAGGAAGCACAACAGAAAATCGCTGAGCAGATTACGCGCACAACCCGTGACGAGGGAGAGTTCATTCAGGCTGGTGGTATTGCCAACTACAAGAATGGCGTGTTCAGCTTGACTGACACCTCGGAGAAGGCACTGATGAAGAAGGGCGGGAAGAGCGCGGTGCAGGCCGCCCGCCTTGCCATGGCAGCGCAATCGGCCGCAGCGCACCTTGGGCCAGATGGTGACGGAATCTCTGCTATGGAGGCGGCTAATAGTGACTTCATGAAGGCCATGTCCGGCCTGAGCACAAGCGAGATGAAGGCAGTTGCCTCAACCTTGGCCGGCACATCGCGAGGTGGGATTGCTTCCGAGGCTGTTATCCGTGGTGCTGGCATTGATGCCAGTAAGGGCAAGAGGGGTATCGGCGGAGCTTTTGCCGGCACGATGGGTATGGACCTATCTCCCGAGGAAATGGCTCAACTGAAGGGGGCGAGCGCGGGTAGCGCCGCCAAGATGCTGGCCTCCAAGCTTGGTCTTAGCGATGACAACAAGTTGGTCGAAGGGCTAACTGCTTCTATGACTGCCGCCACAAAGAAAGGCGGTGGAGCTGCCGGTAGTCTTCTACTCAGTCAGACGTTGCAGAACGATCCGGAGGCGCGCAAGAAGCTTGAAGACTTGGCTAAGGGTAAGGGATCTCCCGAGGACAAGATTGTCGACAAGCTCAATGAGAGTAACCTTCACTTAGCTGTGTTGGCTAAGGCTGCAGATCGCGACGGTAAGATTTTGGCAGGCATCCAAAGCAACACCAAAGACGTAAAGAAGGATGGGGAGAAGTAAGTACAATGGCGAGCTCTCTTCTGTACCAGGCCAGCAGTATCATGCGCGTCCCGCCAGGCTGCGGGTTGTGTGACCGTGTTGAGATTCCAGTCTCATTACGTAAGGGTGGGAGGATTTACCGTTTCGTTCTTCGAGACAAGGTAGTTCCCGAGGATTTGCTCATCGTCATGATGAAGGCCGCGGCTTTTGCCATTTCACAAGGGGAGTCCTACTCAGGAACTCCACCAGCACGGCAGCTGCTGGATTTTCTCATCAAGCAGAATGTGGTGATTTAGCTAGTACAACACTGAGCTAAGTTTGGGGCACGACCCCGTCGGGCCGTGCTGTGCGCCATTTAGCTTCATGCAGCCCGTCAGCTTACTTATGTGCTCCCATGTGAATCTTATCCCAGGACAACTGGGAAAATTTCAAGTTTAGAGTAAGATGATCCGGTGGCAGTCTTCATCGAGCTCACAACCGATCCGTTCGAGGCAAATTACAACAGGCTCAAGAGCAGCAACGACCCAGCGCTTTCGCGCAGCGGCAGAGCTGGACTCTCCAATGTAAGGCGCCCGCTACGCGGCATGGAGATCAAGGAGGACACCTATGCCGCTCTGAAGGTCATACGCTCTGACGGAACTGAGGTTCCTTTCCTCGATTCAAGTGCGGCATCTGGCCAATCCACATCGTACTCAAACTTCATTCTCCAATCGGTGACCGAGGCCCGCATGGAGAAGCACCAGATTATTGAGACCTTCGGTGACGCCTACATTTACTTCTTCGGAGAGTCACCGCGCTTCCTTGAAGTGCAAGCTATTCTACTGAACAGCAACGACTTCAATTGGCAGGCAGAATGGTGGGCTAACTGGGATCAAACCCTGCGTGGTTCGAAGTCCGTTGAGAATGGCGCGCGTACGTACATGTTCTACGACGATAACGTCGTCGAGGGTTACATGCTAATGGCGCAGGCGGCCACGGTGAGTACCGAGCCATTCCTAGTGCAACTGAGCTGGCGCATGTTTATTTCAAGCTACAGGAACGTATCCTTCGTGGGAGATCCCAGCTTCCCAGTTCCGGAGTCCATTTACTTGCCACCGGATGTTTCTCTCACTAGTGGAGATGCTTTCAGCAAATTGAACCCCCTGTACCCCGACGGTATTGATGCCGGAGACGACAGTACATGGGCGGATGACGTTGAGAACAATTCCACGGGAGGCTTCGGCACCCCTGGAAGATTGACGAGTCTGCTGGCTCGAGGTACGCATTCTGTTGCATTCCCCGTTTCAGTTCAGGCGTACATCGACGACCTGCGCGCAGCGGGTCAAGATGATCAACTCTTGGGCTTGTACCAAGACCATCCATTGCGCGGAATGATTTCCGATAACACGGATGAATACACGGGGTCAGGGACGACTAGCGTTACAAACAGCGACATGCCTGATTCATTAGATCCCTTGATTCGAGATCAACTTGAGGTAGATGACCTCTTCCAAGAGGCTATCAATTGGATGGGTTGCTTCGGCGCGAACATCAACAGCTATCAAGCCTTGAGTGGCTTAGGAATGGGAGTCAGTTTTGGAGCAGGTAGTGGTATTGGTGTTGGCTTTGGCGCTAGTATTTCTGCTGGCATTGGGGCAGGGGCCACGTTTGGAGCGACACCCAGGAGTGGTGTTGGCTTCGGCGGTAGTGTTGGGCGCGGCTTTGGTTTTGGCGCTGGCTCCTCTGGATCCGGATTCTCCGCAGGCTCTTATGCTGGATCTGGCGCGTTCGGATCCCAAGGTTCCAGTGCTGGACTGTCGGCAAATGGCTTTAGTTCTGGAAACTCACCCTCTTCTAATTTCTCAGCTGGAGTCCTTGCCTCCATGCAGGGAGACGTCCTATTCAGTTCCGGATCGGCCACGTCTGGTTCTACTTCCGGGGTTGATACTGGGTATGGTGATCCCGTTTACGGATACGGAAGTCCTTATGGTGGACCGGGATACGGGCAGGCTGGCTACGGTGACTATGGAGGTCTTGGCTTTGGCTCCAGTCTTGGTGCTTCCGGAGACCCGGGTTACATGGCCCCGTCAAATCTCACCTTTGCTGGGGAAGAGAACCAGAGCAGTGATTTGGACCGATTGCTCGCCACAAAGCCAGGCTTTGGATCTGGGCTCGGAGGGATCGGGGTTGGAAACAGTTACGCAGGGTCAGGCGGTGGTGCCTCTGTGTCTGTAGGAGGCGCCATTAGCGCGTTCTCTATTTTTGCAGCTCCAGGCAATTTGGTTCCCGACGGCAACGCGTTGACTGCCACAGGGCGTCGCACTGGGTTTACTTCTACCAATCCTTACAACATCCCATGCCTTGGGCAGACGAATGCCACTGGCATTGATCTGTTGAGTTTACTTTGACATGACTGCCCACGCGATACGGTTGAAGCTTAGAATGTTTCTCGAAGGGGTAGAAGTCCCCATCGTAGGGATTCAAATTCAGTGCTTACCGAACGCGCCACTGATGGCCGCGATTCAAGTGCCTCCAGTACCGGAGGGGACTCGCTTGAAGCCGCGCACATTGGTGCATGTATTTTTTCTAGACCCGTACGAGGAAGAAAGCCCTCTGCTGTCAGGGACGCAGTCAAGCGCTGCATCGAATCGCATGGACCCTTCTGCGTACCAGAAAACCATGAACCAGGCTGAGGTAGAGGTGTCTGGCAGTGCCTTGGCGGCTGTCGATGACTACACCAGGTACAAGCTCATTTTTGGTGGAGAAATACTTGGGTTTGAGTGGTCGAAGGATCAAGCGCAGCGAGCCTTGATTCTACAATGTGCTGACTGGTCCAACTACTGGGATTACGCGTACCAGTGGAACAACACTGATCTGTTTGGCCCTGGCATCAAAGCCTTGTTCTCTGGTGGATCGACAAACTTATTCACAGACTTTCTGTCGAGCCCGGCGGAGGTCATTACAACGATATTGCGCACCCCTTCGATATCGTTTCCCAAGTTGAAGGGGCTTGCCGGTGGCATCATCCATCTTCTCGAGTCCATAGGTGGCTCGTACTACTACGACAAGAAGATTGCCGGGCAGAACATTTTCTTCACGCTTGCAGAGTTGCGGCTGCACGTGAATCAAATGATCATGGCAATCGAGGATGATCCCACCACCGCGCGCCTTTTGGCGTTGCAGGGCTACACCAGCATGATGAGCCGCATGCTAGGAGGCATGGGTGGGCAGACATCGATTCGTCAGAGCATCACAGCACTACAAGGGGTGATTTTCCACGAGACCTACGCACAGCCATGCCCCAAATACATACCGGGCCTTGATGGAACTGTTAGCGGTCAGTCTCGCAAGAGGCTTGACCAAGATCCAAGCACTGTGTTCATCTCTAGAAATGCAACGGCAGTATCGGCGGAGCTTTCCTCCGTTGTGCAGCAACTGCATGTGGCAGACAATAGGCCTGATGTTTCACTGTTCTCCACCTCTGGTACCGTTCAAGCGAGCTTGCGCAGCCAGCTGGTAATTCGACTACGACGTCAGCAGCAATTCTTGAACAGCACCATTATGCAGTTGCGAAAGGTGCGCCCCGCGGTGCCTTCTGCTGGCTCCATGCTGAACACTGCTGTACAGAAGGTAGGGATAGCTGCGACGAAGACTGCCCAATGGAACGTGAATAACGCGAGTTCAATCGCAGCAATTGAGACTCCGTTGAAGGATGCCATTTCTAATTTGGACAGAGTCGCCAAGTTGACCGTGGTGACCAGTTCCGCGAAGAACAGGCAACCTGCACGTCTTGCCCAGCAGATATTACGCCCTGACGTGTGGTTCAGCGCTCCCCCGCGCTGTAACGTCTGGTTTCCAGAGCACTACAACCACCTCAGCTACCGTCGTACGTTCATGGAGGAGCCTACTCGTCTCTTGCTGAAAACTAACGATGAGTTCTTTGGTGAGGATGAGCTATTCGACAGATTTTACTTTGCCCCCAAGACCTCGAGCGTGAAGAAGAGCAAAGTCAATCTGCAGGCGCTATTGACTAATGACCTTCTCGATCACGAGTTGTTCACTGGCATTCTTCCCGTGTTCGAGAAGATGGGGGAGCTCAACATTTTTGCTGCGCGGGGTGGCGTGGTCAACGATAGAGTCCCACAGGTTGGGCTCGCTCAACGTTCTGCCAACTTCTTGTACTTCAAGTATCGATTCGCTGCACGACAAATGACCGTCAGTGGGCGGTTCAATCCGTATATTGCCGTGGGGTTCCCAGGGCTAATAATTGACAAGTACGTCGACGTCGATACCCTCAATTTGTACAACGATTTACTGAAGAAGTCTGGACAGTCTACGCGAGACATCAACAAGCTGCTAGGCACCGCGTTTTTAGGGAACTTCACGCAAGTCACGTTCAATGTGAATCAGAACAGTGGCTCAATGGATGTTGTACTCAGCTACCCGCGGCAGCCTGATGAGGGAGTTGAGTACCTAGGTGCCACTGACAAGACAGAAACTACAATTAGCCGTCGCTTCAACGAGGACGCCGTACGAGCAACGGATGTCGCATGTATCGGGCAACCGTCTGTGGAATCCTTGGGCCCCAACTTGGGAAGGATAACCAACGTTGAGGATGTGTCCGCGTTGTATCGAGGACAGAATGGTGCACCTAGTGGGAAGGCATTATTGCTATTCACCGCCCAGTCTGGCAAAAAGCCCAGGTCCCCGGCAAGTCGCAAAAGTTCCAAGGTCCCCGTGGGCACTGAGGTTGACGCGCGGGACTTGGACAAGGATACACTCAAAGAGCTAGGTTTATTACCCAGTTCGGATGGCAACGCAGCTTCCACGCAGACAGCTTCGTTCTTCACGCAGCCAAGACCTGTAACCATTCGAGCGTATCGTCTGCAGGAGGAAGTACCTCGCTTTTACCAAGAGGTGGTGGACCTGCCCGCCGAGGAATACATTCGACCAGGATGGTACGGGGACATCTGGCACCCAGCGAAAATTGGGCAGGCTTACGATACATTCTTCTCCACGGGCGCCATCACTGACCCGCACACCATCTCTGACTCGAACGCAGCCAATGAAGCATTGGCGACGTCGAGCGAGACGGATGACCCCAACGATCCTAGAAGCACTGCTGCAGTGGCATACCAACTTGCTGCAGGAGCCTCCATTGAGCAGGCGGTGGCCTATCTGCAGGCTACCTACAGTCACATCAAGCAGTCGGGCTTGGACATTGAGCAGTTCATCCGTGCCTACACCTGGCGCCCCATTGCCTCGATGATAGACATGTTTGGTACAACAGACCTTCAGCTCAGCCCTGATGGGCATAATGTGCTGCAGGGGATTGAGGGGTTTCACTCGCGTGCCTTTGGCCCTTACGGAGATCTGTTTGGTTTGGTAACTGCCGAGCTCGAGGAGGTCGTGGGGCTTCGCCGCGGGACCACTGCCGCGCAAAAGGGCGACACACGAAAGGTGAAACAGGACGCCGTGAAGGACTATTTGGCTGGGCTAGGTATTGGCCGCGCAATTATTGGCTAGTTCTGTTAGAACAGGCCTTGTGGTAAAACAGTAGGCATGATGCACGAGGTCATGTACGCCGCTTTTAGGGATGAACTAACCAAATTAGCCGCCCCTGGAACCAACTTCAGTGAGACTTTGGCGAACATGGCACGGCAGACAGTTCGGGCACCTGCTGCCAAAGGTGCCGTGCAGAAACTCACAGCCCCTGCAGCACAGAGTTCCTCACGATTGATGTCTTTCAAGAACAATATTGGGGCGAGATCCACTATGCTGCCACCGAGTGGCGGGGCCGCTGCTGCGCCTGCACCATACATCCCACTGCACTCAAATTCCCCGGTGCATCACTCAGAGCTCTCTGCAACAATGCGTCCACAAGCTATGGGAACTGCGGCTACATTGCGTCCTGCCCCCGCCTTGGCCGGCTAGGACATTCCGCTTTAGCTTTCGTCCGTGGTAAAACTAAGGGTATGAGTTCTCCGTCAATGTACCCAGGTTTCATGGACGAATTACAAAAGATCGGGGCAGGTAAGGGGGTGAGTACTTTGCTGTCGAACCTGGCAGAGCGACAGGGGTTCCGACCCTCGATGTTCCCGAGTATCAAGCAGGTTGGGCATGTAGCCACCAGAGACCGCGGGCGCGCGGCGGAGATAGCGAGCAACATCAGGACGCACTTGAAGTCAGCTAAGCCTCAAGACGCGGCGGCGTAGTCATGAGTGAGTTCAATCCCAAGCAAAGCCAGGCGGCTTTCGGTGAGCTGCGCAAGTTGGCTGCCTCACGTCAGCGCATGGCGATACCACAGACGCGTTCCGGTCGCAGATCAATGACCGTAACAACGATGCTGAGAAAGGACAAGGAGGGTACTTTATTTCGGCATTGGCACGATCATCTTCCAGGCGGGCTAGCAGACAAGAAGAAGCCACAAGATTTTGATTCTAAGTCGCTCGCGCAAGGGCAAGTAGTCGAGAGCGAGCACACGAGCCAGCCAGCCTTGGCTACTGAGATCGCCATGGATCACCTGACGGAGGATCCCAAGTACTACACGAAGCTCAACCGGATGGAAAAAGAAGGTGGGCTTGGAGATTTCCTGAAGACTCCAATCCCTGGCACGCGTGATTGGGTCCTGAATACAAGCAAGAATACGTTGCAGGGCGCACGCGCGATTACGGGCCGAGCTCCAATACGGCCAAGCTTGTCCCCGGTGGCAGCCAATTCAGTAGCCCCTAGGTCTATGGTGCCTGCTGCGAAATCCATGAAGCCACCAGCCAGGTCTGTAGCTCCATCCGCGAGAGTCTCAGGCACAATGCCGGCAGCGCGCGGTGGTGTGTCTAGTATTTCCGAAGACGAGATGCGTCGGATGGGATTTAGTGATCTGCTGAAGTCAGGCTCGGTCATGGCCGAGTTGCGCCAAAAACTTGCCTACACGTTGCAAGGGCACATGAACGTGCAGGGTATCCCTATCTCAATTGAGAACCGGAAGGGGTCCGTGCGCAAAGGGGTAGATCCCGACGGGAAGCCTTGGCGCACAGTGTTCAAGCTGCCCTATGGCTACATCACCGGTACGGAGGGCAATGACCACGAAGAGATTGATGCGTACGTAGGACCGCACAAGAAGGCCCCCAACGCTTTTGTTATCCATCAGCGGCACATCACAGGAAAGGGCTTCGACGAGGACAAGGTCATGCTTGGCTTCGAGGACATTGATGAGGCCAAGAAGTTCTACCTAGACCATTACAACGGCGTGGGCAAAAAGCTCCTTGGACCTATTTCCACCATCGCAGTCGACGAGTTGCGTCGACGTCTCGAGGAGAAACGCAAGCACACCAAGATTGCCGCAGTCGACATCATGAACTCATCGCTGTATACCGACAGCGTTGGGGCCAAGCCTCCGAAGAAACCTGGAGAACTTCCCGACATGGAAGGCTCAGATGCTCCGACTTCGAAGTTGGCTAAGCCGGAACTTTCGGCATTGTCTGATCCCACTGCAATCAAACTTTGGAAGTCATTCGATCAAGGGGCACCTGGAAAGAAAAAACTAGCTTGGGACGGAGTTGGTTCCACGGGCTCCCCGCTCACCAACAGCACGATGGCCCGCATTGATTCTGATGAAAAGCCTGATCGCGCGCATAAGGGGGACGTTCCTTCAAGGGATGGGACCAGCCCAGGATCTGCGCTCACAGTCAAACATGAGGCCGGGCCAGACTTCATGACAACGCTTCCAACCGCCGCTGCGACGGAGAACGCTGGTTCCCAGACGGGCGCCACTACGAGGATGTGATGGACCAATTATCCTTGATGAAATACGCTTGCGCGCGAGAGCTGCTTGCCCAAGGGGCGGTCACAGCAAACCAGGCTCTAGATCTAGCTAAATACGCAGAGCAAGCTGAGGAAGGACGACCTAATCTCAGGAAATATCTAATAGGAACAGCGGGTGAGACAGCAGCCAGAGCTAGTGGTCTTGCAGGTGCGCATGCCATGACGCGACAGTCTGGAAAGTACATGGAATCAAATCCTGCGCGTGCACAGGAATTACTTGGGAAGTTGAAGGCCAAGTCTCCAGTGCCCATTCAGGATGTAGAAGGGTTGGACAACTCTATGTTTGTGCCAGGTCCTTTTTCCGCCAAACAGATCTCTAAGAAGGTTGGCGTCCCTGTTCAAGGCAACAGCATCCTCATGGGCAGCGGAGCAAATTCCCCGCACGTACTTGCGCATGAACTCGGGCACGCTGATATAGCTGGATCACGCTGGGGTAAATTGTTGCAAAATACTCCGACTACCTTATTAGGAAATGCTTCTCAGCACATTGGAGCTGCTTCTGGCTTGCTAACGGGGCTGAACTCAGATGAAGGATCTAAAGCTAGAAAATGGGGCATAGCTGCTCCAGCGTTGGCTGCTGCCCCTCAATTGATGTATGAAGCGGGTGCTACTGCCTTAGGCATGCGGAAGTTACGTGGAGCAGGTGCCAGCGGCAAAGAGCTATTGCACTCTTTGAAGACCCTTGGTCCAGCCTATGGGACCTATCTGTCGCGTGCAGGTGGAGGAGTTGCCTCAGCGGCTGCCATGCAGGGCGTGGGCGGCGCCATCCGTGATCATAGGAAGAAGAAAACTGCCGGAGTTACACCGGAGCGAGCGCGACGCTCTTTGGACAGGCTCGATACCCTTGAGAGCAACAAGCCAACGGTTGGGCAGGCTGGTCGCTATGGAGCTATCGGCGGGGTAGGTGGCGCTGGAATTGGTGCCATTGGGAATATGATCGAGCACGGCTCCGCACTGAAGGGAGCAACACCCAAGGCCAAAGCACTCAATTTTGCGGCCAACGCTGCGAAAGGGGCCCTCGGGGGAGGGGCAATCCCATTGCTGCGCAACACCATGGATCGCCGTGCAGAGGTAGGGACCCTCCACAAGTTTGTTCGAGAAAATAGAGGAATTCCTAATGCCTGAGTGGATGCACAATCGAGCTGAGCACATCTTGGCTAAAAACCCATCGATGCCGAAGTCCGAGGCTTTCGCCATCGCGACTCAGCAGATGCACTCGGGCGGCCACGGACCCAAAGGATATGGCACCGCCGAGGGGCGCCGTACCGCCAAGGCTAAATTCAGCACGCCCAAAGATGATCAACAGTGGGCTAACCCAGGTGGGCTCGAGTCTCCGAAGCTCAAGCATGCATCACTGGGTTCCGCCTTAGTTACCGTGCTGACCAAGGTCGGGTTCACTGCCTCTTCCTACGGTGGGCAACCCGCGCAGAATCCCCCTGGCATGAAGGGGCAAAGCCAAATCCCGCCTTTCGTAGCCCCTCCTATTGAGGTCAAGGCTGCCGCCGCGTTAGGAGCAGGCATCCGGAACTTTGCTAAGGCAGTCAAGGGTGAGGGAAAACCCCTGCGTGCTGCAGCAGAGCGGCACCGCTCCATGGCCAACAGTATTAGGGACAACCTGGGCCGGAAGGTGGATTTGAAACGCCAGACTGTTGACCTGCCGCCGATGCGCGGGGGCTGGGCGCACTCTACGCAGGCACTTGAGACAGATGCCCGGCGTCATGCGCGGGCAGGCCACCTGTCTGGAGTACTTGCCGACGTTGCGGATAAAGAGACCCGTAAAGCTCGTGCAGTGCTGGGTGGTGGGGTTGCCGCCACTGCCGGGGGTGTTGGCGCTGCGATGCATGGTGCACGCAAGGAAAAGGAAGCCGGCGTCGGAGTTGGTGCTGGTATGTCCGCCTCCCAGTACTCAGGCCCGTTGTCCATGGGTGCATTCAAGCAGACCAGCCAAATCCCTCCGTTTACTGCGCCGCCCATTGAGCAGTCGAAGACTGCAGCTCCAGCTACGGGTGCCATGGGTGCCGCGGGCAAGCTTCGAGCAACACAGCGTGTGGGCGGTCCCAAGACGACTGGATTCTCGGGTCCTAGTATCTCTGAGATCTCAAAACCTCGAGGTTTTGGAATGCCGTTGTCCGGAACTCTGAAGAACCAGCTGTGATCTCCTGCACAATTCCGTTGCAAACAATCAGTGAGTAAGTGGCATAAGAAACGTGAACAACCAATCTTTCCTATGGGAGGTTGCATGCACGATGCCTGTCCAATCATAGGCAGTTACTTGGCTCAAGTTCGAAAATACGTGGATGAAGATGCCTGGATCACAGAGGCATATCTACGACAGCTCGATACTATTGATGAGGCCTTAGTCAGACAGGGGGCTGGGAATACATTGGCTCGGCAACATCAGCGTGCATTCTTGAGCATAGAATGGACGTTATACCGTTTGCCGGCTAGCTTACCCTCCAACATAACCCAGCAGCTATCGATGTCTCCATGGCCGCGGTCTAGAGAGGGATTGACGACGCTGGTTACCTTGCTTCGCGGCGACACAGATGAACTCCTAGGCGCTATGACGGAGCATACGCTGTCCAGAGGGATGGTGCTGCAGGGTGGTGAAGTGGCAGGAGATCCACTCAATAACGTGAAGAGAAAACTTGGGGACATGGCGGATCAGATGTACCAGGATAATCGCGCTGCGCTGCAGCATGTATACCGCTACGGTGGTGAGTCAGCGATCATTCTTAGGCGTGCACTACGAAACCCTTGCATACGGCTTACCAGAGTGGGTGTGCGTTTGGCAAAGGCAGCACGCGCTGCGCGTATCGGTATGAGCAGTATGTTGGAGTTGGCGGAAATACTTTTGGCACAACAAGAAAGCAATGCGGTGAGAGCATGGGAGATTCCGCTGAGGTAATTGACAAGCTTCCAGGGCTTCAATTCCATGGAGTCCAATCGACCATCAAGGCAAACGGTAGAGGGGACTTGACGGGCACAATCACGATGTCCTGTCGTGTGCATGATCGAGATCTCTGGAATTTGGCTGTGGACAAGTTCGAAGACTTCAAAGTCTTCAGCAGTACAACAGAGGAGATTTTTGATGCATTGAGCAGCGCCCTGTATGGTGCCGACGATGACCTCCATGCCGCCCAGCAACGGGAGCAAGCGGCCCTTATGCTTGTGGCACAAAAGGAGCTGAAGATCGCTGAATTGGAAGGAATATTGGCATCCATCGGCGTAGAACTGGGCATTGAGTGAGAGATGCCGTAGTATTCTAGGGATCCTATGGCACTCACCGATGACGTCCCTATCCGAATCACGGCCCCTGAGTACACAACTGCAGCGGAAAGCGCGCTCACCCAATGGCTCAGCAAAGAGGCCATGGGTGGTGGTGAAGTACCCGAGACCAATGAGTCCACAAGTACCGTAGCCTATTCGGACTTGTACGACGACCCAAAGGGCAGGAAGGATGTATCGAACGTTGATGGGCATTGGGGAAAGAAGACGCAATCTACTGAACAGCGCGTCGATCCCTTGCACAACAATCGCGGTACCTTCTCAGCCTCTCAAGAAGAGCGGCATATAGTGACCCAAAGGGCACTTGACTCTTTACCGTCGGCAGCAGCCAATGCGCAGGCAATGCTCGCCGCAAACTTCGACCACGCTAAGTCAGGAGATTACATTGCGCATTCCTTGCTGCAGCAAGGGAAAGCAAAGGCGGCATCAGCCGGTACCTTGTCCGAGCGTGTGCGACACATTATCGATCAGTTCTGAGGAGTCATGAGTGAGAATCCTGTTCAGGACTTCCTGAACTACAGTAGCAAGGAAGCCAGCGGCAAGGCGGAGGAAGATCTCCGCCTTTGGCATGTCTGGGACCAGTCTGGGAGAACCCCAGAAACTTTGCAGCCCTTGATGAAGCGTTATGCTCCTTTATTGGGCAGAAAGGCACGGGACTGGAAAGCGCCATCGGTAGCTCTTGAGGCGTTCAACGCTGAACTGCAGCGTCAGTTCATTCAAGCGGCGCATAGCTTTGACCCAGAACGCGGGGTAGCCTTCAACACGCATGTTCAGACGCGCATACCCAAGGCTCAACGTTACAACGCCAGGTATCAGAACGTCGGATATATTCCTGAGGGGCAATCAGTAAACATCGGCCCTATGGATCGTGCATCAGAAGAGTTGATGGACGAGCTAGGCAGAGCGCCTACAAATGGAGAAATTGCCTCACGACTGGGCTTGCCTGAGCGCAAAGTAACCGCGCTAATGAAAGCTCGAAGAAAGGATGTACCTGCATCGAGATTTGAGTCTGATCCCTTCGGTAGTTCTACTGCCCGAGAGATGGACGTTATCCGATTGATGAAGGAACGTCCGCATGAGTACTTCACACCTGACGAGGCGCGCGTGTTCAATCACGTGTACGGGGTTGGTGGGGTAAAGAAGATAACGGACACAACAGGGCTTGCCGCCCAGTTGGGTATCTCGCAACCCAAAGTCTCACGCTTGAAGACTTCAATCGCGGGCAAAGTAAAAAAGCACATGTAATGTAGCCGCCTTGGCGGGAACTACATCCTATTCTTACCGCAGCCTTCGCGCTGCATGGATCCATTTATGTACTCACCTTCTGACTATGACGTCCAAGAGGACGAACAAACTAATGCCCAACGCAGCCGTCTTCTCTCCCACATCAACCTTGGCGCGCAGGAGCAACGGCGTCTCATACAGTATTGCGCCGACAACATTCCGACGGACCGTTACGTTCACCCGAGACTTATGCGGTTTTTCGTCGAGGACCATGCGTTGGGTGGTGACCGCTCGGATATACGTATTCAATACACGATGCGCCAGGGTTCGCCGGAGGTGAAAAATGTGCACAGGCACGCACTGGGGCAATTGGGAGATATCTCTGGGCTAAAGCGGACTTACTTGAGCTTCCTTGATGAGCCTTCACCGAAGGCTTGGAAGCGCGAGTTGATGGTGATGAACCTCAATACCTTGTTCGATAGACAGACATTCTTGAACAAGCTGAAGCGTGAAGCTGAGTTTCTTCATCGCATGGTCAACGGGCAACTCCGCGCAGTACTAACCCAGAGTTACAATCGGCACTTGGTTAGTTCTGCTGTACTGCAGCCATTTCTGGAGGTATGCCAGGAAGTTGGGCTGAAACCTGCAAGGGCTCATATCACTGATACTCGAGTGCACTTGCAGACGTATTTACCCTATGCCTTTCAACCCTATCCAGGAGAGTTCTTGGCAGTAGGTACATGCTGGGGTAATAGCGACTTTGGCGAAGGCAAGGTGAAAATTAGTCACAGCGTTCTTCGACTCAATGGCAAGGGCAGCCTCATCACCGGGGATACCTTTAGCCGTATTCACATCGGGTCGGTGGTGCAAGACACAGACATCAAGATGGACGACAAAGTTGCCGTCAAAGAGCTTGAGGCTGTGGCAGCTGCTTCACAGTCAGCCGTGCGGGAAATAATGAAGCCTGAGTCAGTACAAAGGCTTCTTGACGCCATCGGCAGGGCCCATGCAGAGGACATTCCTTGGTCAAAGCTCAAGGATCGTCTGCACCGTCTGCTTTCAAAATCGGACGTTACAACACTTGAAGGCTTCTTGACCGATGGCATCGTAGACCTGCCAAAGCCCGGCATTGGCAACAACGGTGAGCCCTTGCCCTCTAGATGGTGGGCGGCTGCAGCTTTGTCGCTATTGGCTGAAAATCAAACAGATGTGGCCAAGGGCATGGAACTCAAGGCCCTCGCTGGCACATATCTTGTGCTAGACAAAACCAAGAACGGAGAAACCAATGCCTGATGAAAAGAAAGTCTTCAAAGTAGTTGTCAATGTGCCGGTCAATGCACTGGAGGATACGTTGAATGCATTGGTGGAGGAGGGGTATCAAATTCACGGCTACAAAGAGACGCCCACAGTAGAGGGCGTTCTTCATTTTGTGGTCGTAGGCTTTGACCCTATTCAAATAGGGGTGAAGCATGCACATGCGCAGGCAGCCGCGATGGGCTTTGCACAGCATCCTATTCCCACTGCCAAGGGCGTATAACAGCCCATGAGTCGGTGGACTCCGCTTTACGCGACATCCCCGAGCGGTAAGACACTCTTTGTCTGTCGAATGTGCGGGAGAATCACGCCGTTACCAGACAAAGAGTGCTCTGTACTGCCCGTGGTCTCTGACGGCAAAGCCGCAATGACCTGCTCGCTGTTGGAGGAAATTGAGGAGTCATTGATCGAAGTCGGTGAGATCCCAAAACAGGAAGGTATAGAGCTCTGGATTCATTGGGATGAGGAAAATCGCAAGGGGGTAGTGCAATGGGGCAAGTACCCTGGTCGAGGCGGCATGATGCACCGTGCAGACGTTGTAGTTATCCCAAAAACAAAGAATACAGAGCGAGCCGTGGTTCCTCGCACTCCGGAGGGCCACATCAACAACTGCTCATTGGCGCACGGTGAAGATGAAGCTACTTGTCAGATTTGCAATGGTAATTGTCCGGATCGGGAGTTGTTCAAATGAGTGCAGAGGCAGACGCAATCAAAGGTAAGTATTTCAGAGTGCTAGATCACGGCTTCGTGTCCTTGGTCGATTACATGGGCGATGATGCCGCGGTGGTTCAGGCTGCGAGGGTTTCATACGGTGCTGGGACAAAGTCCCCTAAGGATGATCGAGGAACTTTGCGGTACATGAAGCGGCACATGCACACTTCTCCATTCGAGCAGGTGGAGCTGAAGTTCCATGTGAAGTTGCCCATCTTTGTGGCCCGCCAACTCATTCGGCACCGCACTGCTAACGTCAATGAGTACTCCATGCGGTTCTCGCTACCGTTTATGCAGTTCTACATGCCAATGGCGGAATCTATGGGCACCCAGAGCAAGAAGAACAAGCAAGGACGTGCCGCGCCAGTTAGCGCACCGAACGCTTCTTGGATCCTGGATAAATGGGAGGAATTGCAGAAGCAATCAGTTGATCTCTACGAGCTCATCACTGCTAAGAACATCGATTTGGCACGTGAGCTTGCGCGCATGGGGTTACCCTTATCCATCTACACTGAGTGGTATTGGAAGATCGACATGCACAACTTGATGCACTTCCTCTGCCTTCGTTGTGACGGACATGCTCAATGGGAAATTCAACAGTACAGCAACATGAAGGCTTCCATCATGCGTGCGGTGGCACCTGTCTCCTATGACGCCTGGATTGACTATGCCTTTCAAGCACATACGTTCAGCCGCATGGAGATGGTGCTGTTGCGTAGGCTTTTAGGGACTTCAATATCCAGCGGCCTTGGTCTGGCTCCTGCAGCTACGCATGTGCAAGTTATCAGTGGAGATATTTTGAAGCTCCATGCAGATGCATTAGGGATGACCGACCGTGAATGGACTGAATTCATGGAAGCCTTCGACCGAGTCAACACACCCGATCTCTACGAGAAACCCGCGGACTTCAAATTGGACCTGTCTACGGCAGTGCCTGCTGCAGTTCTGCAGCGTGAGGCGCTAATGAGCGCCCCGAGAGAGCTGTAATGTCGCGCTGCACCTCAACGACGACTCAATTGCAAGAGCGGGGACTTCAACGCTTGCAAGATCCTAGCCTTGCTTTTGTGATTGGAATTGATGAGGTGGGCTATGGAGCTTGGGCTGGGCCGGTTGTGGTTTGTGCCGCAGTAGCCCCGGCCCAATGGTCCCACCCAGAGGTCAAAGACTCGAAGCTTGTCAGCCCTGTCAACCGTGAGGCGCTGACGCGCAACCTGCTCATCCCTCCCATAATCCCTTTCCACTGCATCCTCTCGTACTCGAACACGGAGATTGATGAGAGGGGCGTGGGGAAGGCTAGGGACTCATTGGCGCTGCGCGCGGCACGCCGTTGCCTGGAGAAATACCCAGGATCTATTGTGGCCATGGACGGAAACGTTAGACCGGCTGGGATGCCAGACAAGTTTGTCTGCATGCCGAAAGCCGACAACCTCGTCCCTGCAGTGAGCGCTGCGAGCATCATCGCCAAAGTGTACCGTGATGAATTGATGCGTGTATTGGCTCTAGAATTCCCCGGTTACGATTTTGAGCACAATGTGGGCTATCGATCCGACAAGCATGTCGACGGATTGAACACGCTTGGAGTATCGGCAGTACATCGACAGAGCTACAGCAATATTCGTCAATTGTTGGATCGCGAATCAAAGTAGTCGCCACATCCGTACATTTAGGCTAGATTTTGCGGAATGGCTACAGTTGCTGAGCGTAACGCCCGCCTTGATGCGCTGCAATTAGCAGTGACCCAGTACGCTGACAAGCAAAGAAAGACGTTGAACCGCAGGGTCGACGTGTGCCAAAGAACTTTGCAAGGCCGTACTGGGTCGACGCGGTTGGCTCAAGCAGCCGTCAGTCAGTCAACAGCGTTGGCGTATACCTCTATCAACGATTTCCTAACTGGATGATTTATGAATTCACAAGTAAACCACATCTCAACGACTGGTACATCGGAAGAATTCGCCGCCAATGTGTTGAGGGATGCAGCGGAACAAGTAGTAGTTGGCGGTGCAGCAACTAGTTCGGTAGCCCCTTCGCCTGTTGGATCAGCAGTGCGCTTGGATGAACTTGACCATCTTCGTTACCAATTGCTTCGATCAAAGCTTGCCCATCAGCAAGACCTTGTGGGGATGTACGACAGAGAGTGCCAACGGGCACAGATAGATCTCGCCAACCTGTCACAAGAAGCTCGGCAGTTGTCAGATTCTTTCGCAGAGAAATACGGTGTGGATATGCAGTTGAACACGGTCACGACCGATGGCGTGATTATGCCTCTGCCTCCAGAGCAACGAGACTCAATCGTTCGTAAAATGCATCAAAGGTGACATGTCCAACATCATCGTAAGCCCTCTTCGGTCTGATACAACTCCAGCATTTGAGGTGGTGAACCTCGACATCCGCGTGCAGGATTCCGACTTTGTTGGTCAGTTCGACCAAATTGAAGTTTGGAGGTCTCGCGACACTGAGCAGGGGCCATACCGAGAGCTTACGGCTGATATGTGGAAACCAGCGCGCTTGCCCAAGACCGGAGGAAATCCTCCGCTGGTTTTGACTGCAGGCGCATTGGTGCAAATAGTGGGGAAAACCCTTGAGTTTCTGCTGAAAGAAAAAGACTTGGTATCTGTGCTCTTCACGGGCACAGATCCTCTCACCTTGGCTCAGGTCGCTTTTCAAATAGCTGACCAAAGTGCTGGAAGACTCCGAGCGTACGTAGATGAGCAGGCACAGTTAGTTGTAGAGACTCTAGAGCCCGGGACGGGCGCTTCATTGTGCGTGCTTCCTAGCGATGCAGCAGCCATCTTGATTCTTCCGTTAGCATCTCCGGACAATTTGGCATTTGGCAAGGATGCTCGAATTCCTCTGATGCAAGGGGTAGGCAGCTACACGTTCAGAGATGGGATGGGCTCTACCACGTACTACTACAAGATACGGCTCAGAAACCACAGCACTGGAGCCACTGGTGGGGACAGTATGGCGTTCGGATCTGGTCAGTCCATTGGGGTAAGTCCCGCCAATGTGGTGTGCGGCATGTTGGACTTGGTCGATCTGTCCGGTAAGCCCTTGATTGGATGTGAGGTGAGCTTGAATAGCCCCTTCAACGGCACACTGGTTGAGGGTAAGGCTTTGCTTGGTTGGGCGCTAAACGGAAAGACGGACAGCGCAGGGCACATTCAATTCAACTTGGTTCGTGGCGCTCACTATGAGCTTTCTATTGCAGGAGCGAACTTGGTCAAAACCGTAATAGCTCCGATGGATCCCGCGATACCCTCTTTTGCGTTACTGGATGCCGACTTCTCAGAACAGCAGGATTATTTCCGAGTTCGAGTGCCACAGATACCCACCTTGCTTCGGAGTACTTGATGTTGCCTGAGTTCGAATCGCCAGAGCAATTGCTCAATGATACTGTGTTGGTGGGCACAAGCTCGTCTGTCTTTCCTGCCGGTGACGACTTGTTTGTGCCCATTCATGTGGTGCCCCGCATTGAAACGAATACGGGGGTTACGCCGACTCCGGCGGGGCATATAACCATCCAGTACATGTCCCAAGTGGGCATGCGTTCGGTGCATGTTCCTTGGACGCCTTCGCTCACTGTGGCGAGGGCGTTTTCTTTGGCGCGAAACCTGGACCCCATCTTCAAGCACGTGAATGTGTTTGGCTATGCCCGGGTCGTTAGGCGCCGGAGGGTAAAGCTGAACTTCACGCTCTTTATGGGTGATGTGATCGAACTCAATGACCGTCTGAAGCCCTTTAGGTGACCATGACCTTATCCAGTATTGACATCAATGTGCAGGACGATGCGGCGCTAAACCCACCAGTGGCGGGCGTAGTTGTTCGCGTCTTTGATTCAACAGGAACTAACTTCATTACGCAAGGCATTACAGGAGACGATGGGCACGTGGGGTTTGCGCTAGATGCGCCAGACACGTACCAAGTTCGCTTCTTCATGGAGAGTTTCTCGATAAAGCAACCTCAAATCCTCGCCGCGCTAGACATGTTGGTCAATAAGTTCACAGCAATAGGTCATGTCTACAAACCACCAGAGGCCGTGCACCCACGGTTGTGCTGCTGTTCGGGATTCTTCAAGAACCCAGACAATTCAGCAGCAGTCATGCACTTGATCCACGTCATCCCAAAGTTCGACCCCATCCTGTTCGAAGGCTCTGCGATGCTGACGGAGCTGCTCAAGCAGAAAACGGATGAGAGGGGGTATGCCCAGTTCAATCTTGTCCGCATGGGGCAGTACCAAGTAACTGTCGAAGGATTCGAGGATGAGGTACGCATCATCACGATCCCCGATGCCCCAAGTGTCAATTTGCCAGACTTGTTGTTCCCGGTGGTGGATCTCATCACGTTCGATCCCCCAGGCCCGTACAGCATTGGAGAAGGGACTCAAAATGAAGTGGCAATTATTCCGACGGTTCACACGTCTGATGAGCGGGTTCTTCCAGGAATTGCTTCAGGCGATGTCCAGTGGTCGTCTAGTAATCCCGCCGTGCTCGCAGTTCTCGCTATCGGAACCAACTTGGTACTGCGCGGGATGTCGCCCGGGTTGGCCCGGATACAGGCAGTGCGTGTGGACACCTCCATCATCCGAATCCCCAACACACCCATCCAAGGCGTCCCCGTAGACGTGATGGTGGGCTAATGGACAACCGCGATTACCAGCTACGGCAAGTCTTGAGCGACGTCACCCAAGGGGCGGAGGTCATGCGCTACATGGCCTTGGCCATGGAGGTGATCCCAAACATCTGGGTGTCGGCCAACTTCTTGACCGCCCTAACAACCCCGCTTCGAGCTTTGGACGGGCTGCTGGGGGATTCTCCGCTTCCTGTGCGGCATCGGGCTGCGCGCAGGCTTCCCCTCCGCTTGGTAGTCAAGACGCGCGGTCGGCGCCCCATGAAGCGGACACTTGCCGAACGTGAGCTCCCCAACGCCCTACCCAAGCCCCCGGATATCTCCAGCCTTGGTTTTCTGTCCAGCGTTACCATTGAGGCGAAGATCAGGTCCATTTCGGAAGCCTCTGCGTGCCGGGCGCTGTTGCTTGAGATTGTGCGCCGCGCAGCTTTCGACTGGGTGCTGTACCGCTCGAGCTCGAAGCTCATCAACCGGCAGCTGGCTGAAGGAGCTCACAGCTGGCTCTTCATCGAGGAGCCTGACTCTTCACTGGGCCTCATTCGCCACAAGAGCGGCAAGTCCTTGACTAGTTTCGTGGCGATCTGCGAGCTGCTCGACCTTGACCCCGACAGCGTCCGTGAGCGCATCAAGCTGTTGACCCGGCAAGAGATCATGAATGCAGGCCGCCCCGCGGAGCGCCGCAAGCACAAGACCATCTCTGAGGATGCTCTGCACACGGATGATCTGCGAGTATTCGATGTCGATGTGGACTGCCTGCCAATCCATGATCCGTTGTATAGCTCATACGCAACGGATAGCTAAAAATAAGGGCACCGTTGTAGTGCCCTTATCCCAATGAAATCCAAACTAGTTCTATGCCCCGCCTCGGTTCAATGATTTCGACTGTGTTCCCTGAAGGACTTTGGATCAATGCTTGAATGCGTCTTCGGTATCACAGTTTGGTTCAATGTACGAACTTTACATTCGATACCCACGCTTGGCTCAATCTCCTTGTAACTCTTCGCTTCCTAGAAATGATTCAATAGCCATTCTTGTTTTCGCTGTTCACTATAGATTCAATAACTTGTATCGATATTCCATGGCCCGGCTCGGTTCAATGTTGGGCAAAGTCTTCGGTCTGTCTCGACGGTTCAATGAGCAGCGTGACGTTACGTGTGCGGCGTAAGTTCAATGTTGGACGTAAGCTTCGCTGTCGGGCTTTGCAGCCGTTGCACTTGTGCTTTCGCTTAGGAACTTTTCCTAGTATTTCGAATACAACCCTGTGCGCTTGCGATAGAGTAATTGGGTTGTTGTTATGCTTGCGCGAGTCAAGACGTACAGCTGTCATGATTGCCGCAGTATTGGTCACATCAACTTTTCCGCTCACCCAAATGAGAGCTTCGTGACTCATGTACTTCCCGTAGGACTTTCCTAAGCGGGCTAAGGCCACATGGATGTTCCTCCAGTAACGAAAGTATTTACGGGTTACACAATAGAGCCAATCGCTACAGGTTTTTCCACCTGCCTCCTCAGTTCTGGTTGCATCCCATCTTGTGTTTAGCTCAATCACAAGCTCAGCCGCTTGCTGCAGATCGGTATTTGTGCGTAGTTTTGCAGCTAGCTTCTTGCCTATTACGTCTAAAGGATCTCGTGGATCAAAGGTATCATCGCTCATTACTGGGCTCCTTCTGAAATACTTATCCCGGATTTCGCAATTTAGTTGCGAGTCTGGTAGACTTTGAGGTCTGCGAGTTGGCCGTCTGTGCAGTACACCGGAACATCTAGTCAGTAGGCTCGTAACAGCGCATAGATTCGATTATCTGCGGCATAAGAGAACCAATATGGGAGATATCATCGATCCGAAGCCACCTCAGTGGGAGCGCACGCCAGTGATGGAGGACGTGCGTGAAGATGGCGTGATTGATCTCGCCCGGCGAATTATGGAGCTAATTCAGCAGGATCTGGCGTCCACGGTAGAGCCCACAGTATTGCAACTGGCTGCATTGCGCTTGGCGCAGAAGGCTGTCATCGGGAACTACCAAATTCAAATGGGGGAAGAGGCAACGGCACTCTTGCTGAAACAGGCAAGAGAGTTGGCTGGTGTCTACGTGGTTAGAGGCACTGATGGAACCAACGAATACCAATTCTGAGCCCAAGTTAGATCTCGGTGGTCTTGACGTGCGGGAGACTGTCCCCTGTCCACCACCAAGCTTCTCATCGTGCCCGCCAGAAAGTGGGGTCTCTGTTGAATTTCCCAGAGATCCTCGGCTACCAAACTTACCTGGAGTGATACTCAAGTGAAACAACTGTACGAATTCATTACCGTGATATCGGGTGTTCTATGCGTATGTCTGATTGCATGTTGGACGGTGGAGCAGCTGCTGGAAGAGGTATTTTTAGGCTTGGAGGAGACCTCGTAGTCATCTCTGAGCTCATGACTCAGGCCCAGTCTTTGCAGCAGGAGGGGATGGCCCTCAAGCTGCAGGGGCACCATAAAGAAGCGGTTGAGAAGTACCGCCAACTTTTGCAAGTGGTCCGTGCCCTGGAGTCGCTCCATGCTTTGGGGTGGCCTCAGGGCATCTCCATTCAGCTGGTACAACGTGCAATTGAAATCGAGGAAGACGATAGAAAAACCCCTTGTGACGAGGAGTACCAGGCTGCCCTGCAAGCCACGCACTAGCGTACCGAGTATCAAGCATGGCCTTCAAAGGTAGGGGCCATCTAGAGCGCGCCATTCTTTGCCCTGAGTGCGGAGTGCCCATGGCGGAAAGGATGAGTGCCAAGTACGGGGGCTTTTACGGGTGCACCAGGTTCCCCCTCTGTGTTGGCACCCGCCCAGGTAAGGCAGGCCTCAATTCCTACACCAAGCTGCTGCACGAGGCTTACGCCAAGGCCTTGGTCTTTCTCAGCAGCCCCAGGCTTCTTGGAGCACAGGTAGCCTCGCTTTGGCTGATGTGTCGAGCGCTAGATTTGGACGATGATGAAACAGTAGCTGAACTACCAGCGCCGACAGATCTGACTGATGCGGCATTGGAGAAGGCTATTGATGCAGCGGTGGCCTACGTGGTTGAGCACGGCTTTGACCAAGACTTCTTGGTGTTGGCGCACAGCGAGCGCTTGCTGCACATCAAGAGCAAGTTCAAGGCCAACATTACCCCGGACAGGATCCGCGCACTACCCAAGCCGGCAATTGTTCGCAGGTATGACGAAGGCACTTTGCTGCAACTTGAGGCAGCTATCACCGCAGACTGGAACAGTGAGGGCATGTACTGCCCGCGCTGTGGTAGTTGGGCAGAAAAGTGCCGAGTTGCTACGAATATCGATGGACTGCACTTCGACCTCGAAGCCGATGACGATATGCTCCCGTTTATTGGCTTCAACTGCACTGAGTGTGGAGAATTCAAGAAGCGCGGCAAAGTATATGTCTTCACAAATGACGTGGGTGAGCCTGGTGTAGTTCCGGGTATTGCCTTGGATGCCCCAGAAAGAATGCGCGAGGAAGATAGGCCAAGGATTGTATTCGATGTCGACAAAGACTGATCTGTTCACTTCAAAGGAAATCAGGTTGTGGTACTGCCTGCAGAGCAATGGGTGCCACGACCTGTATTACACCAGGCGCGAAGACACATGCGCCATTGGCTCTATCCCCAAGTGGTGGGACAACGACCCAGAGGATTTGTCCACCATCTTGGGCATCGATGAATTCTCCAATGCCAATGCGGTTGAGATTGAAGGTTTGACCTTCCGTTACCCATGGCTGTACTGGGCACTCTGCAACGGGATAGCCCCTGGACAGTCGTTCCAGATAGCGTTCAGTGAGCCCACGTACACCAGGACATCCTGGGAGTACAACGAGTGGGATGCAGAATGGGATGGATTCGTATGCCAAATAGAGCCATGGCCTACTTCATACATTGTGCGTCGATGGTCTAGCTTTTTGACTAAGTTAGAGCGTCAGCGACTATTTGCAGTACGCGAGTACAAGGAACTGGAGAGATCTGTGATGAAGAACACCGGGGCCATGGTGATTCAGCAATCCAGCTACACTCCTAACAATGGCCCCATGTACAAAGGGGTACGTCTTTCCCTGAACTCCACATTGCGTAAAACGCATGCTTCAGCAAGTGGCAAGTACGTGTGTACGCAATGGGGCACTGGCTTCAACGACAGTGGGAACTTGAATGTGGCCATGGCACAGTTGGTCAAAGAGGCTTGTGCCTCCAATTCTTTCCTGTGCCCAGAGGTAATCTATTCCATGGAGGTAAAACACACGTGAGCAGAATGGCTTTGCTTCAACAACGAGTACTGCATTATGCCAGAGAATGGTGGGTGGCGCATCGTTCCGAAGGGATGACGGATAGGCAGCATTTGGCTGATCCAACGGTAGGCGTATACACGCAGCACTGTACGGATCATGAGATCAGGTTAGCTCGAGCGGTGGCCAGGTTGGTTGAGTGCTCGTGGGAAACTGATGAGGCTGCCAACTTGGTGAAAGACTTATTGGCTTGCTCCAAAGGGCTTGAAGCCAATAACTGGAGGACCTGCGATGAGGTACGTGACCGAGTTGAGATCTACAGGCGCGCTGAAGTCTTTTTGGGCAAGCGTGAAGTAACGGATGATTGCGAACCACAGAAAAGTAGGCCGCGTAGGTTCGTGCGCCTTTTGGGTAGGGGCGGTCCCTATTGAGTTGCCCATGCCGTTACTAGCAAGGCCTCGACTCTGGCTGAGAAGTTTGTGGCGTAGGCAAGGCAATACGAAAGCGCTTCTCGTTGAGCGTGCGCTACGATCCGAGTACAAGTACATCTGCATAATAATGGATGCGACCCAGTCAACTTACGAGGAGGCCGAAGATGCATTCAATAGAGCAAAGTCGGAGGCGGAAACAGAGAAAGCGACGAAGGCGAAGAGTTCTGCTGAAGACAGCTAGATACGCTATGCTCTCTGCTGTTCAGCAAGAAAACAGGGTTGCCCGCCGCATGGAGTACGCGATAGAAGTTGGAGAGCATATCCATGCTGAATTAGAGGCCGAGGCACGGCGGGCAGCTAGGTTGCAGAATACAACCATGGGCCACCACTTCTCCGGTATACCAGTGGTGGATCGTGACCATGCTAAGTCTCTGCTGAGATCGTGGCTAAAAGCGTTCCCAGCGATGCGTCAATATTTGGTAAACTACGATGAGTCGACGCAAGAAGAAAGGGCATAGCCCAGATACGCAGCCCTGGTGGGGAAAGACTCAAACCCCTAATACGGTGGCTCAGAAAATGGAGAGAGCCATGATCGGCGCAAGCCAGAGGGCTATCACTGAGAGAGAACGGCAGCTGAAGGAAGCTGACTACAACAAGTACTTGGAGTATGTGCGAAGCAACCCTGCGATACCCATGAAAGAAGTCTATGATGCAGTACCTGAATCGAACCGACGGCGAGAAACTCCACCTGGCTACCGCTATCTGCGAGTACCTCAACGACCTAATCGCCCATGACGTGGATGCCGTGCACAATCTCTGCGAGAATAGGGTGCCGTGCAACATGAAGCTAACCAAGCACCCGACTGTCCAGGTTGTGGCCACTTGTTGTGCCCCGCCTATGGTTGGGCTGATAGGCATTCTCAATGGATTCATTGGAACACAGGAGGATGGGTGGGGTTACATAGCAGGCAGATACGGAGACGACGGGAAGTTGCTTGGGTTTGATCTCGCCGATAAATTCGAACGCATCCCTGAACGAGAAGGTTAGCGTGCACACCATGTACAACTCAATTAGGTACTTAGCCAATCCCAAGAATCCTATACGTGATGTGCTGCGAGCCATGACTGGTAAGAAGCCACCGGATTACGTAAAGGGCTATGACTTCTCAAACCTGACTAGTGCTCAGCGGGATAGGCTGCAGGATTGGGCAGTAAACAATGTGAGGCCCACGTGGCTGACTGGTATTGGTCTTATTGAGGCTGCTGAAAAGCAGGTCAAAGAGGCAGTGGACAACGCTAATATCCCACCCGAAAGTGTGACATGAGACGAGCATTATTAGTAGACACAGAAACCACCGGAGTCGACCGTAACGGCAATTGGATTGTGGAGATAGCTGCCATCCTGTACAGCCTGGAGTTTGCGACACCTATTACTTCATTCTCAGGGCTCATACCCGGCGATACAAACGCAGCAGAGGAGTTCAATTGGATCTCCCCACTCCTACTAAAGCAGTCCATAAGTTTGGGCGCCACTTGCGCCATGCTTGACGAGATGCAAATGGCTGCGGATGTTGTAATGGCCCATAGCGCCAAGTTCGACCATGACTTCGTGACACAAGAGGCCTATTGGGGCTTTGACTGGGACCGACTCCCTTGGGTTTGCTCAATGCGTGATATCCAATGGCCAAAGGCTGGGAATCATCGCAACCTAGTGGCATTGGCCCTGCTACACGGAGTTCCTGTAGTTGCCGCGCATAGGGCATTGACTGATTGTGACATCCTTGCGCGGCTACTCACACGCGTCAGCGAGCAAGGGGAGGATTTGCCTTCTATGCTCAAGCGTGCCCTGCGCCCCAAGGCGCTGGTTGAGGCCCTGACCACAAAGGAGGAAAAGGACATCACTTACCGCTATGGGTTTGACTACGATCCTAAGCAATACAAGACCCTTCGGGAGATGCCTGCAGAGGACATCGACGCTCTTCCTTTCAAGTGTAAAATTCTCAAGGACAAGGTCCCACAGCTAGGAGCTGTCTATGATCACTAAGTATGTAGCTGGGTTCATGTTTGACATGCGTAATAAGCTAGTGGCATTAGTGCAGAAGGATAGGCCCAATTGGCAGAAGGGTTTGTTCAACGCCATTGGTGGGCATGTCGAGGAGAATGAAGCACCCTTGGACGCCATGGTGCGGGAGTTCAAGGAGGAGACAGGGCTCGTTACAGCCCGAGAAGCTTGGAGACATTACGCCAAGCTGACTGGGAGTAATGACGGCGGGTGGGAAGTTGATTGGTTCTGGGCTCTATCGCTGGAGAAGACATTGAGAGAAGCCAGGGCGCCTGGGGTTGAGCCCATTTACGTGCTGGCCACTACTGCTGTGTCTGGTAGGTACATACCGACGGTGGCCAACCTGCCCTGGCTGTTGGAGATGGCACTAGTTAGCATCTCCGGCGTTGACCGCTGCGGCTTTCATCTGATCACAGAGCACATTCAAGTGGCCCTGCTGTGTGCTTCACCGATGAGAAAGAGTAGGGCTCGAAAGATAAGTAGCGCGCATGCTTGGCTGTTCCACTGGATGGGCGTTACCCTAGCAATAGAGTGCGCTCAGTGTACGTCCGTCAGTTTGAAGTCAAACACACGCTATGGACCGATAGCCAGACACGTAGGCTAGTGGCCTCTGTTCAAGAAGGTCTTGAGTTCACTCCAGAGCCTGAAATGCCAGCAGAGGCATTCTGCCTATGGGATAATGAGCCATCCTTGGCCTCTTCTCCTTGTCTTTTTGATGAGGGCTATACCTGATGACTAAAGATAAGCCTAAGAAGAAAATGGACAGGCAACTTGAGCGAACGAAGTCATTTGTGCAGGCACAGTCGCAAGGCTATACCTCTGACGAGATATGTAATGCCCTTGACTTAGAGGAATCCATCGCAGCGTTCGTAGATAGAGAGCCTGTGCGTACCAAGAATGCTGCTTTACAGATGTTGATCAATTACGCGAGACACCCTGTATGAGCTACACATCCCTAGATCATCAACTACCTTCCCACGAAGATGTTGTCGGGTCTAAGATGGAGGACAGTGTGGAGTTGTACCTTCAACGACAAGAGCTGATTCGACTAGCCAAAGAATCTGTGCGCACTTTTGTGGGTTCTTATGTGAGCAGTATCCCAAATGTACAAAACTTCAAAGTTGAAGACTGTCAAGTTGATCGAATTGACCCGACTAGGATCGAGTTATCGGTTACCGTACAGCCGACACCCGACTACGTAGAACTGTCATTCGTAATATCGGAGGATCCATGCAAGGTAGTTTAGCCGAGCAGGCTCCAAGCCCTGTTGTCATCACGCAAGCGCGAATGCTTGAATTTACGTTTGAAGGGATATACCCAGCCGAGCTCCTAACAAGAAGAGACTTCTTCAGTTCCCCGAAGTTGGATAAACTGAGCAAGTGGCTACTAAACCACGGCTGGAGCCTTCACCCGTTAGCGTTTGGGTACGCCAGCGGTTGGAGCTATGGCAACCAAACTCCTTTTACAACTACGCTTAGTCTACGAGAGGCAATACTGTCGAATGCGGCGCACCTGGTGGAGGAACACTTGTCCAGCATCGGGTACCACGTAGTTAGGAGTAGCTTGGGCCACGTTTGGCCCAATCATTCTCATGCTGCAATTGCTCCTGGGGAATATACCAAGAACAAAAGGAGGCCCAAGCGTGGCAAGCATTGGATGTCTTTGCGGGCGGCTGCCAGGCAAGCAGGGTTGTTCCCCCCGCACCACAAGTTTGTTACCAATGGCTGATTACACTGAAATGTCCAGGCAGTTGGTGTCTCACGAGGATGCTCAGGCGTTGGCTATTGAGGAGGAGATTGAGAGGTACCAAAGACCCAAATGGCCGTACTGGTCTGACTTGTCTGACTGGCCTAACCTTGACGTGGCTGGTGTGGGTATTGCAAAAGGCCAACTCTTCATTCCACATCACTACGTGGTGACTCGTATTCATGACGAGTTCATCCTAGAAATATGTAAGTACAGGCGCAATGGTTGAAGTAGCAGTTCCGGACTTCATTCGAGAAGCAGTGTCACAACTTGACAGTCCAAAGCAGGCGGCGCTGCTCCTGAAGATACTGAAGTCTCACAACAGGCTAGGTATATACATGACAGCAGAACGCCTGAGTGAGTTGGTCAAACAAATAAAGAATATTGATCACCGAGAAACTTCTCTAGCAGAACTGGGCATTTTGGAAGTGTCTGCAATCGACGTTGACTCCGCTGAGATACTTGATGGCACAGTTCACAAGAAGTGAACGCCGAAAGGCTCGTGCTCTAGAGAAGTTGTTTCTTAGGAGGCAACCCAGCGCCCCAAAGCAAAATACCTTCTTCGCTAGTATAGACTACGCCTCAGTAGAGGAGAGATGCCTGGCCACAGTCTGTCTCATGCATCGGGAGAAGAACGGAGTGATCGTGGTAGATGCGCTTACTACTGAGGAAATCTATGGCTTCAAAGAGAAGGGTGGACACCAAAGTAGACTTCGATGACGACAAGGCTAGGCAGAGGTACGCGTTGGCACGATACGAGACCCCAAAGGGATCTGTGCCTTTTGTGTTCCTGCCCCCTGATGGAAAGCAGTGGCATCCACAAGAGGTGAAATTCGCAGATGATGGCAGTTGGGTCTGCATTCTTTGGACACAACCAATTTACTGAGGCCTCAATGCCCAAAGTACAACTAGTTTTGCAGCACGATAACCCAGCCCTGGTCGAATCAGCTATTAGTGCCTCCGCAGATCTGTTTGCTGCACGCAAGGCACGCAAGGCACGCAGGTCCATGGATATTGCTGGTCTCCGAGAGAATGTGGTGGCAGCCCAGATGGAGAAGACCATATTGCGCGCGGTAGCGGAAGACGAGGACAACATCGTAGAGTACGGTGATGACTGACCAATATGTCCGTAACTAGCAAGAATCGCCACAGACGTGAGCGCAAGCGAGCTAAACAGCGGGCTGTCGATAAGCTAGCCCGATCTTTAGAATCCAGGATAGTTGCTGGGGCACCACCAAGTAGGTGGGAAATACTATCTAAAGCATCGGATGCCGCAGTAGCACGCATGAGGAGGGTTGACATACTTTCGGGGAACGCGGTAAAGTACAAGGACAAGCTCTATGTCTAAGTTCACCATCGGCATGGTAGTTCAGCATAAGCTGGGAATACAACCCAGGTATTCTCCTAAGGTTCAGCCTGTGTACATAGCCGCCATCTTAGAAGGATTTGCCCAAGGATTCTCTGTGCACGAGATGGAGTCAGCCTTGGACGTAGAGGGCTCATTTTGCTCCAAGGCTGGGGTGTCTCTGTTGAAAGGGGCTGACGCTGACTATGACCTTTACCCGTAAAGAGCGTAGGAAGGCTCGAGAGCTAGAACGCAGGGTAGCTTCAAGTACGCACGGCAAAGACACTCTCGTGTCCATTGTCGATATAGACCCTGTCTCTCGACCGCTCAAGTTACGCTTTACAACAAGCGACACCACAACCTACATAGACGCGGAGACCTACGAGCGCGTGGGAGGTAAGAAGCAGCCATGACGCGACCCAGCGCTGGGCAGCGTCGTAGAAAACGACGTAAGCGCAGGCAGCGACATCTCGCAAAGGTTGCCTGCCAGATGGAAGGTAGAATTAGCGGCACCATGGCTGGGCCCGTGGCAATGTACTGGGATCTATTCCCCCAGTTCATTTGATACTGAAAGTAAGGCACAGGACATGAGTTACTACCGAGTGATGCTTACCAACACTGGGGAGCTGCATTCGTGCATTGAGGTCCCCAAGGCTGAGTATACTGGCTCTCTCAGAGTTTACTTCTTAGAAGCATGTGACCAGACTATAGCGGTCCTCGTTGCTCAAGAACTCCATCGGGAGGAACAGAGGCAACGACAAAAGGCACGCAGGCACCGATACATCTCCGCTGGTAGGTGCCCAGACTGTGGTGGTAAGCCCAAGCGGCCACACAAGCATTGCCAGGAGTGCCTGGATAAGGTGGCTAGAGCCAAGGAGCGAAAGAGCGGCAAGCTCAAGACCTTGGCGCAACCCAAGTCTGTAGCGCTGGCAGTTACCCGCAGGAAGCGGGAAGATGAGGTCAGGCTGGCTCTCATTCAAACGTTATGGAAAGCGCTCTGTGATGACAAGGTTGACGTCTACGAATGGCTCAAGGCCAAACGTGAGTCATTGCTGAAAAGGACGAAGTGATTGACATGAATACTGTGGATGTAAAAGCACTAGTTCAACGCTTGGGTTACAACGCAGATGGGTTACTCTTCATCAAAGAGGAGGATTGGCGTAAAAGGCAGCACAAGTATGGGGCTGAAGTCGCCCCAGAAGACATTGAAACGGCTAGGATGCTCCACAAGGAGCTAGGCATCTTGCCAAATAGTCATGAGCTTATACGCGGCTGGGTAGATCGTGGCTTTGGGGTCACCATAGGTGTGGTGCGTGGCTATTACATCGTCAGTTTGGATGACTGCACAGATGAGCCCAAGTGGTGGAGGACCTTGGTGTTCACCTCTTTACATGATGCGAAAGCTGCCCTACTAGACGACAGCTATTCCATAGACAGCAATGTGGCTGCCCCTGCCCTTCCGCCGTATCGGGATATCCCTGTCAGTGTGGAGTCGAATATCGCTGAGCAATACAACAAGGATCAAGTCATTATCGTGACTTGGGACAAGAACCACAATACAACTCACGTTACTACCTTCGATAAAACTAAAGACGATTGCCTGCAGGCGGCCGAGGGAGGCAATCGAGTGAAGAAGGCCTTAGGCTGGCCAGATGAGCTTTGTCACGCTGTGCCGGAGGCGGACGTTGTCTCGAAAAAGCCGGCGTGAGCGTAGACAAGCGAACAAAATAGCCTGCAGCGTAGAACGCACTCTTTTGCGCAAAGCAGAACATGAGAGCATGGAGCTATTTATGGATCCTGTTGAACGCGAGTATGGGGCTGCGCTAGCGAGGACGATGAGAATCTTTCAATTGCAGCCAGTCACCGTGAAGACTTACAGACTTGCGGAGTTTCTTCGAGATGTCTCTAAAAAGCAGGCGTAAGCGTAAGCGTAAGCACATGGCCAAGATCGAGAAGGCAATTGAGCGTTACCTCAATCGGTTCGACCTCAATTCCCCGATCACTCTGGAGAATAGCCCGGACACGGTGGACGATATGTTTCTGGTTGGAAGAATCAACAGGCACCTGTTGGCCAGGGCCCTTTGTATTCTGACCAGTGGGACTTACGAGCAGGAATTCATGCAGATGTCTGACATGCGACAAGCTGAAGTACTTGCTGTGGCAAAGCGTAGTTACCTGCAGCAAAAAGCCGGGCATTGACTTTGAATTTTGCAACGATCTTACTTAGCAATGACGTGTCTCAAAACAAGCAACATGGAGAAGCAGATGTTATCTAAATTAGTAACGTTTTTCGCGCTATTGGTGGTTTCATGTACGGCAGTACAATCAGGAACCGAGGACTCATCATCAGAGCAAAGTGGTCTTGGCGAGGTCAGAGCAAGCATACAAATTGCATCTGGAGTCGACATCACTCAAATCGCATACACGTTATCTTGCACGCCGATACCCGTCCCTAGCCAAGTGGCTACAGGAGTTTGGCAGGTCAACTCAGACATCAACGGCAGGGCAAAAGTGAATGGATCCATTGGAGGGCTCGACCCAAATGACACCTGCACCTTGGTGCTTTTGGCACAAGATTCCTGGGGGCTAGCTCATGGAAACATCCAGAACTGCAGAGGTGAAGCCGATGGTCTGCCAGTCAGTGGCGGCGCAGTTCAAATGAATCTAACGTGTACCGACAACAGCGTTGCCGGGCCCAACTCAGGAAACCTTACAGCTGACATCACTGTATCGCAAGGAGCTCCTTACCAGTGCAGCGGCATTGCTTGGTACTCGAGTGTGGAAGCCTATTCTCCCGTGCAGTATGTTGGAGACACCTTTGCTCTGAACATGGGAGTTACTGCCCCGACTTCTCCGCAAACTGTCACATGGACTAGCAGCAATGGTGGTGCTTACTGGTACCAAGGCAGCCTTTATGCGAACGTCTTCACCCTGACAGGCAACCAGGCGACAGACCCAGCCACAGCTGGAAATCCAGCGCAGATAATGCTTTGCTATACCAGCGGCCAATTCACCATTACCTTGACTGTCCAAGACCTGACTCAAGGCCTTCTCATCAATGGGCAGCCTGGGCTTTGCCCGGCCTACTCGAATACGTTCCCAATCACCTGCTACTAGCAACCGTCCAGTACCCAGCCGCGCTTCATGTCACCCATGGGGCGCGCCTGGGCCTGCTATTCGAGGACAAGTGATGCTCGACTACACCCCGCCAGAGTTCCAACTTATCTCTCATGAAGATGTAATTGCCATGGATCTAGAGCAGACTTTTGCCTACGCGGAAACGCGCAAGCTTGTCGCAGAGTTCGTCAAAGAGATGATAGGAGCCAGGCTTAGTGACTCCTTTCGAGTATTCCCTGTCGAGCAAATCTCTGAAGAAGAATTGGGTATCGATCTCTACAAGAAACTAGGTATTACCAAATGAAGGTACTGAACACGAATGGGCAGCAGGTGCCAATCGATGACTTAGTGGGTGCCAAGATGGAGGCAACCATCAAGCGGTACCTTAGGAAGTACGATTCAAGTCGCCCTCCCTCAATCGAGAACAGCCCCGATACCGCAGAAGAAATGTTTCTCATTGGGCGCTTCAATATGCGGTTCCTTGCCATGGAGCTGGGTATATTCACCAGAGACGAGGATAAGGAGAACTTCATGCAGATGTCCAACTCTGAGCAGGCAGAGGCCCTGATTGCAGCAAAGCGGCGCTGGGAAAGAGACCATGGCCAGATTTAGCCGCAAGCAGCGTAGGGAAGCCCGCAAGCTTGAACAAGTCCTGGCCAGAACTCTCAATCAGCCTAAGGCTATGGGAGTGAACTTCAAGACCGTCACCCAGGTGGAGGTACTGCCGGGCTTAGTCCGTATCGAAGGCACTGA